CGAGCCAGTTTGGATTTATCAAAACAGCAGTAATAGCGGAGATTATCTTCTCGGAAACAATGTTGTCCTAAATAACTGCACCAGTAATAGCGTCCAAAATACCAGCGTACAGTCCTTCGGCCCCGCTAGTCTTGATAGTTGCTATTTTTCTACTGATATTTCAGATAGTGGCCCAGTAGCAGCATCCGCAGGATTAGAAACATTAGTTTCCGTAGGTGCAGGACAGCATGTGGATCAAAAGATTACTTATGTATCTGGTTTGATCAAGCCCATCTTTACTGAGACAGTTAGAGTTCGTTATCTTTGGTGGGATGAGTTGGTTGCTAAACTTCGTACCGCTACCGCAGCACAAGCTCAACCTTCTGGTTTCCCAGGCGACAAGAAAAAGAATATCGACTTGAAGGGAACTCCAAGAATTGGTTCTTCTGTCCATCGAACTACTGAACCAGTACGTCAGGTATTTGATAGGGTTTAATTATTTATCAACCCTAGAATGCGAAACGGAATGAGGGCAACTTCATTCCGTTTTTTATTTAGGATGCCCCTTGACAAGCCTATCGTATAAATTACCTTGTCAACCAGAAAGGGAAATTCACATGCTTTTCTTTTGGATTCTCATTACGATTGCGAACGGCTATTATGCGATAACTCTATGGCCCAGTATTAGCGGAGTTATTAGTCTTGGCTGCGCCCTATACGGACTGTGGGCAATCTCTAAGCGTTTGACAGCCCGACCTCCCACGCAAGAATAGTGGGCATATTGATATATTTACTTGTGAACCCAGAGAGGGTTCTAGTTACTAACTTCACGGAGAGTGAAAATGAAAAATCATAAATTTGCTATTGTTGTAGGTAATTTTCAACCATTTTATTCAACTCAATATCAGCTCGTACAAGAGGCTATCAATCAGGCCGAAACAGTTATTATCGTAGTGGGTAGTTATAAAAGATCCCCTTCCCCCAAGAAACCTTGGTCTGGTGAAGAGCGTGAGGCGATGATCCGTGCAGCATTGACGCCCGAAGAAAATACTTGTATCAAGTTTGTTTTTGTGCGAGATTATCTTTATAAGAACCATTTGTGGTTAGCAGATGTATCGAGCAAAGTCAGCGAACTTACTGACGATTCGGAGTCCATTATTATAGTGGGGCACGAACATTCGGAATATATGAAAGCCTTCCCACAATGGGAAAAGTTTGTGCTTCCAAACATCAAAACTATGCCGGAGGCCGCTGAAATTCGTTATTTGTATTTCACCCATGATATCCGTTATAAGACATTCGTTCCTGCCAAGACCGTTGAATATTTAGAGGAATTCAAGAAAACCCCTAAATTCAAGGCGATCAAATCTTATTTTGATGCACTTAGAGAAACTAAGCGAGCTTGGGAGGGCGCTCCCTTCGAGCCTATTTTTCACACCGTTGATGCAGTCGTTATAAAGTCGGGACATGTACTTTGTGTCCGTAGAGGTAAAGCTTATGGTGGTGGGCTGATTGCTCTTCCTGGTGGTTTTCTTGAAGCTAAGGAGCGTATTCGCACCGGGGTGATCAGAGAACTAAAAGAAGAGACGGCTATTGCACTAAGTAAAGATGAACTTGATAAACATATCAAAGATGAACATACTTTTGATTTAGTGGAAAGATCGGAACGTGGAAGAACTATTACTACCGCTTTTCTTCTAGACTTAGGAATGGGTGCTTTGCCAAAAGTCAAGGGTTCGGATGATGCTGATAAGGCGTGGTGGATGCCAATAGATGAATTCTATAATAGGGAAGAGGAATTCTTTGAGGATCATTACCATATAGCAGATTTTTTTGTTGGATCACCTTTTACAAAATAAACTCTTCTCGGAGAGAGAAGATGAATAACATACGGAGAGTATAATGAAATTTAGTAATGATAATTTAGTTCTAAAAACTGACAGTTATAAGTTTTCACACCCCTTTATCTTTGAGAAAGGGCTGACGTATATGCACAATTACCTGGAAAGTCGTGGTGGAGATTATCCAGCTACGGTATTTTTTGGATTGCAGTATATCCTCAAAAAGCATTTCAGTAAGCCCATCGCAGTTAGCGATGTGGAAGAGGCGGCACAATTTTGTAAATTGCATGGTGTCCCTTTTGCCAAAGACCAATGGATGTATATTGCCACTACCTTGAAGGGTAAGTTGCCCCTCAGGATTAGGGCAGTGCCAGAAGGCACGCTTGTGCCCACACATAATGTGATGATGACTATTGAAAGTACCGATCCCAAAGTGGCTTGGCTACCCGGTCATTTTGAGACTTTATTGATGCAAATCTGGTATCCAATTACCGTAGCTACTCGCTCTTATTATGTGCGACAGTTGATTTTGGAGAGTTTACAGAAGACGGCCGATGCCCCAGAATTAGAAATAGATTTCAAGCATCACTCTTTTGGTTATCGCGGTGTTAGCAGCTGTGAAAGTGCCGGTATAGGTGGGGCTGCCGAACTTCTGTTTTCTAAGGGAACGGATACGGTAGCTGGTATTCTGTGTGCGATGGAGTATTACAACTCTGATGTATGTGGATTTTCTATTCCCGCCTCAGAACATTCCACTATTATCTCTTATGGTAAAGATCGTGAAGAGGATGCTTTTCGACATATGCTACAAGAGTTTGGTAAGCCGGGAGCTATCTTTGCTTGCGTCTCAGACAGTAATGATATTTATAATGCTTGCGGACATTTATGGGGAGAAAACCTTCGAGAAGAGGTAATCAAATCAGGAGCCACTGTGGTTATTCGCCCAGATAGCGGTGACCCGGTGGAAGTGGTTTCTAAATGCCTACACATTCTCGACGAAAAGTTTGGCTCGTTTCCTAATACTAAAAAGTATAAGGTGTTGAACAATGTTCGTCTAATTCAGGGAGATGGTATCAATATCAACTCTATCAAACAGATTTTAGATCGTATCAATTCAAAAGGATTTTCTACGACTAATTTAGCTTTTGGTCAAGGGGGCGGAAGTTTACAAAAAGTTGATAGAGATACTTTCAAGATGGCGATAAAGTGTTCGCAGGTAATTGTGGATGGTGAAACACGAGATGTCTCAAAAGATCCGATCACTGATCATGGTAAAAAGAGTAAGTCTGGCAGACTAGATCTTCTTCTCAAATATGGAAGCGGCTATCTTACCGTGAAATTGGCAGATGGGCAGAGCGCTCAATCTGATTCGGAAATGAGAACCTTCTATGAAGATGGTCTTGTTTTGGTGGATGAGACTTTTGACACTATTCGCGCCAGAGCTAATTTATAGGGAGATTAGTATCAAATGAAAATTATCAAACAAGCAGATACTTCTCTTTGGTCTTGTAGATTTACCTGTGATGAATGCGATTCCGAATTAGAAGCTGCGGCAGCTGATGTCAGATACAAATATTATCCGGGGGATTGCAGAGATCCCTCATATGAAAACTATGATGTAGAGTGCCCCATCTGCCATAAGATAAAAAATCTGACAGCGAAAAATATTCCCAAGGCAGTAAGACTACAAGCTAAGAATAAGTCATCCAAAGGCACAACTCCTGGGTCGTCTGTGCAATGGGAAAATACAGTAGGGGCACCTTGGCAAGATGATGACAAAGGAATGTCCTAAATCAAATGATCCACGTTATTGGCCCTGGTCATAAAACTCCCGAAGGGGCAGTGGAAATCAATACTACTTCTAGATCTAATACTTGGGGCAGAGGGCTGAGCCCCTTCTTTTGTGGCCCGGTAGATTTATATGGCACATATCGTTCTAAGAATGTAGAAAACGCTTGGCAATTTTCCAAAGTGTATGAATACTATTTGGAGGAGGATGGCTCGGTAGGAGAACGATATTTCAAGTGGGCGCAGGATGGCTGGAATGATATCAAAGCTCATCGTTATCCGATGGGGAAAGGTGTTTTTCCTAAGTTTTCTTATTGGGATGGTCAACAATTATCTTATATAGAGGCACGCAAGAAAATCTATATTCCTTTGTATTCCGAGGCGGTCAAAAAAACTTCTGCCTTTGAGAAATTGAAAAAGATGCACGAAGAGGAGCAAGACCTTTACTTATGGGATTTCGATGGCTATAATCATAAGATGTGCAATTTATCTTATGAGGAAGTCATCAACGCTCCCGATAGAAAAATGGGCCACGCTTTTGTGATTGCTATGTTGTTGGAGGGATATTTGCCATGACCCTAATGTCAATCGAAGATGAGATTGCTCACCTCATTACCTTCCTATCCCACCCAGCTGGTTTTGATGTAGGGGTAAGCGGCACTCTGCAAATTCGTCCAATGGATGAGGGTAGCCCTCCCACTAACTGGGCGGTGGATTGGGAAGAAGAGGATGAGAATGTTCTTTTTGAGTATGAAAGATGTTTCTCTTCTTTGTCGGAGGCGGCTCAGTTTTTTGTAGAGAAAAGACGCTATATGTGCAATGGAATGGATTTTGAGAAGATTTACCTCACGGATGTCGGAGAAATAACAATAGCAGTGGAGATTATAACTGATGAGTAATATTTCTTATTTGACCACCAAAAAATGGATCAAATCGTATGACTTGCCACTTTTATTTCAGAAAATCAATCAGAAGAGATTTGGCGGAAAGTTATCTATTTCCACCCAAAATAATTGGTGGATAGTAGAATACCCAGGAAATTGGGATGGATTAGATTTCAATCACGTTTCTCCCAGAAAATTAGGTGTCAAACATCCTCATGGAATGTGGATGGATTATGTGGGAGTAGTGTTCCGAAACGAATTAGGTAAAATGACGAATGCCATTCTTAGCGATGAGGGCGTGGAAGAAACTTGGAAGCCCAATCCTCGCAAATATCCCTCTTATGAGGCGTGGATTCAGAAACTTCATAGCAGTCTGAAAAATAAAAATCCCGATTTATATAAACAAGTAATTCAACTAGAATTATCATATGTTCCCGCAGGAATGGAGAAATACTGAAATGACTAATACACTTTTAGGTGGGGCGATAGGCGATGCCCTTGGTGTTCCTTTCGAGTCCAAACCTGCCAGCAACCCACTGCTATTAGCTTGGGATCAGGAAAGCTTTTTAGGCAGCGAGCATCACAAATTATTGCCAGGGCAGTATAGCGATGATACGATGATGAGCTTGGCAGTAGCGGGTTCATTGATCGACAACAATGGCTTTGACCCAGTAGATTTGGCCAAACGCTATGTGGAATTATTTACTTCCAATACTATTCGTGGTTATGGCACCACTACCTTCTTGGCCATTGCTAACCTCATTCAAGGTAAGCATTATTCCGAGTCGGGAATGGCTGGATCATGGGGCAACGGCACTGCGATGAGGGCCGCTCCTTTCGGCATCTATCTCCGTCATGATCTCAAAACTCTGATAGAGGCTTGTCGTGTGGATGCTCAAATCACTCACGCTTCTGACGAGGCCATTGCGGGATCTATTGCTATCGCCTTAGCGGCAGCCTATGCTACTAACGGTGATACCGATAATCTGATAGAAAAAATAGTGCCTCATTTGCCCGATAGTAAAGTCAAGACTACACTTCATAGTCTGGATGCTTTGTTGGGAAATCCCAAGATTTCCTCCGAAATGGCTTTACGAGCTCTCGGCACCAAAGCCGATGTTAGAGAGACTGTTCCGGCGACTTTATATTGTTTCCTGCGATTTGATAACTACCGAGAAGCAGTGTTGGCCGCTATCAAAGCAGGTGGTGACACTGATACCACCGCCAGCATTGTTGGGGCTCTATTTGGTGCTAAAAGCGGTGTGCAAAACATACTTCCATATTGGGTTAGCCAAGTGGAAGATAGTAGTAAGCTAATGACTTTGGATAGCCAACTTTACAATAGGTCGAATGGTAGTTTTTTGATGAGGTCATCATGAAAAAGAATAAAGACAAAGAGACAACGATCAAGATTATTTTCGCAAATGAAGAGGCGGCTCATCATTTTGCCGTGTGGTTATGTGAAGCTGGCGAACAGGATTATTGGCAATGGATGGAATATCGTGAAAGGGAAGAAAAGGGCGATATTACTGCCGTTAGTTTTCACTATCACGGGCCAGAAGATGAAAGCAAAGAAGAGGATGATCCTGCCCGCTATGGTGAGTTTATGTGCGACAATACCATTAGAACGACTTTGGGTCGATTAGATCATGATAAAGAAGAGGACGATGAGCAACAGGACTGAACGCGAACAGCTAATTGATTGGCTCAATCTTTATAGTGTTAGAGTGGGCGAAGAATTCACTCTCTCTTCTGAGCAGACATCCAATGTCTATGTGGATGTCAAAAAGACTGCTATGAGCAGAATGTCCTGTAAGCTTTTAGCTAAACTTCTCTGTGAGAAGATGGTGCAAGAGTTTGGGATGGTGGAAGCGGTAGCGGGAGTGGTATTAGGTGGATGTCATTTAGTCTCTATCGTAGCTATGGAGCATCCTCTTGGTATCAATGTGGTTTATGTTCGAGACAAAGCCAAAGAACACGGGACCAAAAGCTTGATTGAGGGAGCGCAGCACACCTGGCTGCAACACGTGGTTATATTAGAAGATGTCCTAACCACTGGACAATCTGCTTTCAAGGCAGCTGAAACTTTACGAAAAGCCCAGTTTGATGTCAAAGGCGTTTTGGCAGTAGTAGATCGTCGTGCCAATAAAGACCCTTGGTTGGGCAACCAATACAAAGTTGTCTCTCTGGTCAATTTTGGGGAATTGACTATCTAAGAAGGAAAAAATGCCTGACAAAAAATGGACGAAATTTCCGCCCAAGAAACCAGAAGTTCTTACTTTCAAGGCTCAGCCCAAAAGGGATTGGTCTGACTATCAAAAAGAAATTTTCAGAGACATTTCTAAGGGAACTGGGCACACGGTGGTCATTGCCAGGGCAGGTTCCGCCAAAACTTCTTCCTTGGTAGAGGGCTCCAAATATATTCCCAAGGGCAAGAAGTCTTTGTTTTGTGCCTTCAATAAGCACATTCAAGAAGAACTCAAACTTCGTTTGGGTAGCTACATAGAATGTCTGACTTTACATTCCCTGGGGTTTCGAGGCATCAAACAAAGATTTGGTAATGTGGAATTAGATAACGACAAATGTTGGAATATTGTTGAAGAAATAGTGGGCAACAATTTCGATTTGATAGATAATATCTGCCAGACGGTCGACTTTTGCAAATCCAATTTGGTAGATACCCCGTCTCAAATAGAGGAGTTGATCTGTCAATATGATATTGATTTGTGTGAAACTCCACCAGAGACTTTTATCAAACATGTCTGCCAAGCGCTTAGACTTTGCAAAGAAAAAACCAACATTATTGACTTCAATGATATGATATGGTTCCCCTTCGTATATCGTATCAATGTTGGTAAATACGACTATGTCTTTATCGATGAGGCTCAGGATTTATCCAAGGCACAAATAGAATTGGCTCTTTCAGCTTCCAAAATTGATGGTAGAATAATTGCTGTTTTGGATCCTCGCCAAGCTATTTACTCCTGGCGAGGAGCTGATACTAAGGTGTTAGAGAACTTCAAGAGTAGGTTTAGTCCGAAAGAATTGGCCTTACCTATTTGCTATCGATGTCCTAAGAGTGTGGTGGCCTTGGCACAAACTATCGTGCCCGATATTATGCCGTATGAAAAATCGCTCGAAGGTGAAATCATCGAGATTGATATTGAAAACTTGCAAAAGTATGCCAAACCAGGCTCCTATGTGTTGAGCCGCACCAATGCACCCCTGATCAAACATTGTATGCGTTTTCTCAAAAATAGTATTCCTGCCAATATTTTAGGTAGAGATATTGGTAATGGTCTTTTATATTTGATTAAGAAGTCCGAGAAAAAGAAAGTTAGCGATTTGCTAAAATGGGTGGTGGAATGGGAAAAACAAGAGAAAGAAAATCTCTTGATCAAATACCCCAAAGCTAATACGGATTTTATTGCAGATAAAGCAGAGTGCATCAATATGTTGTGCGAAGATGCCGTCTCTTTGGAAGAGGTAAAAGAGAATATTGCTAATTTATTCAAGGATAATGATGAAAAAAGCATTGTCCTATTTTCAAGTATCCACAAAATCAAAGGGAAAGAAGCAGATATCGTTTTTGTGTTAGCGGATACTCTTCGTGCCTCTAATGAAGAAGAGCTCAATATAAAATATGTCGCTTTCACTCGTGCCAAATCGAAACTATATTTGGCTAGAAAAGCAATCAAGACATTCTAAATAGTATCGTCATAATCCAGCATTCTTTGTATGGTTCTCTACAAAATGTTGGCCAGGGATGTCAATTCCAACCCCACACAATATCGCACTTGGATAGTCGCCAATTTCCCAGATTTTGGTGCTCAATACTATTATGGTAGCAAGTCGGGCAATAATACCCTAACAGATATCTCTGCTTATGCGATCAACGATCCAAGTGTTATTGCTGATTTCAATCTTCCTTTACCAGCTAGTTGGTCGCCGTTCCCATCAGAAATAGTGCGGGACTATCCAATTTATAAAGTTCTGCCGGCCGATGTTGAGGATGCACAGCTAGCCGTTATTGACGGATATGTGTATATGTTTGGTGGCAAGATTACGAATGCCATTTATATGGCCAGTGTCGATAACCCAGCCGACTGGACAGAGACTGGGGCTACTCTCCCTACCCCGCTTTATGGTGCCTCCTTAGCTATTATCAACAACACTATTTATCTATTTGGTGGTAATAGCGGGACGGAAACGGTCAATACCATTTTCTCTGCCCCTGTTAGCAATCCATTGAACTGGACTAATACTGGCAGCACTTTACCTGGCCCCCTGCAATATTCTAATTTGGGAATGTATAATACCCACCTAAATCTTTTTGGTGGTCAAGATGGCTATAACGCCTCCAATGTTATCTACCAAGCCTCCACTACTAATCCCTTGGCGTGGAGTAATTCTGGGTTCCAAATACCTGTGCCTATTTATGGGTCGGTCTTTGCGCAGATCGATGGCCACTGGATGATATTTGGCGGACAAATATCTCCCGAAGTGTCTACCAGTGCTATTTGGTCAGCTTCTATCAATGACCCCACTGTATGGGCATTGGATGGCTATTTGCCATATCCTACCTCTTTCGGCAAGTTCGTGACGGTTGGTGCTAGTGGATACATTATTGGGCCGATGGTGGGTGCAGCCCCCACCGGATTTACTCCTATTATCCAGTGCGATCTAGCTGCTCCCAGTGTTTTTCAAGATACTATGCAAACGGTGCGTGGGGTATTGTCTCACTCACAGATAGCTATCATTTATGATCGCATATGGCTATTTGGTGGTAGTGGCGAATCGGCTATTTTCGCTTGCAATCAACAGCTGAAATATAATTTTTACGATGCCACGGTGATGGCCTATGGCACTATTACGCGCGTATTACTTCCAGCCAATAACAATATAAACAATCCATATGAAGCACTTTGCTTCCCCTACTGGCAAAGTGATTTTTCTTTGAGCCCACCACCTACACCACCGCCAGTTCCACCGCCTCCTGGCATGTAATTTATACAATATTTGTGGGGCTTGACTTTGAGCTGGCAATGATTAGTGTATAATCACGGAGACAGTCATAATGAATGAAGATCCCATAGTCGTATATATTGTTGTCAGGGAAACTCTCGGCATGAGTGTTGGTAAATCTTGTGCTCAGGTTGGACACGCCTGCCAGACATTGATGATGCAATATTTTGATCTCAAAGAAGAATCTAGAAAATTGCATAAACTAATGGCAGACTATCGCATTACGCCAGGTCCAACGTCAGTTGATAAAAGTAGATATACTGAGTTATCTCGTAAAATATCTATTATGGGTGAATGGCTAAATTCTTCTATTAGAAAAATTGTTTTGAAAGCTGATGATAAAGAGTGGGCTAAAATAAAATCAGAATTTCCCGATTGTGTTCTGATAATTGATGCTGGGCTTACGGAAATTCCATCAGGATCAGAAACTGTAATTTGTTTGTGGCCACAATATCGTAGTAAAATTTCTAAAACTATCAAAAGACTTCAAGTTTTATAAACAATGAGCGCTGACAAAAGGCTGCGAAGAAAGAAACGCCAAAAACAAAGAAGTAAAAGCTATAAACTTAGAAAGAAACTAATCAAAGATTTATATTTGGCACCTTGCTATTACTGCAAGAAAGCTTTTTTAGTTGATGATTTGACACTAGAACACATAATTCCACTATGTCTAGGTGGAACCAATGACATTAGTAATATCACATTAGCTTGTCGTCCATGCAATCATTCTCGTGGCAGGGATGCTTGGTTTGACAGACGAAAACTCAATAAAGAATATTATGCACAACATTACCCCCAGTATCGAAATGAAAATCGATCGTGTTCTCTACAAAACGGAGGAGCATCCTCTGTGTATTGTCAAGGAGAAGGTATTTAGTTATTTCGATGATTTGACTAAAATTGAAATAGATAATCCTTATGTTCCCATTGAATACAACTTCGATAGACTACGTGTTCCTAAGGATCATCCTTCCCGAAGCCCGTCCGATACCTATTACAAGAATGAAGAGATTTGCCTTCGCACTCATATGACTTGCTATCTGTATCCATTGGGAAAATCTGCTACTGGCAACAGTGTCCTCAAATACATTACTTGTGGTGATGTCTATCGCAAAGATGCTATCGATTCCACACATTACCCAGTCTTCCACCAAATGGATGCTTTCCATATTGTGGATGATGGAGTGGATGTCAAGCAACACCTTCGAGAAAAACTGAGTGGATTGGTCAAACACCTATTTGGCGACAAAATCCAATATCAATTTTTAGAAGGCTCAGAACACGAAGAGGTATATTTCCCCTTCACAGTGGATTCTCTGGAAATTAGCATTACTTTGACCGATGAAAACGGCAAAGATCGTCAATTAGAAATCTTGGGAGCTGGCACTGTTCACCCCGATATTATGAATGATTTGGGCTTAGGACATAAAAAAGCCTGGGCCTTCGGTTTAGGATTAGAACGATTGGCTATGGTCATGTTCGATATCCCCGATATTAGACTGTTTTGGTCGACCGATAGGCGTTTTCTCAGTCAATTTACTCCGGGCCAGATTACTAAGTTCCAACCTTACTCTAAATATGAGGCTTGCTATAAGGATGTTTCCTTCTTTGTTAGTGAGAAGTTTTCATACAATGATTTATGTTCTATCGCTCGTGATGTGGATACCAAAAACTTGATCGAGTCCGTCACCCTGATCGACGAGTTTCAGCTGAAAGGACACACCTCGCAGTGTTATAGGGTAATGTATCGTTCTATGGAAGGAACGCTGCGTAATGTGGAAGTCAATAAAATTCAGAAGTCTATTATAGAGAGATTAGTCTCAGAATTAGGAGTAATAATAAGATGAGTGTTGATTATTATACTTGTAGTCATTGTAGGTGTAATTTTCCAGATGTTAGTCGTGATGCCACTTGGTGTGATTGTGGGGGATGTTTTTGTTCTCCGATTTGTGCTAATCAAGAAGACGAAGGTGGAAACGATGGAGCAACTTGTTGCATATGTCGTCTTGAAGTGATAAAAGATGAAGATTTATTGAATTTTCTTCTGGGTCATTTCAAGATAATGCGAGAGCAAGCCATAGAATTATATAGGATCCATTATGGAGAATAAAGAAACCTTTCAAGCTCGCATTGCCCCTTTCTTTGCGCCTTCTCAACAGCTGGACGTCAAGCTAGCTTATTGCTTGGCTAAGTTTGGGCATCGAGCCCAAACCAGAAAAGAACTGACGGAAGATGGGAAGCCCACCCGTTATTTCGAGCATTGTCGCAGAGTAGCTATTATATTGATGGACGAAATGGGAATTATCGATCGTGATATGATTATTACGGCCATTTTGCATGACTCGATAGAAGACACCCACGATCTAACCCCTGAATTATTGGAACATTGTTTTGGCCAGGATGTGCCTTATATGATCAAGACACTGAGCAAAGTCCCCAAAGAAGGCTATATTGAGCGTTTATCTAGTTGCCACGATTGGAAAATCCTGGCCATCAAGGCCTGTGATCGATTAGATAATTTACGATCTCTGATGATCCCTGGCACTACTTTGGAATTTCAGAAAAAGCAAATACAAGAAACCAAAGAAAAGTATTTTCCGATCTTCGATAAGATGGTAACACTCGCCCCCATCAACTTTTTTCCTAAAATACCTTTGGTGAAAGACGAAATCAAAAGATTAGTGGAGCGATATAGTACAATCATAGAGCTGCAAGAAAAACCATAAGCCATTTTAGGAGATCATATGACATGTGTAATAGGGCTCGTAGACAAAGGCGATGTATACATTGGTGGAGATAGTGCGGGGGTAGCTGGATCATCCCTTTCTATTAGGGCTGATGAGAAAGTGTTTGGCAACGGGCCATTTTTGATGGGTTTCACGCAATCATTTCGTATGGGCCAACTACTTAGATACAAATTTGCCCCTCCTGCACAAACCGTGCATCAAAACGATATGGAATATATGGTTACCAGCTTCGTGGATGCAGTTCGACAATGTTTTTCTATCAATGGTTTTGGTGATAAAGATGCTACCTTGGGTGGTAATTTTTTAGTAGGATACAAGGGAAATCTGTATAATGTAGAGCGGGATTATCAGGTGGGTAAGCTTCACGCCACTTTTGACGCACTGGGGTGTGGAGCTGATCTGGCCCTAGGTGCTATGTTTGCTACGGAGAAAATGAAGCCAGAAGATAGGCTCAATATAGCTCTCTCCGCAGCTGCCACTTTCTCAGCTGGGGTTGCACCACCTTTCGTTATCCTTAGACTAGCTGGTGAAATCAAGAAGAAGCCGGCCAAAAGAAGGTAAAATAATAAATTTTCGGTTCAGCTTGACTTACTAATTTCAACATCTACAATGGGGCGGTTCCGGCAAGAGGGGGTGTGCTATTGGGCGTAGGACTTATTGATGATAAAATGGTTATAGAAATAATAGAAGTAATTAGTGTTGGATCCGGAGTATTGACAATTTTTAGTACTGTGCGCGCTTTTTTTGATAAACGACGAAAAGCCGACACTAAGCAATTTAATAAATTACGGCATTCTTGACAAGCTGCACCGCAGCCTTACGATGTAGAGGTGCTGGTGGGAGTGGTGCGTCTTCCCTCAAATCTTTACCTCGATCGCATTTACCCAAGTCAAAAAAGGTGATAGAATGTCGAAAGTTCGTATTCAAGAGTTAGCGGATAAGATTACGCAGGCTCGTAATGATTACTATAATGGTGAGACAAAGATAAAAGACAGCGTCTTTGATGCTTGGTCAGATGAGCTGCGCACTTTGGATGCTAATCATCCTGCTTTGACAGCTGTGGGAGCCCCTGTGGGGCCTTCTGAATGGCAGAAAGCTAAGCACCAGATCCCAATGGGCTCTCTCAACAAAGTCAATACCCCTACTGAGATGGCTGATTGGGCCAAGGATAAGAATTGTCAGTCCTGGTTCGTCACTCAAAAGTTGGATGGTATCTCTATCGAAGTAGTGTATGAGCATGGTAAGCTAGTGCAGGCTATTACCCGAGGTGATGGTATCACTGGTGAGGATATTACTGTCAATGTGACTCGTATGGGTGGGGTCAATAATGACCTCAATACTGATTTCAATGGTTCTCTTCGTGGTGAAATCATTATGCAGAAATCGGTCTGGAAGCAGGATTTCCCTGAAAAGGCTAATCCGCGCAATGCTGCTTCGGGTGTTTCCAAGCGTTTGGATGGAGTGGGGGTTGATAAACTCAATATTCTTTTCTATCAAGTATTGGGCGATCTGGATTTTTCCTCAGAAGAGGATCAGTTCGAGTGGATGAAAGACAACAATATTAGCGTTCCCTCTTATTGGACTTTCAAGAATATCGATGATGTCAATACACACTGGCGCACTTATCAAGACACTGAGCGCGATTTGCTCAACTATGATATCGATGGTTTGGTAGTTCGCATCAATGACTTTGATAAGCAGATGGCTTTGGGTGATAAAGACCTCCGACCTCTGGGAGCTATGGCTTTCAAGTTTGATAATGAAACTCGTGAGAGTGTAATTCGAGATATCATTTGGCAAGTGGGCAATAGTGGTCGATTGACCCCTGTGGCAGTAGTGGATCCAGTAGTGTTAGTAGGTGCTACTGTTACTCGTGCCAGCTTGTATAACATTGGTTATATCGAAGAGTTGGGATTGGATATCGGTGCTAAGGTGCTGGTAGCCCGTGCTAATGACGTCATCCCCCGTATTGAGGAGTTAGTCAAAGGCACTGGAACCATTGCTGAGCCACCTACGGATTGCCCTGATTGTGGTGATCAAGTAGTATTTCAGGGTGAGAACCTTGTTTGCCTCAATACTAACAAGTGTATTTCCCAAGTGATTGGTCACATCAAAAATTGGATCAAAGAAATCAATATCTTAGAATGGGGAGACACTCTGATAGAGAAGCTGGTGCAAACTGGTAAGGTCATGACGGTGGCTGATCTTTATACTCTGACAGTAGATCAGCTGGCCGATATCGATCGTATGGGTAAGAAGTCAGCGCAGAAGTGCTATGACAACCTGTGGGCAGCCAAAGAAGTTCCTCTGGAAGTGCTTCTGGGCGGTTTATCAATACCTACCATAGGACAATCAACAATAAAAGCAATAATGAAAGATGGCTGCAACACATTAGAAAAGTTTGGGCAGTTAGGAGCCGCACAATTCGAGCAAGTATCTGGGGTGGGGCCGGTGAAAGCGCAATTTTTAGCTGATGGCCTCAAAAATAATCAGCAACTTATTCTCGACTTACTTGTCAATGGTGTCAAGATCAAAGAAATTATCAATGGTAAATTGAGTGGTAAAAGTTTTGCAGTAACGGGAACGCTTTCAATCAAGCGTGCAGAAATTGAAAAAATGATTACAGAGAATGGTGGAGAGGTAAAAAACAGCGTTGGTAAAAATCTTAGTTATCTGATAATTGCCGATCCACAATCTACCAGTAGTAAAGCACAGGCCGCCCGTAAAATGGGAACGGCCCTTATCAATGAAACGCAATTTTTAGATTTGATTGCATAAAGCTATTCATAATTGAGTAATTATATATGATCTCTAAAAGAAAACGATATGTATGGATAACCGACCCGCATATCAAGATATTTGGGCGTTATAAGTTACTCAATACTATTCTGGATCAACACCCTCATGGAGTATTTTTGACGGGTGATATTTCCGAAGGGCCTACTTTCCTCTCCGATTTAGAGTTTTTGGGCAAACGCATTGGGCGCCCCCTCTATTTTGTGCATGGCAATCACGAATTATGGTTCTCTTCTTTCGAGAAAGTTCATGCCGGCATTCGTCAGTTATGTGTTCAATATAAAAATCTAATTTGGATGACCGATGCAGGGATTGTCCCTCTCAATGAACGAACGGCACTCATTGGAACGGAAGGTTGGTATGATGCTGGAATAGGTAACCCTGAATACATAAAATATACTTTTGACTGGTTTTTAGTCAAAGAATTCCGACAACTTCCCAATATGAAGGCTCGTTTGGAGCTGATGAGGGAGATGGCAAAGAAGAGTGCTCAAACTTTGGCCCTTAGACTAGAAGAAGCTTTGGATGGATATAAGATGGTGTATGTAATGACGCATTTTCCGTCTCACGCAGAAGCCAATCGTGCCAAAGGAATATTTAGCGAAGCCTTTTGGGCTCCTTACCACATCAATTGTAGTTTAGGTGTGGAGCTGGAAAAGGTAATGGAAAAGCATAAGAAAAGACACATGTGTGTTCTAAGCGGTCATACTCACGAGTCGATGACCGTCCAAATTGCACGTAATGCGGAATGTAGGGTAGGCAAAGGTTCTTATCTACATGTTTCGGATAAAGATTTGATTTATATTTGATGAAGAGGTTTCCTATGAAGAAGTTACTATTTAGTTTGATGACGTGCCTTAGTTTGTTTGGCTTGATGGGCTGTGTAGAAAGCGTAGCATACGCCGATCCAGTGGCACCACAGGTTAGCTATGGTTGTTTCATTGATGAAAACGCTTATGGTGAAAGAGAAGTTTGCGATACTTCGTATTATGTTACCAGTGCGGGCGTTGTCTATTGGGATTCATATTTCCATATTTGGGCTGGGGGTGGTTTCTATTTTTACAATAATGCCTGGTTTCGAGGTTATTATCCTGGTTATGTAGCTCGTTATGGCGGCTTCTATCACGGTCATGGTTTTTACCGAGGGTATCGAGGTGGTCATTATGGCGCTCATTGGAATGGTGGTCGTGGTGGATTTCATGGTGGCGGTGGTTTCCATGGCGGTGGTCGTGTAGGTGGTGGCCACGGTGGTCATGGCGGACATAGATGACTTTATCTACGGTTGTCCAAAATAGTCTAACTGCTTTACAGGCAGACCCTCAAATTGCTCAACTATTTACCATAGTCAATAGTTTAGGGACTGTCCTTATTCTTGGATCAGCCGTTCGAGAGTGGTATTATGGTGAAAGTCCCGCCAATATCAATATTGTAATAGATTGTCCAGCCAGTTCTTTGTATGTGTTTAGCACATATGATGGTGTTCAGCTCAATCAAAACAATGTGACGGGTTATCAGTTTTCCATCAGTGGCACACAATTTACTATTTGGAACTTGGATGCTACTTGGGCTATTATCCAAAGTAATACTTTTGCTCAGGAAGCTAGCCTCAACATACTGCCACAAACCGTTTTCTTCAATTTGGATGCGGTAGGTTATCGTTTGGATACGGGAACTATTGTAGATGCTGGGTTTGCTGCTACCATTGCCAGCAATCAGTTAGATATTGTCTTTGAGCCCAATCTGTTTCCTATGGAAATAGCTCAACAAGCCTTATCATTGATATCGCAATATAATTTGCAAGCTTCATTGAGATTGTTAGCTTATATTAGACGATATACGGGAGCTCCTTATTTTTATTTAGAATGAACAATGTTGAAAATATTTACCAATCACAATAAACAAGATATCAATTATTCTTTTACTATTGGCCAGGTTTTCCCAGATGTTCAAGGCAAACTATTACGAATAGAACTTAGCGGTAATGAATTGAATAAACTTGTCCAGCAAAAAGAAATTCCTATTTGTGCTATCGACACTTCTTGTCTGGTATGGCACGGAAAGAATGCCGGACATATCTTGAAACTTTTGCGCGAGATATTATGAATACACTAATTGCCCTGCTAGCTATTTTTGGTTTAGCTTTTGCCATCAAAGAGACGGATGGCCCTTGGAATATGATGGGGCATTTACGAAATCTTCTATTCCGCCTTCCGTGGGTGGGCGTGGTAATCTTCAAGTTATTAGATTGCTATTTCTGCACTGGCTGTTGGGCGGGGTTGGTGGTCTATTTTCTGACGCAAGAACCCTATAAATTGGGCTGGGCTATCTGTTGGGCCTTGACGGGCGGTACTGTCTGTCTTATAATAGACGGACTGCTCCTCTATTTACATCGAGAGCCTAAGTGATATATTTCTCAGTATGAAATACTACTGGTTGATTATATTGTTATTACTCACAAGTTGTGGTGGAAATCTTATTTTGACACCTGCTGGTCATCGCTTTCTTTATAAAAGTCGAGATCAACAACTTAGTTGTTATTCAGGCCAATATAGTGATGGTTCCAACTGTTGTTGGCCCTATAAGGATAAGCTTATGATTTGCACTTTTGCCGCCTTCAATGACATAGGTGATGAGAGTGGCAGTATCGTCATAAAGTTTGTTCCTGAAAATTGATTTTGTCGAGAAAAAGATCGTTTATTAGTATTAGAAATTATAATCCTTCGGGATTGTCTATCGAATAATCAAACTGACTTATAATAGTCATCCGAATAAGATAAGAGGACATATGGCAGCACTAAAATCTTATGACGCAGGTTCAGAACCTGCGTTTCCGAACAATTATGATGTGACTAAGAGGGTAACTCTCAATTTCACTGATGTAATCAATAACAATAACAAGTATTACAACGCTGAAGTGCAAGTTGCCAAGACTGGTGAAGCGCGTATATTCACTCAATATGGTCGAGTAGGTGGCACAGCAGCACGAGAATATCGTATGGCTGATTCGGCTTCTCATGCGGAGGCAGAAGCTGATAAGATTATCAAAGCTAAAATCAAGAAGGGTTATCAAGAAGTCAAGCTGGTGCGAGCTGATGTGGGTTCCGAGGTAGGTAAATCTAAGGTGGATAACACCGCTGTCTCTGTAGAGGCCCTCAAAAAAGCTGGTGTGACGGTCAAGGAAGAGCCAGCTACTGTTAGTAAGTTGCATGCAGAAGTGCAAGACTTGGTTAGAACTTGGTTCGGTGTCACGCAAGAGTTCATTGAAATGAACTTAGACACAGCCAAATGCCCTCTTGGACAGCTTTCCTTGGATCAGCTAACCAAAGGTCGTGATATTTTGGAAGAGGCCCGTAAACTCATCCACGGCAAGCCAGATCAACAAGAGCTAAATAAACTGACTAACCTCTATTACTCCAATATTCCTCACAACTTTGGCTATCGTCGATTGGATGCAGACGCTTTGCGTTTGGATACCGATGATAAGCTCGATCGGGCTTTTGATATTATGGATGTGTTTAGTGATGCGAAAAATGTGCAAGCCGTTATCTCTAAGAAGAGTGCGGTGGATTCGCAGTATACCACACTCAATGCTGAGTTAGAATTCATAGATCCCAGTGATCCTACTTGGAAATGGATTGACACTATGGTTTTGGAGACCCGAGCCAGCAACCATAGCGGTTTAGGCAAGCTCAAAACTCATAAAATCTTCCGTGTCAATCGTCATAGTGAAGATAAAAATTTCATTGAGAATGCTCAGCGCATTGCCAAAGAATGCGGTAAATGGGTTCCTTCCGAAGTGTATGCTAATTTGGTCAAGAGACGCCCTGATGTTCCCAAGGCTTTGCAAGAGATTTACCAAAGGGCTAATGTGTTGCCAGGTTGGCACGGCACTCGCCGTGCTAACATGATTGGTATCACGACCAAGGGACTTTTGATTCGTCCTTCTGGAGTTATTCACGCCGGCAGTATGTTTGGAGATGGCTGTTATTTTGCTTCATCTTCGTCAAAATCAATTAATTACTGTGATGTTAGGGGGTCATATTGGGCACAGGGAAATAACAAAACAGCTTATTTATTTTTATGTGATGTGGCTTTTGGAAACCAAAAAATGGCTACCGGCTCACACTACTATAATGCCACCAATATCAAACCATATCACAGCGTATGGGCAAAAGCCGGTCAAGGTGGAGTTATAAATGATGAAATGATTACTTACCATGCCACGGGACCAAATCAGCAACACGCCATAAAATATATAATCGAATTTGAGACGCAAGTAAGATGAACATCTTTGTTTTAGATGCAGATGTAAAGAAGGCTGCTCAATATCATGTTGATAAACATTGTATCAAAATGATCCTTGAAACCACGCAGCTTCTTAACAACGCACTGATTACTTACGACAAATCTTATGTTCCTGTGTATCGCCAGACACATAAGAATCATCCGGCTTCTATCTGGGCAAGTCAGTCAAGAGAGAATTTCGGTTGGTTGCTAAATCTTGGCTTGGCCTTATGTGAAGAGTATACATATAGATATAGTAAGACACATAAGTGTCAATCAATTCTAAGTAATTTTTACTCGGACGCTTCTAAGTTATCTATCCCTAATATCGGCCTTGCGCCTTTCGTAAAGTGTATGCCCGATCAATACAAGGTGGATGACCCCGTGCAATCTTACCGTAATTATTACAAAGGCGACAAAGCTTATATCGCGAAATGGACAAAACGAAATGTGCCTGATTGGTGGTTTTAGAATGTATTTTGTAGAATACGAAGTTGAAGGGTTTCCAGGAACCCAGAAGGCTGGCCCTTACTCTGAAACGGAAGTTTACTATCAGATGGATGACATCGCTGGTTACGAAGGTGTCAAGAACGTTCGGGTTGTGCCATGGATAGATAGACAAAATAGTGGGTGAATTAGTATGATTGAAATAATTACGGGCAATCTTTTAGAAGCCAAAGAGAAATACATTATTCATCAGACCAACACTATCTCTAATGGTGGGGCGGCAGGAATTGCTCGTGCAATTTTCGATAAGTATCCTTATGCTAATTGCTATGCCGATCGAATCGAGCAAAGTATTGCGGGAACAATTGATATACGTGGTAATGGCATAGATAAACGGCTTATTATTAATTTACACGGGCAAATTTATCCGGGTCGATGTAGGTATCCACTTTCAAGTTTAGATGGTCTGGCTGCTCGAGAGAAATATTTTTATAGAGGATTATTGCGTGTCGCTCAACTACCTGATCTGGAAAGTGTAGGATTTCCGTGGAGAGTGGGCTGCGGACTTGGTGGGGGCGATTGGGAACATTACCTTGGAATTATCAACAATTTTGCCAACTATGTTGGCGAGCAGGATGTCAAAGTGCGAATTTACCGTCGTGAGGGAGACGAATAATGGCACTCAAATTTTATCGTATCAAAGACCCAGGAGGCTTCTTAGGCAACTTCTGGAAAGCCAGAATGTATATCTATGGGCAGTGGTGGAACTGGATCGAGGCCCCCTATCAATCTCAAAAGACCTACAATCTGGCTGAGAAGAAATTGATCTGGGAAGCTACCAAACCGATGCAAGCCAGAGACTTAGGTCAGACAGTAACCATGATCCCCGATTGGGATCAGATCAAGCGCACTGTCATGAAAGAATGTTGTTTGGCTAAGTTTTTGCAACACGCCGATTTGCGTAAGCAACTAATGGAAACTGGCACCGAAGAATTGATAGAAGACTTGCCCGTGGATAGTTGGTGGGGTTGTGGCAAAGATGGAAACGGTAGGAATGAACTGGGTCAAATATTGATGGAGATAAGGGAAGAGTTGAAAGGTGAATAGCGAAAAAATTATCCCCGCCCTTGACTTTTTATTTATAATTTTTAGGTTGTTAGCATGCCCTCCAAAAAACTAACGCCCGAACAGCGGGAATTCCAAAATCATTCAGGATTGAAACTTGGTAGAAGAATTTACCGAGGTGATGGATGCATTTATCGTCTCGATAAATACCCTAATCGTGTGGTCAAGATTGCCGAAAATCATCGTAATAGGTTCAATAGTTTAGGTATTTTAGAATATATTATGAATTCTAAAAATCCAGCCATAGTCAAATTATATAAAATAGGATCATTCACTGCCATTCGTCGAGTTGAAGGAAAGTCGGTCGAGCAAAAATATTACTATTATGTAATGGATAAACTCAAACTGATACCTATTGGCTTACGAGAAAGTAAGGTTTCGGCTATCGAAACAGCCTTATACTTTCCAGAGAATAAAGAATACATCAAGCAATATGAAAGATATATGACTTCTAAGGTCAAAACTTTTATCACACACGCTCGCAAAATAAAATACACATACTATGATTTCCACGAATGGAATATCATGCAAAATAAAAAAGGCGCGCTCAAATTTATCGATTTAGAATCATTCATGCATAAAGGATAATAACAATGAATTTACAAGACACAGTTCTCGCAGTAGTGGAAGATTTCATCAATAGAGAGGTGCTTTTCACAGCATTAGATGTTAGCAACGAAGTCAAAACGGTTATGCCGCACGCACGTCATAGAGAGGTGCGCGATGTAGTCCGTAGTATATTTACTACTAATATCGAAAATGAGGGCTGGGCTCGCACGCCTATTACCGTCACCTTAGGAAATGGAACCACAGCAGAGGCCTTACTTTACCATCCACTCACAGCTTCTTGGGACTTGGATAGTAAATATACAATCCAAAAACGAGCCCAATCTTCCCTACGTCCTATGGCAAGAGCGCAAACTGTGGTAGTGGCAGCGCAAGCTGCTCGCGCTTCTGCACCAGTACCACCACCCATCGTCAATGTATCAGCTACGGCATTAGCAGCCGCCATCAATACTTCAATGTCAACCCCTGCTCCTGTCGTTCCCTTACCTACGGCTAGAACTCTGTGGGATGATTTGTTTCAGAAGCAACCTTCTTTATTCCCAACCAAGTAATTACAGATTTTTCTCTATGTAAAGATGAAGTTGTGTAGCTAATGCCCTAAGTGTTTCTATACTATGAAATCTGGGATACCCCAAATACTTAGAGAGATTTATTCCCTCGTTGGTTTGTTTGAGATGATGCGTGGCTAAAAACTCTAAGTTGTCAATTATAGGCTTGTTAGGTCTTTCTGAAACAAAATTGACTAATTTTTGAGCAGCAATATAAGGATTGATGTCTTCAATTTCCTTGTTTATTTCAATAAGATCGTGTTGAACTTTGGCTAATAAAGACATCATTTTATGATCAAAGCCTCGTTCTTTGAGGGTGATCATATCTCCGCTCATTTCATTGATTACGGCCGTTAGATTACGCTTGAAAAGATTAGAAAACTCTTGTAGCTTATGTTGTCGCTCCTCATATGCTTTATCCACCGTATCGTGACCGGATATAGGATTATTGACGATCACCGTTTTGACCTGAGCTAAAACGACGAATTTTTCGACCATGTCTAAGATTTTTTGATATTTCATTGGCATCCAGAGTAATATGAAAATATTCAATACACTTCAAGAACTTTGGGATCATTGTTTATTTTGTCCTCTGTGTCAAAAAGATACTAGAACCATAGACTTATCGGTGGGACCTGATCCAAATTTTGAGTGCCTTGGTTTCCTAAAAGAAAACCACTTACTAACAATTCAATGTCGAAACAAAAAGAAAAATTGCTTACCAATATATCAGATCAACTGTGATAATAACACGTATCAAGTTGAGATAAAAGATCGGCCGTATCCCGATCATTGTGTAACAATAAATCCAAATGAGGACACAAGTCGTTATTTTTATTTTTGGATCAATGCTAGTTGTCAAAATTGTCATCATACTTGGGTATCGACCCTAGATGTAGAGTTTGAGTCAGTTAATGGAAATATATTCAATACTGGGTTAGAACAAGAATGTATCTCGTTGTTTCGGCGAGATATTCCTGAATATCAAATTACTTTAGATTTTTTCCAAGATGTTACTGTGATATACAAACTTGATGATTATACCCCTCGAAAATTAGTATTGAAGTTGCCACTAACCACTTGGGATTATTCTGATCAAGATAGTCTGATAGATAAAATAAAAACCTATATACTTTTTAGTTGAAGGAGCTGCTATGTCTACTTTCAAGGAAGCCAATCAAGTTCGCCTGAAATTGAAGATGAAGTATTCCCAATATGCTTGGTATAGTTCCAGTGTGGTTATTTCTACGGATGACGGTTTTGGTATCGTTATGATGGCCCATCAAATAGATAATAAAATTAGAAAACTTGTTTCGCCAGTAGTAGATGGAATCTCAATAAAAACGGAATTAGAATGACAACAATAGTAGCAATCTCCGATACACACTCATATCATCGTAATATTATTGTTCCTGACGGTGATATTTTGGTTCATGCGGGCGATATTACTTGGAGAGGTGAATTAGAAATTATTGCCGATTTTTGTAATTGGTGGAAAGAATTACCACACAAGAATAAAATAATTGTTTGTGGTAATCATGAGCTTGGCATTCGTAATGAACAAAAGAGAAACATTGCCCTTCAAATGTTTGATGATACTGGATCTTTTTATCTTGAAGATAAGAGTGCAAGAATAAATAATTTTTACTTCTATGGTTCTCCTTGGCAACCGGCATTTCATGATTGGGAGTGGAACTTACCACGAAATGGTGATGAACTATCTCAAAAATGGGATATGATCCCCGAGGACACTAATATCTTGATTACTCATTGTCCCCCTTATGGTATCTTGGATGACACCATTCAAGCTGGTAGTCAGGGTTGTGAATTGTTGGCCAAGAGATTGCCGCAACTAACTAATCTCAAAGTTCATATCTTTGGACACTTACATCGTGATGGTGGTAAAATGGTTGAGCGAGATGGCGTCAAGTTTATCAATGCTGCTGTCTGCACCGATTATTATAAACCAGAAAATTTGCCTGTTGTTGTGGAGGTGTAAGATGAAAATCAAACCCAAGGAAATATTAGTCAATCTACCAGCCGCTCACCTCTTCCAAAGTGAAGATGAAATGGCTAGTTTCGCCTCCGCTATCAACACCATTATTGTTGGCAAGGTCAAAGTCAAGTATGAGTTCTTGGGTTTGTTAGGCGAGCAATCGGTAGGTCTGTTTTACATTCAGCGCAACAACGAGTCGCAAGAAATTCACGATGAGTTTATGCAATTGATTGAGGCGGAAGAGATGCAAGCACACGAACAAGTAACCATACAAAAATGATAATAGCAATCACGGGATCCAGGCCGACAAAAAATCGGTGGATACAAATTACCTAATCCAACCTATAATAAAATTTGCCGAGAAATTGAGAGGCTATTATTGGAAATGAAACCCGAAAAATGTTTGTCGGGTATGGCCTTAGGTACCGATCAATATTTTGCCAGTGTTTGCCTCAAACTTCGTATTCCATTAGTAGCTTGCATTCCTTTTGAGGGGCAAGAGATGGCGTGGCCCGAGGTCAGTCAAAAAACATATCGGCTTTTACGCAAGCTAGCCTCCGAAGAAGTTATTGTTAGTGATGGCGGTTATGCTGCTTATAAAATGCAAATTCGTAATGAGTGGATGGTTGACCATTGCGATAAATTGATTGCCGTATGGGATGGATCGAAAGGCGGCACAGCTAACTGCGTGGAATACGCCAAAAATGTGGGTCGTGAAATTATTTTTGTTGACCCCCGCCTTGACGGTTCTTCGTTTCGTGTTTAGATTTTTCAGGAATTTTTCAACCTCACATTATAAGGATTTTCAATGATAAGACATTTCTCTATTTTAGCAGCAACAACCGCTGCCCTTCTCACAACTATTACTGGTACCGCTTCTGCGGACAACTCCTTCAGTTTACATTTGGAACCCGGTGTAGTCATTCCGCTATCTTCTCCACAAAGCGGTATTTATGATCCTGGTTTGGCTTTAGGAGCTAAGGGGATGTTTACCTTGATTCCTAACCTTGCTATTGGTCCCTCTGTTTCTACTATGTATCTACCACGTGCCACTGATAATGGGCAGAATGCGGGCGTACTGTGGCAGTTCGGTGGTTCCGTACGATTGCAAACAGATCGTCGAGCTTCTTACCATAATCGATTTCTCGGGGAATTCTCTCCTTGGGTTGACGTGGATTTGATGGCAGCCGATACTGGTGGCCTAGTGCTACCAGCAGGTGATGTTGGAATTGGTGGTGAGATGCCTCTGGATCAGAATCATATTTTCTGGTTAGGTCCTTTCGTGCGTTATACTCACGTTTTCCAAACCGCTGACAACACCAATGAGAACGCATTCGGTAATATTGAGCTCAATCGAAGCGATGTCAACTTGTTGCAGGTTGGTCTTTCCTTCTCCTTTGATGCTCCAACTACCCCAAGGGTAAAGACGCACAATGTCAATACTGTCTCTTTTGTGGACGTGCATGACGATGACAAACCTTGCCCTACTCCGGTGGCTACCAAGGAAGTAGATCAACTCAATCTAATTGAGAAGGTCTATTTCGATTTTGATAAGGCCACTCTACGTTGGGAATCTCGTGATAAGTTGGATGTGGTGGTCAAACAATTCCAAGCTCATCCTAAGTTGGCTATGAAGGTTGAGGGTCACGCATCTTCTGAGGGTCAACTAGCTCACAATGAGGTATTATCTGCCCAACGCACCGTTGCGGTCAAACAATATCTGGTGGATCATGGTGTCGATGCTGCTCGATTGGTGGGCGCCCCAATGGGCATTGCTCATCCGTCCGCCCCTAATACGACTAAAGAAGGTCGTGAGCGTAATCGTCGAGTAGAGTTCGTGGTCACCTTCTCTTCTGTTGATGCAACCAACTAAACCAAACAACTATTATACAAGGAAATAAAAACATGCGAACTCAAACATTGATCAAATTGATCTTAGTCACTGGCCTGATGGCAGGATGTGGCTCCTCAGCTGATATCATTCCTCCTACCGACGATGATGCTAATGTCGGAACTACTGATTCAGGTCTGGAAGATACCAACAGCAACCCAGAAACAGGGACTGTTGATTCCAGTAACAATACCGATGGTAATGATCAGGCGGATTGTGATAATCACAGCGATAGCAATATCAACGATGATGTGGTAACGGTCAAAGATACGGCCCCGCCCACTGACACCAAACCACCTGTGGACTCTAATCCACCTGTCGATTCTAACCCCGGTTCCGACTCTCATGCAGAGCCCGATGCTTGCCAGCCACAAGATTGCAATGCACAAAAATGTGTTTGTGAGGCTTTCTGCAATGACACTTCTCAATGTGAAGAGAAGGATCGTGCAGCTTGTCTTTGCGAATGTCAAACGGCTTTCGATAAGTGTCAGGCTGACAATACAGCTTGTTCTGCCAGTTGCGGTAAGTAAAACCTACTAATAAGGTGCGATATATAATGTATCGCATGGGAACGTGGTGAAATGGCAAACACAAGCTCCTTAAAAGTGCTCGCCTTCGGGTTTATCGGTTCAAGTCCGATCGTTCCTACCAAATCTTCTTATTCATATTATATAAGCTATGAACCTAATAAATTGGTTGACGCTAACAATTCGAGTTGTAGATTTCAATTTAGTGGCCAACCAACCAGATCTTATAGGAAAACTTCGCTTATTGACTCTTGGCCCTACTTCGGGCCTCAATTACGAATTAGATTGGATGTTGAAAGAAGCCATAACTCGCCATCTCGATTGTAAAGTGTTTTTGGCCTATCGCTTCCGAAGTTTGGTAGGATGGGGTCTTTTATCCAAAGAAGATAGCAATTTTGAGTTTACTGAGGGTTCTCTTGATTCCGTTTTTAGAAAACAAGACGGCTACTTATTTCAAGTGTTCATTGAGCCTGGACATCGAAGACGGGGAATTGCCTCCGAAATTTTTCAGGCCGCTCAAAAAATAGTCAAAGAGGATACTTTTTGTATAGGGCCTTGGGATAATGCTAGCTATCATTTTTATAGTAAGTTCTATGATGTAAAGAAAAAACATCTGTGAATAACAGGATATATTAGAGCGCGCGGGTGACGGAATAGGCATACGTATTATTCTCAAAAAATAAGTTTTGTGGGTTCGACTCCCATCTCGCGCACCACAGCTCATCGTGGTGGAATGGCAGACACGTATGCTTGAGGTGCATATGCCGAAAGGTGTGAGAGTTCGACTCTCTCCGATGAGACCAATGGTGGTATGGCGGAATGGCAGACGCACTCGATTTAGGGTCGAGCGGGAAACCGTGGGGGTTCAAGTCCCTCTACCACTACCAAATGAAAGTGCAATTCCTACCCAATCACCAATACTTAGATTCTTCAGCTTCCACTTGATCGGCAAATGCCATAATCATATCGTGAAGCTTCTTGGAACTTTCGTATTCGGTCTTCCAATTTTCTTCGGGTTCCTGGTTTTGGTCCAATCCCACCAATTCAAACTGTGCTTTGGCCAAGTCTCTCAAAAAAGCTCCGGTACCTTCATATCTATTCAATAAACTTGTTATTTCGCTTACTGACGCGTATTTAGCGATCAAATTATCTACACTGGTGGCAGTACGATTAGTTCTAGAAATAGAGTTTCCTCCCCAAGCTATTCCCGACATTTGAGCTAATTCTTTGATCATTTTATATGCTTGAAAAAGAGTGCCTTCGGCTTGATTGAAGGCGTTTTGATCAGTATCTTTGATGCTCAACTGCTCTCTACCCAATTGTTCTCGCAATCCGCTATATTGTTCGATAAAGGTGTTGATGATTTGCTTGTCTTGTTCGCCTAATCCGTTGCTTCCAACTCGTGCAAATACTTGGGCGATAGACTCTAATAATTGAATAGATTGAGTTGCAGCATTAGTTATCGAAGATTGGTTGGCTGGTAAAAGTTGTTTAGTTTGGTATTGTGGCTCTCTTTTGAGAAACTCGAATGCCAATTGATTATTCATAGTAGGGTTATTAGGATTTACTTTTGCTTTATAAGCATCCAAGGCTTTTTGAGTGATCGGCCCCAAAGATCCATCGGGATCCACACCCAATATAACTTGGAATGTTTTGTCGATAGTAGGATATTGTGCTTTGGTCGGGGCAGAAGCCTTAGGTAAATCTTCTACATTGACAGTGGGGGTAGCCGTTTGTGAATATTTGTTCAACAAGACGTCACTTATTTCCACAGAAGATTTTTTAGATTTCTTATCTTTGCTGATGCCTGGATATTTAGAATGTACTTTACGACTAATTAAATCTTGCAAACCTTTGAGACTTCCCTTATACCACGAGGGGGCACTGCTATATTGGTGCACACGGGCTAAGGCATTACGAGCCTGAGCTTCATCATTTGCCGGAAAATGATCCTTATGATCAAGTGCTTTTTCAGCTGGAACGCACACATATCCTCTATTGCGAACTTTGGCGTGGGGGTCTAATTTTTTCTTTTCTTTTCCCTTAGCACTTGACACCAAAGAATTTGTTCCTATCTTTTCATAGTTATGGCTAATTTTTAGCAATTGTTCTGCGGTGTAAGGCATGAAACCTCTGTGGTTAGGATGATATATACTAATAAGTAAGCAATAATATTACCATATGGTGTCGTGAGGGAGCTGGCGAACCCGGATGACTGTGACTCATTCTTTGACGAGATCAAAACTCGTACGACACCCCATAATGGCCCGTTCGTCTAATGGTAGGACAAAGTGTTTTCAACTCTTGAACATCGGATCGTAACCGTTACGGGTCACCAAATATCAATCAACACAATATTCTGAATTGAAATTAGCATATTCTTGAATAGCTCCAAATATATTTTGGACGAGCCATACACTTTTGAAAACTTTGATTTTTACAGTTCCATATAGAAGTTTGTTTTTAGCTTTCTTTTGTAAAGAATATTTTGATAGGTTATCGGTAGTGGTTTTGCCAAAACAACTTTTAGGAATATCTAGATTGTCTGCCCAATATTTTTCTATCTCCTCTACACTAATACCGTTGGTTGTATAGCAATTTATATGTATTTTTATTTGTTCTTTGGTTATACCATAACACTGATATAGAAATTGTAAAAACATTTTTAGCATATGCGGTTCTGAATTAGAAAATTCACAACTTACTCTTTTCTTGGACCCTTCTGCCTAATACAACATACATCCTGCCATATGTAGCGGATCTTTTTCTCTCGCTTTTATTCTGCCCTCTTCCTGATATCGTAATCTTTGTTGTCTAGCTTGTAATTGACGAGCCTTGGCTCCTTTATGTTGATTATCGTAAATGGCGTTCTGTGATTTGAGGGTTTCAATTTGTTCCGGCGATAATTCGATATCTCTCACCCATACGCTAACCGAGCCGGCTGACACACCTAATTCTTTGGCAATTGTCTTGATGGACATTCCTTGACTTCGTAATTCTTTGGCTTTACACTGTTCTATGTTTTTCATAATTGAACCTCTGCTGTGCAATATAACACACGCTGAACTGGGTTCAATAATTTTCTTTTTTATAAGGTAAGATCATGAAATATCTATTATTCACACTTCTATTGTTGGCAGGTTGTGGCGCTCAAACGCGGCAAGCACCGACTGCTATTGAAAATCCACAACATCGAACTATGTTTGTAGCTCGAGGCACTAATGGCGTCAACTCTTGGTCTTGCACAGATGAAGAAGTCAATGACAAGTTAGTGTGGGTTCGTTGTGGTTTTATCAATCAATGGCCGGCTATTGCTGGGAAAAGCACCGCTAACTCTTGCGTTCGTATAACCTTCTATGCTGAGGAAGGCGGACTACCTATTGCGCAAAGCCGTCAAGTTTGTTCCGGCCCACTGCAAGCGGGTGGTACCAGCATCAATTATGCCGCTTTTACTGGTAAAGAAAGATCGGCCCTGAAAAGATGCGGTTCTTCCCTCAACTATTGTGTTATGTTGGTAGAGCCCGAAACTCTGCAAACTATGTATTGTCCGTCCGACAAGGCAGGTTGTGAAGACGGCAGACCCTAATAATTGATTTTAGATCAACTAATATCGTGATATAATATACACGATGGTCCTATCGACTACCGGCTAGGTCGGAACCCTCTCAAGGTTCAGGAATGAGTTCGACCCTCATTAGGATCACCAAGTAAGTATGTTCCCGTATCGGACAGAGCTTCTACCTCTGAGCACCGTAATTGGATCGATGTCCGTTCGAATCGGACCGGGAATACCAAGTAAGAAAATGCGCCTGTAGTCTAACGGATAAGGCCCTTGTCTACGAAACAAGCGGGGAAACCCATAGTAGGTTCGACTCCTACCAGGCGCACCAAGTAAGTATATGTCTCCATAGTGAAACGGATATCACGTTTGTCTTCGAAACAAACAGTACTGGTTCGATTCCAGTTGGGGATACCATACAGGAAGATAAAGATGAAAGACTTTCTTGCCGCCTTAGGCCTTGTTATTTGGTTAGACACCATTATTGTTGGATGTATCACCATCGCACGCTTCTTATTTTGATAAGAAGCTATTTTTGTTTTTATAGCAAATGAAGAATAAGATTTGGGTAATCCCTCTACTAATTTAGCTGAGGTTAGCAATAATCTAAAAGTGAGCTAGCCGATTCGTTAGTAGAGCTGTGGTAGGAGGAAGAATACCTCCTTTGACGAGGTGAATTGACACCAGAGCGGTTCCGTAGGAACTCCTCACGCCCAGCCCCAGACGGTTCGCAAGAACCCTTTTGCACCTGTGGAAAAGTGTACCAAAGCCGGGGAGAAAGCCGGCATTACCCAAAATTGATGAGGAATAAAATGTCAGTGGAAGATGATGAGAAGGAATTGCGTTTGCGGGATCAATTTGCTATCGCTGCCATGCAAGCCTTGATAACCAAAGAAGGAACTTGTTCCAACATTATTGATAATGAAATGTGGGATGAGGATTATCAAAAGAGATCCAAGGCACGCCAAGAGCGCATAGCGATGGTGGCCTATAAAATGGCTGATGAAATGAGAAAAGCCAGACTACAAGTTTTCAAGTGATAAGGAATAAATGCCAAGACCTAATTCAGTGACGAACGAAGATATTCTTCGTTGGTCAGAAAAAATTGATAATGATCCAAAAATGCCAGTCAATTTGGCGCAAAACCCTATTATTCGAGAGGTATGTTATGCAGGCCAATATTTATGCGATAAGCTAACAGAGTTGCGATGTGATGAAGTTCTTATCGGAAGGATGATGTATACTGGTGGTGCTTTATCATTTGGGCGGAAAGATCCGTGGAGTATTCATCAAGAAATATATGATCGCTTTGTGGACGGAACATTAGAGTTTGAGCCCGAGAAAGATCAAAATTGATGATGCATGAGCTGATTAATATGGATAACCCTAGATGCCTTTATTGTGAAGGAGATATTGATTTCTCTCATACAAGCTCGTCAGATCTTGCAAATGGAACAAGATCGGATGTAGAGGCTTTGACTTGTCGTTTTTGTGAAGAAAGGTTTCTAATTTATTATTCTCAGAATAGTATCGGAGAGACCAAGCATACTGGTTTTGCTTTTAGTTGTAATGATTGTTTTATATCTTATAATTATAATTTATGTAATTTTTCTATTTTTGATCAACATAGATGGTTTATTACCACTATTCCATATTTTACAATAGATTTTTCCGACAAAAATAAATTATATAATAAACTCAAAATTTATCTCGTATTTTCTTGAAAATTATTTTTACATTTGCTTCAAGTCGCTGCATTTTTTTTCTTTATGGTCCGTTGACAATAAACTCAGCGTGCCTATGTTTATTACGTATTCGCTAAATTGCAAGGAAGGATTTACATGCCAACTAAAACACCGACCCTAACCTCCTCAGATTTCAATCTAGAAAAACTCAACACCAAAGATTTATCAGAACATTTTACCGCCTCTATCAAAATGGGTGGTAACATTGCTGTCTTTGGAAGGAGAGGCACTGGCAAGACAGAAATTGCCAAGCACGAAATTAGAAAAGCTGATATGCAAGAAGTCTACATCAACTTATCCGTTATGGAAAGAGTAGACTTGGGTGGATATCCAAATATTATGGCCTCGGCTCAACAAAAGAAATATGTTGACTTTTTACTCCCTCATTTTTACGAACAAATGATTGATGGCAATAAGCCAGTAGTAGCCCTTTTGGATGAAGTGGATAAGGCTGACCCAAGCTTGTGGGCTCCCTTGCTAGAATTCACTCAGTTTAGAAGCATCAACTCTAAGCAATTACCGAAACTGCAAGCAATCATTATGACGGGTAATTTGATTTCGGAGGGTGGCTCTCGTCCCAGTTTACCTCTTCTCGATAGAGCGGAAAAATTCTTGGTGGAAGCTGACGTTCACTCTTGGTTGGATTGGGCTGGTAAGTCAGGCCGCATTCATCCTTCCGTTTCTGCTTACATCAATGATCATCCCAAGGATTTGTTTGGAGATGTAGACCCTGATGATAGATATGCAGACCCATCTCCTCGTGGTTGGGATCGTGCTTCTCAAATTCTCTTCAAGGGAGAGGCATTTGGATGGAACCACTACTTGCTCAACAAGAAAGTATGTGGCTGCGTAGGTAAACAGGCTGGTATGCAATACTCGCATTACTACGAGCATTACATGGAGCTCTTACCTATGGTGGAAAGTATGTATGCCGGCAAGGATATTTCCTCACAATATGCTACCTTGGAGCCCTCTAAGAGATTAGTGGCTTGCATGATTGCTTGTGCTCGCTTTGCCACTCAATTAGATCAAACGGAGGGGGAACTCCCACCATCTGTCAAATATGTGGGTAAGTTCTTGAATAAGGTGGCCCATGAAAATGTGCTAGTGGCTGTTAGAAGTCAAATTCAGATTGAGCGTTTAGTCAAACACAATCTCGACGAGCACCCCGATTGGTCTCAGGTATTGGGCAGGATCAATAAAGAAGTAGATCAATGATATATGGAATAGTATGCACAATTTTGTTCCGCTAACACAAGAACAACATAACGCTCTTACTGGCCTAATGCTGGGGGACGGACATTTGTCGATAGCAGCAAATAACATCAATGCCAAATTGATGGTGGGTCGTGCCGTCAAAGACGAAGAGTATCTTCGTTATGAAATGAGTATTTTCGACAATTTTCTTCCACCAGCCCACCAGAATGGGCAAATATACTACAACAGATCGGTGGATAAAAGGACTGGTGCAGCTAGGGCTGGCTGTAGTTTTGTTACGGTTGCTTCTCCTTCGCTTACCGCGTATCATACGCTTTGGTATAAACCTATAGAAGGCACATATAAAAAGGTAGTTCCGTCAGTTGTTGAATTGAATGCTCAAATCATTGCACACTGGCTTGCTGATGATGGCAGTATAGACTACAATAAATTGCCATATAGGCTGAGGACCGAGATCTCTACTCACGGTTTTTCCCAAGAGGAGGTTCAGTATTTAGCTAGTCTTCTCAATGAAAGATACCAAGAAAATTTTTTGGTCAGACCCAAACATAGGAAAGGAAAAACCTACTACATCATCAAGGTTTATGATAGTGGTTGTCGAGCCATGTTTGCTGATATTGATGTCTTCTTCAAGATGGGTCGCAAAAGGATTTGGGACAAGCCCGAGAGCAGATTTTACACGGACCAGCCAAAGAGGCAAACAAATATCGGTCAGTTAGCTAGCAAAAGAAAAGCTATTATTGACAAAATTATCAGGGATCGCCTACCAATTACAATGAAAGTATTAGCCCGAGAACTAGGTCTTGAGTATAACGGAAAGACAGATTACAAGATGCTTAACAAGTTTCTTCAACCTTACCTTGACGATGGTTCCATTGTCAAAGACACGGATCCATACAATAATAATGTCATAACCATAAGGACACGCATATGAAGTTCTCGAGAGTAGTCGGTAAGATCGATGCGAAATTAGTGGCTGAGGCTGAATCCAAACTTGGGAAGGTTTTCCTAGAGCTAGGAGTTAGATACGACAATGAGCATGTGGGAAGTGGCCTAGGAGGGGATCCATTGGTCTTCTCACTGATGTATCCAGTAGATCATGTTTGTACCATGAACATACCCACTGCCGCTACCGATGGCAAGAGGTTTTATTGGAACCCCAAATTTGTTCTCAAACATTCTATCAAAGGTCTAAGAATTGTTTGTGGACACGAAGCATGGCATGCCCTCTATATGCATCCTTCTAGAAGAGGATCTAGAAATCCAAAGCTGTGGAATATTGCCGTAGACTATATTGTCAATGGCACAGTGATGGAAGATTTCAAGACTCGTAAGAAAGACCCGGCCGTTGAGTTCACTAAGAACTTGGGCCGCTATATGACGCTTTCTAATTTCTGTGAACTAATCAAGGATCCCTTTGCTAAGATTCCGGGCTTTGAGGATCTCAATCCTACTATTGAAGACCCCAACGCACCGCAAGTGGAATTACCCGCTCCCAATGAGGATCGTGAATTGACTCCTGCTGAGCGTAAGCTATTAGAAAAGCGAGAGAAGGGTGTCAAGTTCTATTATGGAGATCCAGCTCTCGAAGAGGATATGAAGAGGCCAGAAAAGATTTACGATCTTCTCTATAAGCTTCTACCAAAGTGCCCTAAGTGTGGTCGCCTGGGAATATATAAGAAGCCCGACAAGAAGGGATCTAAGTCTCAACCTGGACAAGGCAAGCAGGACAAACAAAGTCAAGATAAGCAAGAAGGTCAAGGCCAACAAGGCGAGAAACCACAGCCAGGAGATGGTCAGGACAAGCAAGATGGTCAAGGGCAAAAGCCAGGAGACCAACATAATCACGGCGGTGATCAACCTTGTGATTGTGGAGATCAAGGGCAACATGGACAACAACCTGGGAATGGTCAAGGTCAAAGCTGCAATGGCGATCAGCCATGCGATAGCTGCGGAGGTGGCGTAGATATCTTTGGGCTGGGTGGCACAGTGGATGATCACATGGATTCTGAAGAATCGGAAGAGAAGTTGGCCAAGAGAATTTCTGATGCAATGGAAGCGGCTCGTAAATTAGCAGGCCACGTTCCAGCAGCTTTGGAAGATGAGCTTGGAAAACTAACTGCTCCCAAGGTGACTTGGCAGGATATTATCCGCACTAGGTTGCTCAGAGCAAGAGCTGGCAATGGTCGCAATGATTGGACTCGTTTTAGGACTCGACCTATGTTCTCCGGTCTTTTGGTGCCTAAGAGAAAAAACTATTATGCTCACTTCGGTTGTTTGCTGGATACCTCGGGTTCTATGAGCAAAGACGATATGGCATTTGGTCTCTCTCAACTAACTTCCTTGGATGAGCGTTCGGAAGGCACTATCGTCCCAGCTGATGCTGATATTTATTGGGAAGACGCTACTAAGGTCAAGAAAGCAGATGCCGAGTCAATTTCCAAAGTCAAGGTAGTTGGTCGCGGTGGAACTAAGTATGCTGAGTTCTTTACTGACTATGAACAACACATTGGCAAATGCGATTTTCTGATTGTTGTTTCGGACGGATTTCTTTTGGATTCCGACATAGCAGAAATGAAACATCCCGGAATAGACGTCATTTGGTTGATTACCAGCGGCAGCGCTTTCAACCCTCCATTTGGTAGAGCTTTCGATCTGAGGGCGTAATGCTTACACAGAGGCCTCAGTATTGCCCGTTATGCGGAGGTGGATGGGGCCGTTATCTTAGTAAACAAAAGGTGCTTGGTGCAGTTGGTTGCGACAACTATGATACATGTCAAATAGCTTTTCTAGACGATGGAAATCGTTATTTTTTGAGACGCTATTTTGACGGAGGTGAAGTGTGGTGGTCGAGTGAGGGGCCTTCGGAAGTGAGATGGATTGACTCGACTTTTAGGAAACTAACTTTCGATCCACCTTTCAATATCACCAGAGATAGATTACGGCTTCTAATTGTTTTCAGCTAAATTTTACACATTATACAGATGACTATAATTGGATGGATCGTGTTAGATATTATTCTTACCATTGGACTTTATTATAATTTGTCCAAGCATTGATTATCTATTCTTTTGATAATAGATTGGTAAATGTGTCCAAATGGTGCCCCTGATAATATCGCCAACATGATGTTTTTTCAACCCATATTCAATCGCCAACTTTTTGTATGAATAGTTGCCGGTAGCATATTTATTGCGTATTTCCATAACTGTGGCTTCATTGATTATCGCAGCATTGTTGCCCTCACCCCTACTATTGGATTTCATAAGCTCAATAGTATTTTGAGTATGTTGTTTGCCAAGAAAAGCTGTGTTTCCTTTATTTGCTTCACTTACTTTTTTCTTTGCTTCATCTGTATGATGTTTCCCGAAAAAAGAGGAACGTTCGCCACTATAATTTTTTGTTCTTCTTGTTTTGCTCATTTTCTTTTTACTTACTTCTGTATGCATTATGCCAGTATGTGCTACACTCATTCTTTTTCGTGTAATTTCTGTTGGTATATATCCTACCGCACCATCACCACCGTTAGTCAAATTATATAGTGGCACAGATTGTTTTTTCAATTCTGCTATCCAGTATTTTTCAGCTTCTTTTGCTTCTTGCACATTATGATAACAAGCAAATACAGTAAAGATGAAATTTTCTTTTCCGTGTTTGGTGATAGCTTTATGTATATAGGAGTATGAAGGATATTTTTCTTTACCACCAACAGCTGTTCGCAGATGGTCTCTCCATCGAGTATCGGGGCTTGTTGAATATCCGATATATAATTTTCCACTAAGTATATTTTCGATGCAATACATGAAGGTAGGTTCGTCTTTGGTTGCGCTCATTACATCCTCAGTTATTTTCAATATGCCAAATTAGGTAGTAAAATCAGTCGTTTAGATTGAACTTTAGCTGTAATATAACCGTTTTTTAGGAAATGTCAATCTAAAAAATTGCCGCCCCTTGACGCCGTAATTTGCAGGAATATATTGCGGAGGGTGGTCGAGCTACGCCCACTCAACGAGGACAATAAGCAATGAAACTAAATGAGGCCAAGCCATATTTCGAGTCGTCAGGAGATTTGGAAGAACATTTCTTTTCTATTCAAGATCAAGGAATGATCTTTGATATCTTGCGTAGCAAGATGTACTCAAATCCTATCCTAGCTATTTGTCGTGAGATTACCAGCAATGCTCGTGATGCTCATCGAGAAGTTGGTACGCCAGAGCTACCCATCCATATTCATTTGCCGGTAGGTTTGGAACCTGAATATCGAGTCAAAGATTTTGGTCCCGGTATTAGTCCCGACCGTATGCTCAATATCTTCATCAAGTATACGGCTTCTACCAAGCGCAATGATAATATACAAACAGGTGGTTTTGGTTTGGGTGCCAAGACCCCATTCTCTTACAGTGATACTTTTATGGTGACGACGGTTGTTGATGGTATCAAGTATAGTTATGCTTGTTCCATTGATGATACCAAAGTTGGTAAATTGGTTGTTCTAAACAAACGATCCGTGGAAGAGCCTAACAGCACGGAAATTGCCATTCCAGTCAAGCCCATTGACTTCAATTTTTTCCGCCAATGGACAGAGCAAGCTTGTCGTCACTGGACTACTAAGCCCATTATTACGGGTAGTACTATTCAGTGGCAAACTCTCAATAAGATTATTGAAGGTGATAGATGGGCTATTGTCTCTAATGAAGATAGCTGGAATAAAACAGCCAAGATTGTTATTGATGGTATTGAGTATCCGTTAGAATTGGATGCCCTCAGAAAATATGCCGACCCTAAAATAATTGATGCGGCTCGTGGCATTTTTGTTATGTATTATGGGGTGGGAGAACTCAGCTTATCCGCCAATCGTGAGCAGATTTTTTTGGATAAACCAACCCAAGATAAAATCAAGCTTCGCCTCTTTCAGATTACCAATGAGCTCAAAACTTCGGTGGAAACTAAAATTGATTCTTTTCCCGATCTATGGATGGCTAATGTCTATTATCGTAAAGAACTCAATCAAGTTTTCAATGGCCTGAGCTTTATGGGGCCATTGAGTTGGAAGGGTAATATTCTCAATAATGGTTATGTAGAACTAGATTGTAAGGTTTATAGTTTTGAGCGCGGCAAATATTCTCGTAAAACTGACCGCGATGACAAGAAACTAACTCGTTCTATTGGTCGTAATTTGGACTTTCACGAGAAATCTCAATTGTATTTCAATGATTTGCCCATCAAAGAACCAACCCCACGCCATGTCAAAAAAGCTTTCGAAGATGATCCCGCCCTCAATCACATCCAGGTGGTGTGTCCTTCCGATAAGCAATCGGAAGATGATCTCAATAAAAAACACCATCTTGATCTAATGCTGCCCAAGAAGCTATCCGCTATTACCAAGGCATCCGCCCGAGCTTATACTCCGGCCGCCTCTCGCCTTTTAGTTTTCAAGTTTGATGGTGTGACTAGTGCCTTCCGTCAGGTCAGTTATGATTTTATGGAAGGAGACGCTAACGAAAAAGTGATCTGTCTGCTAAATCGGGACAATTATCCCACTCCTCGTTTGCCTATTCTGGCTGGCAATAAATCGTTGACAAACTATGCGATCACTTCTCTTTTAGCTCGACATCCGAAAATTTCTCTTTATGGTGTGGATAAGAATACAGATAAAGATAGGGTGGAAGAGGAGTTCTCTGATTTCAAGAGCTTAGATGAGTTTATAGACGAGAATGTTCTGAATAACAAAGCAATAAATTTTGTCGAGATAAAATTCTCACACGAACATCATTATGGGTTAGATGAACGAATGATCAATCATTTGGATGCGTTCAACTTACTTATCACAAATAACACGAGCCTGTTTCTAACTCGCCTAAAACTTCATCTAAAAATCAGAGAGTTTAGTGACAAAGACAAAGGATTATTAGATGTTTATGAATTGATCAAGGGCGAAATTACCGAGGCAGATCTAAAAACTTTTGTGCAGAACAATCCCGACTGGGATGTCGAAAAAATAAATACCGAGTATACTAAAAAATATCCGTTGCTGGGAGCTATCAATACGTATAATCTCTCGCAAGTTATAGAGCATGTAGCTCATTATGTCAATATGGTAGATAAAATCTAATAGGAGAATGAAGATGTCAAAAAGAATAAGTTGGTTGATTACAGATCAGAATATCACTGTCAATTATGATAATGAGACGCATATCGTCAAGCGTAGCGATGCTTTGGGGGATCGTCTTATCAAGGCTCTCAAAGAAAACAGACTAAGTGAAATTCCTAGTTTGGTTTCTACTGCCAAGCGTATTGAGACCTTTTCTAAGGGCGCTTTTACAGTAGTCGATGGACGGGTACAGGTCAATGGTTCTCCTGCTGCCCAGGTTTTGAGCGATAAGATTATTCGTTTCTCCAATGATGGTTTGCCTTTTCAGCCTCTGCTTCGATTTGCTGAGAACCTGAACAACAACCCCTCTTTCCGAGCCGTGCAGGAACTATATACATTCTTAGAGAAGAATGATCACCCTATCACAGAGAGCGGCAATTTCATCGCTTACAAACGAGTTCGAGACAATTTCAAGGATATCCATTCTAATACCTTTGACAACTCGGTAGGAAATGTTGTGTCCATCAATCGCAATGAAGTAGATGAAGATTCCAACCGCACTTGTAGTAAGGGTCTGCATGTAGCTAACTGGGACTATGCTCACACACACTTTGTTAGCTCCAATCCTAACACCGATGTAATGTTGGAGGTAGAAGTCAATCCGGCCGATGTGGTGGCTATTCCCACCGACTATAATAATTCCAAGATGAGAGTATGTCGATACACAGTTCTGGGCGTGGTAACTCAGCCTTACGAACCCACTGTTGCTTTACGTGTGATCAATCAAGCTCAATTCGACTCCGATCTGAATGACGAGGATGAAGTAGAGGAGTGTGAGAATTGTGGTGCGGAAGTTTATGGTGACGATCGTCTTTGTGAAGAGTGCCAAGATGAAGAAGCTAGCTGTGAGTATTGTGATGAACTCGACTGTCTTGGCGAGTGTCAAGACGAAGATAGACATGAATGCAGTTATTGTGGAGAGATAATTTACTCCGGTGCGTTCTGCAACTGTCAAAATGAAGATTATCCTTACGAGGATGAGTTAGAGTAATATCCTGATATAGATTATCTAAGGGAACATGATCCATCTTACCGAAAAAGCCGCCAAAATGATTGAACAAATCTCCAACGGAGATGGTGTTGGTCATTACATTGTCAGGGTCAAGATTTTAGCCGGTGGATGTAGCGGTTTCACTCACGATCTTTTTTTCGATGATCAAATTAGTGAGATGGATCAGGTTTTTGAGTTAGATGGTGTCAAAGTAATAGTTGATGAGTTTTCTTTTCAGTATATAGATGAATCAGTTATTGATTATGTAGATACTGATTTTGGTGGCGGCTTCAAGATCAAAGACCCGAAAATCACAGGAAGTTGTGGCTGTGGTAAGTCCGTATCTTACTGACCTCGTTTATTCAATACATTTATCTTGGTTTTTAGTTCGATAAATTGATTCGTAATCTTTTTTCCTAATTCTGGGTTCCACCTTCTAATTGCAGCATTAGTTTCTGTTTTGAGTCTGTCCATTTCAAGGCACAACAAAGCTTGTTCTTTCTTTACAATAAGGTATGGCAACATTGATTTGATAGCATTGGCCGCCATATGATTAGTTATTATCCACTCATAACAACTCCTCCAATTTGGGTGCAATTTTATTTTACCCCTTCTTGTATTACGAAGTTTACCGCCACCAAATTCTTTTTGTAAAACTTGAATAGGTTGTATTTTACAATTATGGGCACTCAATTTTATTCTATACTGTATTCTGGTAATGCCTTTTTTATCTTTATATTTAGCATTAACAATAGTTATTGATCCATCCGCGTCAATAAACCCGGCTAAATAAGCGTAAAGTTTTTCTTTGTCATTAGTCATGCAAGTATCCTCCCCCAATTATATATCAGAAAATAATGAAGATCGTCAAAGAATTTTACGATGAAGACTACTGTATCAGAGAATTTCGCACCAACTGGTATTGGGGCTTAGGTGATGATGGCCAGATTTATCGTCGTTGTGATAGTACTGGCAATCAGTGGGTAGGCATAAGTGAAGGGATGTTTCCTATCACTGTCAATTTGCGAGATATGAAATTGATCGTCAAAGAATTCGGACATTTATTAGTGTGGTTATAAGGTAAGTTATGAGTAAGCATCCAGTATTAGATATTATAGCTAAGAACAGCCCCCACCTCGAATGGATACAGGATAATACTGTCCTGTTAGTACGACATGGTTCTCATGCTTATGGAACTAACACGCCTACCTCCGATGAAGACTTCAAGGGGATTGCTATCCCTACCAGGAGATATTTTTTGGGTGGACTGCATGTCTTCAAACAAGCCGAGCTAAAAGCCCCCAATCCCGATGCAGTTATCTATGACATCCGCAAGTTCTTCAATTTAGCAGCCGATTGCAACCCTAATATTATTGAAGTGCTGCACACGGATCCCTCCGATCATTTTGTGGTATCTCCGATTGGAGAAGAGATTTTAGCTCATAAAGACGACTTTCTATCCAAGAAAATCAAGTTCACTTTTATGGGATATAGCGTTTCGCAATTACACAGAATAAAATCTCATAAAAAATGGTTGCTCAATCCACCGTCCGCTCCACCTACCAGAGCTTCTTTGGGATTACCGGAACAGACCGTGATCCCCGCTGATCAGTTGATGGCCGCTAATGCTGAGGTGCAGAAGGAGTTAGATAGGTTTCAGCTGGATTTCATGGAAGGGTTGGAAGAGTCTCAGAAGATTGCTATGCGCGGTATTATGTCAGACATGTTGTCTGAATTGAAAATTACGGCCGACCAACACTGGCAAGCCGCCTCCCGTAAAATTGGATTGAGTGATAATTTTATTGAAGTAATGAAGTTAGAGCGACAGTATGCGGGCGCTAAGAGAGAGTGGGATCAATATCAAGAATGGAAGAGCAATCGTAATAAAGCTCGTTCTGCTTTGGAAGAAAAATACGGATACGATACTAAACACGCCTATCACTTAGTAAGGCTAATCCGTATGTGCCGAGAAATTCTTACGACAGGTAAGGTTTTGGTCAAACGACCTGATCGAGAAGAGCTATTAACCATTCGTAATGGGGCTTGGTCTTATGAACAGTTGATTGAGTTTGCTGAGCGTGAAGAAAAAGAAATCAATGAATTGTATCTAACCAGTACGGCTTTACCCAAGATACCCGATAAAGAAAAGTTAGATGAATTATGTATTCGATTGGTAGAACAATCCTTAGGAGCAAATAAATGATGAACATACCTATCTTTATAAGTATATGTTTAGCGATAATAATACCGCTCATTATTCATAATTGGTATGATATAATTGATCCACGTAATAGAAGAAGGCGAGAGGCCGATCGTAAATTGGCTAAAAAAATTAGAGCTAATAAGAAAAGTTGGCTATGATAAGCGAAATTTGGGCTTTGATTTTCTATTGATCTTTTTAGTCTCTTGATATATTTATTGCGGAGGTCATGATGCCGTATAAAAGTCCGGAAGAAAGAAAAGAATATCATAAGCAGTATAGCAAAAAACATTACCAAGAGAATAAAAAAGAGTATGCCGAAAAAAATGCCAAGTATGAAGCAGAACACAAAGAGGAGTTAGGCGAATATCGTAAGAAGTGGCGCAAAAATAATAAAGAAAAATGTAATTCATACACTAAAAAGTGGCGCGAAAATAATAAAGATTATTATCTTCAATACAGGGAAGACAACAAAGATGTAATAAGGGCGCAACAAAATGCGTGGGCCAAAACAAAGAGAAATACTAAGCCAGAACGTAAGTTGCGTGGCTCAATATCACAATCAGTTGCCAAAGCAGTAAAAAGAGCTGGTGCTACCAAAAATGGTTCAATATTGAAGTTTCTTCCATATACTATGGAAGAACTACGAATTCATTTACAAGCTCAGTTTGAGCCTTGGATGAATTGGACCAATCATGGAAAATATAATCGAAAAACTTGGATAGATAATGATCCTACTACTTGGACATGGAATATAGATCACATCATTCCACAATCTGAATTGCTTTATTCTTCGATGGCAGAAGAGAGTTTCCAAAAATGTTGGTCGTTATCTAATTTACGACCATTATCAGCAAAACAAAACTTATTAGATAGTGATAGATCAAATGAAAAATAATGAATGGTATTGTAGCGTAGATGTTGAAGTAAATGGGCCAATTCCACGCGATAACTCTATGCTTAGTTTAGGCGCTGCGGCTTTTTCATCTAATGGTGAATTGATTGATACTTTTTCTATCAATCTGGAAGAGGTGGTGGGAACTAAACCTAATAAAGATACGATGGAATGGTGGGATAAAAATAAAGCAGCTTACGAAGCCACTCGCCAAAATATAGTAGAAGCTGGACAAGCAATTGGTCAGTTTGTTTCATGGGTGAATAAAATAGAGGGCAAACCGGTATTTGTGGGGTATCCTGCTACTTTCGATTTTATGTTTGTATATAATTATATTATTCACTTCGGATATGATAGTCCATTTTCTTTTTCTGCTCTTGATATCAAAACTTATGCCATGGCTATGATGGGAACGGAGTATCGACAATCTACTAAAAAGAATATGCCTAAGCGTTGGTTCCCTGCCACACCGCATACACATATTGCTCTTGATGATGCTATAGAACAAGGGCAGCTATTCATCAATATGCTACGAGAGAATACCAATAAAGACGCATACTGATGATGGAAACTGAAAAGACATTACAAGTGTTTGTGTCTCCCAAAGCGGCCGGGCAGGCTAAGCTACAATTGGAAAAACGTGGTACTCCTTATGCTTATCTGAGATTGGGTCTCAAAGGTGGGGGATGTTCAGGCTTTACTTATGTTATTCAGTTTGAGGATGCGCCTCCCAAAGAGACAGATAAAGTCTTTTCATACCACGACATCAATGTTGTTGTAGACCCCAAAAGTTTATTGTATCTCAGTGGGTGCACATTAGATTGGGAGCAAACTCTCCTGAAAAGAGGTTTCAAGTTTCTCAATCCCAATGAAAAATCATCCTGTGGCTGCGGTAAATCTTTCGCGGTCTGACAAAGGAACTATATGACGATTCATGGAATTTATACCAAGAGCAGACCAAAAAACAAATGGCATCTCATATCATTAGCTATTTCTCCCGAGGCTGCCAATCACGAAGTGGGCGAATGTAAAAAGCAAGCCCTACTGGACGGAAACGAAGAAGCGCAGTTTGCCATTCAGATTTTTGAGACAGTTTTTTATATTCCTGAATATGTCAATGAGATAAAAGAGCAAAAACCGTTATTCAACTAATGGTTAGTTGGGATATATATCCTTTTGATATATCAAAGGAAATATGCCCAACGCCCTCAATTTAACTGAGATCGACCAAGAACAAGCCCTCAATCTAACTAAGTTTTTCATTCGTTCTGGGCACAACTGTTTTCTTTTTGGGCAAAGAGGTGTGGGTAAAACAGAGATTGCAATTCAGGCCGCTAAAGAGTGCAGGCTCAAAATCAATTATATAAATCTAAGTGTCATCGAACGCCCCGACTTGGCTGGCTATCCAGATATGAGTTCTCCTGGGGATGTTATCAATTTCAAGTCTCCTCATTTTCTACCCAAACTAATAGGTGATGCTAAACCTGATAGCATCATTCTTTTCGATGAAGTAGATAAGGTGCAGCCAGAAGTGACCGCCCCTCTATTGGAGATTTTATTATTCAAGAAAATCAATGGCGTTCCTATCAATGCTATCTCTTGTATTCTGACTGGTAACCTTCCCAATGAGGGAGCCTTCTCTAATCAACTTAGTTCTGCCTTACTGGATAGGGGCGCTAAGTATATTTTGTCTTTCAATTTTGAACGCTGGGTTGACTGGGCGAAAGCTAATAATGTCCACGATCTTATCATCGGATTTTTGCGTAGCGATCCACAATTTGCTTGCGCTTCCATAGAAGATACCGCTTATGCCTCCCCCTCACCTCGTAGTTGGACTTGGGCCTCGCAGGCTTTGGTCAAATCCAAAGAGCTCAAAATACCTGATATCGAATCAGTCACTCAAATTATTTCTGGTTATGTAGGTAGCGAAGCTGGTTTGAGGTTCAAGTTATGGTACGAGTTCTATCGTAAGTTTGAGCCGTTTGTTCATTCCCTAATTGAACGCGGGCAGATGTCCCTCAACTTCGATGACTTAGTGCCTACTGAAAAAATTGTCTTCGTGATAGCGGCTTGCTATCATGCCAAGCTGAAAGTGTTCGCGGATAAGTCCAAGAATAGATTTATTTATTTAGAACACTTGTGCAATTTTTTCAATCAATACAAAGTAGAGACGGAGATGCAAGTGATGGGGCTCCATAATAGCTTTGATTTTGAGCAAATAAAAATTCATAAACTTTATCAATGTAAATTATTTTTTGACTTATTCACAACTTTGAGTGTAGGCGTCACATTCAATAAATAATAATTTGTCGTCAATTTTGAATTCTATAAAGAGGAGAGAATAAGAGATGGTTATTTTACTTATAATGGACTTGATAGGGTAAATAACAATTTTCCGCACAACAAAAATAATGTGGTTCCGTGTTGTTGGCTCTGTAATAGGATGAAGGGTAATATGTCATACGACGAATTTAAAGCTCATATAGCTCGTATTTTTGATTTCTCAGTTAAAGACAAGGTCAAATTTCAATGAAAAGTGTAGTCAAAGCAGAATGTTCTTCTTGTGGTGGCACCGGTATCTACTGTGGTTTTGCGGAACCTAAGGGAGTGGGTGTTGTCTGTCTCAATTGTAAGGGCAATGGTCATCGTGAAATTGAGTATGTCCCTTTTACCGGGCTCAAAAAGCGTTTTGGAATAGACACGGTAAGATTGTCTAATGGTAGTTTTATAGCCACTGGTATTGGGCCGACAGGCACCGCTATTACTTATGAAGAGTTTTTACAAGGTAAAAGGCCTCACTAAATGAAAAAGATAGCCCTTCTTCCCAAAGAAGAATATAAAGTTTTAGACCATTACGCACAGAATAGAAGTCTATCTAAAATTGGTTCTGCGTTCTATGCATTGTATACAAATATCAGCAATGATATTTGGTATTATATGGATATCTCATATTTTAGAGAGGCGATTGATCAAGATTTTGATTATCTTGTTTTGCGTAAGAGGTATGAGTTTTTGTTGACCCAGTTCCAAAAAACTTTGAGTTATGATGAGAATGGTTTTCTTTTAGATGGACATCGATTTGAGACTTTGGATGAAGTGGAAAAGGCCATTAACAATAAAGCGTTCCTTTAGTAATAGGTGAAACAAATGATTAGAGTAGAAATATTAGTTGGCTTACCGGCCAGCGGCAAATCAACTTATGCCAAACAATTAGTCGCCAAAGATCCGAACAGTTGGGTTCGCATCAACAATGATGATTTGCGAGCTATGATGAATGGTTCCGTTTGGTCGCAAGACTACGAGAAGATCATTACGGACGTTCGTAATTATTTGATCCGAGATAGCCTAAAAAGAGGCAAGAATATTGTTATAGACAACTTGAACTTGAACCGACGCCACTTCGATGATGTCTGCAAGATTGCTAAGTCTATCAATGCTGACATTCAAGTAATGGAAAAGTCTTTCTATGTGGAATTGGAAGAAGCTTTGGAACGCAACTCTAAGCGAGAAGGTGCGGCCCGAGTGCCGGATGATGTCATCAAGAAGTGGTGGAAAGAGTCTGGCAAAACCCAGCACAAATTCTATAAGCCGCGTGTGGAAATCTTTCAAGAGCAAAAGGGCAACGTCAATAATACTATTGATGGCCCAGAAGAAATTCCGGGAGCTCCCGAAGCAGTCTTGTGCGATTTAGACGGCACCTTAGCTTTGATCCACAATCGTAGCCCTTACGATGCTACCGATTGCGATCTGAAAGATTTGCCGAATGCTCCAGTTATTGAGACCATCAAAGCTCACTATAATGCTGGTCGTCAGATCATTTTTTGTTCTGGCCGTGAAGATAAGTATCGACCAGAGACCATTAGGTTTATTGAGAAGTATTGTATGGTCGCCAATAGTGGTACTATTTATCCTATTCAGTATCAGTTGTATATGCGCAAGACGGATGACTTTCGTAAGGATGCCATTATCAAGGAAGAGATTTATCAAGAGCATATCGAAGGTAAGTACAACGTACTCTGCGTTTTGGACGATCGCGATCAGGTGGTTGAGTATTGGCGTTCCAAAGGGTTAACTTGTTTTCAAGTTGCTCCTGGAAACTTTTGATAGGAACTAATATGAAAACTTATGTCATTCAATTAGGTTTTGAGACGGACTTCTGTCCACCCCTGACCGCAGAACAGCATGCCCAATTAGTAGAGGAATATCTTTTTCTACCCATCAGAAAACTGGTTGGGCAAGAGTTAGTCATCGTGGAAGAGCTCAATCTCATTGATCGAGTGGTGGTCAAAGCCTCTGATACGACAGCTAAGACATTGCGTCAGTTGGGGCACCACTTGCAGATCAAGAAAACTAAATGAGAAGAACGATTTTTCTTCAACTCAACTACGATTATTCTCCTGCCTCCCGAGCTAAGGCTATCGCGGCCTTCCAAGGAGAAATCAAGAAATTGCCGTTCATCGTCATCCTCGCTACCCTCGAGCCCAAGGCCCAAATAATTGTAGAGTTTCCTGACGACCGTCAGCAAGAAGCCTACGATAGCTTGCGTGCCTTGGATAGCGTGGCTATCATTGATTTTATCCTGCCACCTAATTTTTCAGGATAAACCCTTGACAGGCTATTTGTAAAAATTATAATAGAGGTATCTGGATAGGCACCCTATGAAACAATATCAAATATCATTAGATGAACAACTTCTTTCGCAATTGGAAGAAGTGCAACCTCTAATCAAAATAGATGGGGATATGGTTTCCTTATCAGAAATAATCAACCTATGCCTTGAAGCTGGGTTGAATGAAATCTCAGGACAACTCAAACAAAATGAGGCGGAGGAATTATTATGACCATTACCTTAGCTATCATTTTGTTATGCGCTATTGTCTTTGTCCATATGTTTTTTGGGTGGATGATTCGAGCCGTTATCTTCTGTGGTTTTGCCTTCTTATCACATTGGTGGTTATGGGAAAATGTCCCAGACACCAGACATATTGCTATGACGCTGGGAACCAACACTACCATCAGTTGGGCGACCATCATACCACTCGTTATATGTGCTCTATGTCTACTTATTACAAAGGATTAGCATGTATAAAATCTTCAAGGAAGACGGCACCCTCTCTCTTTATGGCAAAAAAGTATTTGAGCAATTACATTATACTTTGTCGGAAAAAATAGCATCTCCCGAAGTGCGAGCCTTGACACACAATCAGTTGCTGATATTGAAAAGTCATCTTAGCCAACTGGTGGGAGATTTGATCTCAGAAATAGCATTAGATAAAAAACAATCGGCCAGCTATTTATCGTCTTTGACGGATGAAGAGTTCGAGGCCTATATGAAAAATAAATATGGTGAGCATTGGGAGTTTGAGGCCTGCACGCCAGAAGAGTTAGATAGGGTCAAACCTATCTCAAAAGAAGAATTGGAGGCAGCTATGGAGGAAGGACGTAAAAATGCGGAGGACTTTCTCCGCCAGCAAGTGAGTTTTAGTATTCCAAAAATATATTACAAGAAGTAAGGTTTGATTATGCTATTAGTGCAAGACTATTTGACCAACCACACCTTTGGTGATTTGGCCCGCGATCACGGGGTCTATGTATCCTTCTCCAAGTCAGGTCATAAGTTCTCTCTCAATTATGATCAGATTGAAGCTAAGGAACACGATCCTTTGGCACAAGAATGCCGTGGTCTAGTCTTGGCTTGCGAGAACGGAACTTCATTGGCATCGCAGTCCATTACTGTTCCTGGTAAGAAAGCTTCCTATGATCATTTGTCCCCAGGCAAAACCCGCATCTTAGCTTACCCAATGAAGAGGTTTTTCAATCACGGTCAGGGATCAGCTGCTGAAATCAATTGGAGCGATCCTCAGCTCAAAGTGTTAGAAAAGTTGGACGGCACTCTATGCATTGTCTATTTTGATCCATTTACTGAACAGTGGTGCGTGGCAACCCGATCTGTGCCAGAGGCTGATCTGATTATGGATAATAATCTATTTACCTTCCGAACTTTATTCGAGAAGGCCGCCCAAGAAACGACCGGGATGACCTTCGATGAACTAACTGCTGGTTTGGATAAGTATTTTACTTATTGCTTTGAGCTAACTACTCCTTACAACCGTATTGTGGTCTATTATCCAAATAATGGTATAACCCTATTATCTGCTCGTAATTTGCTTACTCTCAGCGAGTCAGAGCTCGAGGGACTTCCTTTGGACGGCAGAATACCCAAAGTGCAAGCACATAGCTACACCACCATTCCAGCCTTAGTAGAATGGGTTTCTTCGCTCAATCCAATGGAACACGAAGGTGTAGTGGTTCGAGATGCTAAGTTCAATCGTATCAAACTCAAAAACCCATCTTATGTAGCTTACAATAAGGTGCGTGATGCTTTGGCTTCTTCGGAACGCAATATTGTTGAAATTATTTTGGCAGAGAAGGATGACGATGTTATCCCGATGCTACCAGAGGAAATCGTCAAGAACCTGCAAAAGATCAAGGTGGGACTAGTGAAAGCTATTCAAGATCATGATCTAGCTTTCCGAACAATTTATAATGAATGTCAAATCATCAAGGCTGGCGACAAGAAGATCTTTGCCATCGCGGTTCAAGGTGTCGCTAAATTGCGAAATGGTAAGCTATGGACAGCTCCATTTTTCAATATGTTCGATGGTAAATCTGTCGACATGAAGGATTTCATCCAAAAGAACCGTAAAGATGGTACTTGGGGCAATTCCTTTCTTGATAAAATATTGGAGATAGCCAAGTTTTATTACTAGTGTATACGATATATACTTAGGTATGGTATTGTATTCCAATAGTGATATTTCTGCTGACTTAGTCAGATGGCTAGGGCGTAGTGAAATATCTTTTGTTTCAGAGATGGAAAGTTTACAAGAGGAAATAATCAAAAAGGCGGATGCAGCCTTTGCTTATTTCTTTGCTATTGATTTCCAATATAAAACATATTTGATGCAGAAGGTTATTCTTGATAAGAAAGATGCCAAGTATGCTTATCTCTTCGCACAGAATATCGCTGGTGCTGATATTAAAGCATTGCAGGGTATTGTATTAGGTTCTAAAAAAATCAAATACATTACCCGGTTTGCCTGTTTCGTTTCCAAAGCTGACCAAAAACCATTAGAAGATTTCATTAGTAAATCTAAAAATGTTAAATACATTCATATGTATGTCAAACACGTTAAGGGAACTAACATTAGTAAGTTTAAGGATATTATTATTGCCTCGGGAAAGCCGCGTTATCTTTTTGAGTTAGCCAAACATCTTACTTCTAAATCTGAAATAGAACAAATAGAAAATCTAATCATTCAATCTAAATCATTTACTTATATGAGATTATTTGCTGAGAAAATTAAACTTGCTAATGTTGATAAGATTGAACAATCTGTATTAGATAGTGATAATAGTGAAGAGATAAAAAAGTTTGCCAAATATGTGCGTAAGTCTACTATGAAGAAGTTCTTACTAATGGTATAATTATGCATTATTGAATGATCATAAAGACCATTCAACACGGATATAATTTAGCCAGGCACGCCCTCCGAGATGTTGGAATTGGTGCCAAACGTTCTTCTAAATGGCCCACAGTAGAAAAACATTTTCGGGAAGCTCATCCTAGCTGTGCCGCTTGTGGTAGTAAAAACAGACTTAATGTTCATCACGTGCGGCCCTTCCACCTCACTCCTGAATTAGAATTAGCTCCTAATAATCTTATTACTTTGTGTATGGATACCAAAGAGTGTCATTTACATCTGGGTCATGGCGGTTCTTTCAAGCAATACTGTCCTGATGTTAGGAAATATGCGGCAGAAGCTTTGGCTCACCCTGATAAATTTGACCAACTTGTCAAAATTGCCCTCGCTAATAGATTAGTTAATTAAGGAATAAGATGCGATTATTTCTGTGGCCTCTTGCATTTACCATTATCTTTTTGATTGGTTTTGCTAGAATAGTTATGCCAATTATACGGCCACCAGAAATGTATTATACTCTACCAGTGCATAAAACTTTGTATCTGGGTCGAGGCATAGACAATGAAGAAATGTCGCATATTATGGCGGCAGCTTTGGAATGGAATGAAGTCACCAACGGGCAAGTAGTACTTGATATCAAAATGATGCCGCAACCCGATGTTATGCCCTCGGATGCTGTCATCATTCTCAATGTCACTCCTGATTATCCAGAAGTTATTATGCTAGATAATACTAATCATTACAACACCTTAGCCTTCTTTCAAGGTAAGCGGGGCATCCCTTATATCGGTGTGGTCAAGTCGCGTTTATCCAATGATGAGACTACCGAAGTGGTGATGCACGAAATAGGGCACGCTTTGGGATTGGAGCACCTGACAGGAGACGATGGTTTCTTTACTCTGATGTCTCCTTCGGTGGAGTTAGGTTCCGCCCACATTACCGATATTGATCTTCTTTATTTTTGTAAGTTATATCATTGCAATTCGAGCAAGTTCCATGGACACCCCTAAATATAATCGCACCTTCCATTTTCCGTTTTCGCCCGGAGCCTCTTCGGATGATAAGATAGCTACGTCTGTAGAGAAGTTAATTGGCGTACCTATCATTTGCAGCGAGAAACTCGATGGAGGAAATTGTAGCCTAGAAACTAACGGAGTATATGCGCGCACACACGTGTCCATACCTACGCATGCGTCTTTTGATCTTATCAAAGTTTTGCATGCCACTATCAAGCATAAAATACCTATGGACTATCAGTTGTTTGGTGAGAATTGTTATGCAAAGCATTCTATTGAATATTCCGAATTACCGGGTTATTTTTTGTTATTTGGGGTTCGAACTGGTAATCAGTGGTTGAGTTGGGAAGAAGTAAAAATGTGGGCCGAGGAGATAGGCGTCCCTACGGTGCCCGTTTTATGGGAGGGCGTGGTAAAGTCCAAAAATGAGTTACAACAACTTATACAATCATTTATGGGGCAACAATCAGCATGCGGCGGTATAAGAGAGGGTGTCGTGGCTCGCGTAGCGAGTGGTTTTAATGATGATGAGTTTCAATATTGTGTATTAAAAAATGTGAGAAAAAATCACGTTAACACAAATCAACATTGGACACATAATAAAATTATTAAAAATAAACTTAAAACGGATGCTTGACGATTTTCACAACACGCCTTATAGTGGTAATAACAAGACATATGAGCGTGAAGTTAGGAAGATAAACTGAACAAAAGGAATTGTATGTTAAAGCGTTTTCATTTCGAAAGAAATATGGACGTATCTGGCGTAAGTGGTTGTGGAGTTGTGGCAACGGGGGTTTTGTTTGATGACGGACAAATTGCCTTACATTGGGAAAGCGATCACCCCAGTATTAATATCTACCGATCAATCGATGACTTGCTATTCATTCATGGACATGAAGGAGCAACAAAGATTGTTTGGGACGATCCAAAATGAAATTGGTATGGTGTAATTAATGATTGAAAGAACGGCTTTTATTGATAAAAACCAATCGTATTTGTTGGGATTTTTACAATCAGATGGGCATAGATCACTAACACATCCAAATGGAATTCAAATAGAGTTATCTATTAAAGATAGGGATATTCTTGATAAGATCAGAATAGAATTTTCAGTTATAAATAATGTCCGTACAAGAACTAGGGATACCAACTTTAAGGATGATTACGCTTCCTGTTCGTTAGCAATTCATAAATCTTCCATTGTTAATATAATTGATTTTATTCCATTCGGCAAAAAATCAGAAACAGTTCGTCCACCCTCAGATGTTATATATTTAGAAATAGATTATTGGCGCGGTTTTATAGATGGGGACGGTAGCATAGGTTTTAGAGAGGGTAAACATAAGCCAGAACCATTTATTAGTATAGCGACAAGTAGCGAATATATTGCCAGAGTGTTTGAAAATTTTTTGTTTCTTCAATCTTATTCGAAAAATCATAGTAATAGAAATAAAAGAGATGAGCAATTCAACATAACGATTGCTGGATGTTATGCGGTTCATATGGCAAATATTTTATATTATCCAGAATGCTTATCATTAGATAGAAAAATGAAAGAAGCTACGCTAATAATCAGTTCCAGTTTTTTAGCTGAACAAAAGCACCTCCAATTTACCAGAGAAGAAGATTCTCAAATATTATTGTTTTTTAGAGAGAAAAAAGCACTTAAAACATTTAAAACTCCTAAAATATCAGTTATTCCTACTCTTACAAATAGAAGTAAACAAACTGTTTATAATCGTCTAAAATATCTTCTAAAAAGAGGTATTGATTCCCAAGAAAAGTTATATGATATTAGGTATTTTATATGAGAACAGTCATAATAGGTGATATTCATGGTTGTTTGGACGAATTCAATGAATTACTGACATTAGTAGATTACAAATCACCTCTTGTCAAGATTATTTTGGTGGGTGATTTGTCAGATCGCGGTCCCGAAAGTCTTGGAGTTATTAGAAGGGCAAGAGAACTAAATCTGTTATCTACCTGCGGAAATCATGATCGAAAAATCCTCAAATGGTATCGCAGTCAAGGCACCCGAGTGGACGTCTATGATCGTAAGGATTATTACGGTCAGTTATCGGACGCGGATGTCACTTACATTGCCAATATGCCCAGCTATATCGAGTTGGACAAAACCATTATTGTTCACGCTGGGTTGAAGCCAGGCATTCCCGTTTCCAAACAACGAGATGATGATCTCTTGTATCTTCGTTATACGGATGCTAACCGCAAATTCATTTCTTTGAGACAGCTCAACAAGTTTGGCAAGGAAGCCTTGGGCGCTATCTTTTGGACAGAGTTTGGGCCTTTTGGATATGACCGTATCGTATATGGTCATCAAGTATGGAATGAGCCCAGAATAGATCGATTTGATGATGGTAGTATGTGTATAGGAATTGATACGGGCTGCGTATTTGGAAATAAATTAACTGCATTTGTATTGGAAACCGAGGAAATAGTGCAGGTTCTAGCCAAAGAAGTTTATTTTAAATCTAATTTTGCTAATTGGTAATATTGTGCCATAAGATCATGCCTTATACGAATAATTTAAAATTTGATAAAAACTATTTTTCTAAAATAGATTCGAAAGAAAAGGCGTATTATTTTGGATTTATTTGTGCCGATGGGACGCATGATAAATATCAGTTTAAAATTAAAATACGTGCAAAAGATAGAGAAATTTTAGATAAATTTAAAACATCAATGGCAGCAGATCATAATATATATTTATATGGTGAAGATGCTACTTTTCGTATATGTTCTAAATCACTATGCGATCAATTAAGTCTTTTAGGTTGCCCGTCTAGAAAAAGTTTGATATTAAAATATCCAAATATTGACGCCAATTTTAATAGAGATTTTATTAGGGGAGTTTATGATGGAGATGGTTGGTTTATTAAAGATCAATGGGGTATAGTAAGTGGATCAAGAGATTTTTTAAATAGGATAAAACAAATTCTTAATGAAGAGGTGGGTATAAATATTGAATTGCATACTCATAAGAAGAATGAAAATAATCGTAAAAATACATTATATAGTATTTGCGTAAGTGATGGCCCAAGATTAATTAAGCTCTATCATTATTTATATGATAATTCAGATTTATATTTAAATCGTAAACATATTGCTTTTAGCGAAAAAATAGTAAAAATTATGGAAATAATTCGTAAGCGAGAATGGCAGGCACTAATTAAAAGTGACAGAAATAATGGAATGACATATTCAGAAATTATTAAAAAGTATAATATTACTATTGGTCAAGCATATAGTATATGTCATAACGATTATGTATGTAAATATACATATACATAAAACATACGATAAGTGAGGTCGATGAATGAAGGAAATTAAAAGAGACTTATTTGACTGCATATCTGATCCTATGGTTAATGCGATCTGCATAACCACCAACTCCCAATATACCGAAGATGGTAGAGCATGTATGGGTGGCGGTTCCGCCCGTCAATGTGCAGATAGGTGGCCCGAAACTGCCTTCAGGCTCGGTAAATGCCTCAAAAACTTTCAAACAAACGTTCCATTTATTATTGGGATGTTAAATGAACGGGGTGAATATTTAGAACCCAATCTCAAAAAGATTAAAGAAAGAAAATTCAAATGTCTAATTTTCAGTTTCCCCACCATTGATGATTTGATGGACGGAGCCAAAATAGAACTTATCCAACGGTCTGCCGAAGAAATGAAAATCTTCGCAGACCGTTTTCAGTTGATGGGAGTGGCCGGAGTTCGTTTTGGTAGCGGTATCGGTGGGCTAGATTGGTATCGCGATGTTAAGCCCGTAGTGGAAAAAATACTTGACGACAGGTTCATTATTTGTTGTCAAGAAAATGATGAATTAAGGTAAATATGAAGTTGTTAAAATGTTCCCTCTGTCAGGGAGAGGTGGATGTTATCGGAAACGATCATGCCATCAACAAGAAAACCAAATGCCAAAAATGCGGACATACTTCCGCTGGCATAGAAGTGGAAGCCAAAGCTGAGCCAGAAGTAGTGGTCATTAGAAGACGACCATTAGTGGCACTTGATTAAGATTTGTTTTGGTGATACCACTTAATAGTTTTATGAAGACCGTCTGTTAAAGAGGTATGTGCTGTCCAACCTAATACTTCTTTGGCTCGCGACACATCCAACAATCTTTTTGGTTGCCCATCTAAACCATCATCATTGAAAATAATGTTGCCTTGATAACCAATTAAATCGCTAATTAGGTGTGCCAAGTTTTTAATAGTGATATCTTTACCCACCCCCAAATTAATAGGTAAATCATAATTGAGATTAGTATTTACTGCCTTAACAATAGCTTGGGCAGCATCACCCGCATAAAGAAATTCACGAGTGGCTTTTCCAGTGCCCAGGCATTCAACTTGCGGCAGTTCGTTTTCTTTGGCGTGAAGAAATTTTTTGATTAGGGCAGGAATGACATGACTTTTTTGATCGTCAAACGAGTCGTGAGGTCCATACATATTAACGGGAATTAAATGAGCCCCAGTGAAACCATATTGCGTGCGATATGTTTGCCCCAACATCATTAAGGTTCTTTTAGCTTGACCATACGGGAAGTTAGTGGGCTCCGCTGCCCCATTCCAAATATCGTCCTCCTTAAATGGTGTTGGACAGTGTAGCGGATACATGCACACACTACCAAGTGAATAGATATTGGTAATATTGCACTGACGAGCCCCTTCGTAAATGTTGAGGGCTAATTGAGTATTTTCTCGAAGAAAATCAGCGGGAATATGTAAGTTTTTAACTATACCACCACAGATAGCGGCCATATGTAAAATAGTGGTGGGATGATGTAATTGTAAGTAATCACATAAAGTATTGAAATCTAATAAGTTTAGTTCAGATGATTTAGGAGCTAGGTAATCAATGTTTTGATTATTAAATTCTTTTAAGACATGTTTGCCTAAAAAACCACCACCTCCTGTTATCAATAACTTCATTGGTGTTCCTTCAATATTTTTTCTCGTTTAGCTAATTCCATATCGGACGCAATCATTTCATCAATTAAATTCTCAAAACTATAAATTGGCTCCCATCCTAATTGGTTTTTGATCTTGGATGGATCGCCACATAGTGCATCAACTTCGGAAGGGCGCAGATAACGTGGATCAAACTCTACATATTGAGAGTAATCTAAATCCAGTTTACTAAAAACTAATTGGGCAAACTCTTCCACTGAATGCATTTGCCCGCTAGCTATCACATAATCATCTGGTGTAGGCGCTGTGATAATTTTATACATTGCTTGGGCCACGTCAGCAGCGTGAGACCAGTCGCGCTGTGCGCTCAAATTTCCAAGATACAGCTTGTCCTGCAAACCGAGTTTGATACGGGTAGCGGCACGAGTAATTTTTCGAGTGACGAAAGTTTCACCACGTCTTGGACTTTCGTGGTTGAAAGAAATAGCATTGCAAGCATGCATATCATAAGCTTCACGATAGTTGAGTGTAGTGAAATAGCCAGCCACCTTGGCTACGCCATATGGGCTACGAGGATGAAAGGGCGTTTGTTCGTTTTGCGGAGGAGGACTGGAGCCAAACATCTCTGAGCTGGAAGCGGTCAGGAATTTGGTCTTGGGACTGTTTTTGCGTAGCGCCTCTAACACTCTAACCACTCCTGTGCCAGTTACATCCATGGTGTACTCGGGAATGTCGAAGCTGACACGAACATGGCTTTGCGCCCCCATATTGAAAAACAAATCTGGTTTGAGATCGCCAATCCAACTAGACAATGAAGAGTAATCGGCTAGATCGCCATACATCATCTCGAAGTTGTGCTCATGGTGCAGATCGGTATACACATGATCTACGCGTTCTGTATTAAGCGAGCTACTACGACGTTTCAAGCCGTAGACTTTGTATCCCTTGCTGAGTAATAAATCGCATAAATAGGAGCCGGTTTGTCCTGTAATTCCGGTGATGCAAGCGGTGTTCATAACTGTTTATATAGCGATGCTTTTGACATAATGATTGAGGGTATCAAGGATATAGGCTTGTTCTGCTACGGTTAGTTCGGGGTAGCTCGGCAAGATAAAACATTCTTGGTTGAGTAGTCGGGCGTTGGTGGTGTCACCTATGTGAGTGGTGTAATTGTTATTTAAGTGTTGGTGAGTATCGATTGGATAAAACATAGGGCGTATTTCAATGCCCGCCTGTTTGAAATAAGCCTCTGCTTCTTCGTAATTACGATTGCCAAGCACCCTAATGCCAAACATCCAGTTAGAATGTTTGGTGTTTGGATCTACGGCTTGGAACAATATATCTTCTCGGTGTTCCAAAGCCAAACGATAATCGTAGAAAATTTCTTCTTTCATCTCCATGATCTGTGGTAATATTTCTAGCTGACCGTATAAAATGGCGGCTTGGATATTGGTCATACGATAATTGTAGCCTAATTCATTGTGAACAAAACGTTTGGCGGACTGCCCTTGTCCTTGCACGCATTTAGCAAAAAGATACGCCTCTTCATCATTAGTAATAAAACAACCACCTTCCCCCGAAGTTACAAGTTTGTTTCCAAAGAAAGAAATAGCGGAGGCATAGCTGGCTGCACCAGAATAAGCGCCCTCATAGGTTCCTAAAAACCCTTCACAATTATCTTCTACAAAAAGCGTGGTCGGATATTTTCTTTGTAGTTCTGGGACGTTGATGATATTACCAACATTGTGAACGATGAGAACAGCAGCATCAGGGCGATCCGTAATGGCTTGATCTAACTCGTTCATATCATAATTCCAAGTAAGTAAATCTGTTTTGATAGTAATTAGATCGAAGGTACCATCAAAAAGAAAAGCATTCCAAGCTGCCACATAAACGTTATCGGGAACAATTACATATGCTTTTTCACGTAATTTAGATAAACATTTAGCAACTAAATGGCAAGCACTAGTTCCATTATTGAGTGGAAGCACATATTTGGTAGCTAACAATTCCTGTAATTTTTCCTGAACCATGGGCAAATATTTACCCTGTGAAGACAACCAAGTGGAATCTAGCGCTTCATGTGCGTATTTGAGAGAACCTGATGGAAGGTATGGCTTATAGATAGGAATCATGATTTACTTTCATTACTTTTTCCATACATTTTAGTTGAGCCCTGTTTGTATAATTTTTGTAACTCACCCGTCTCAACCATGTGATTTATTTTTTCATCAATTTCTTGAATGAGATCATTGCGTAGTTGGTTTACTGTGTTTGTTGTTCGAGCGGCCTTAGCTACCTCTTCATCGGTGGCCCGGCTATCTCTCTTGATATTTTCTGCCATCCAAATTCGTATGTTAGCAATTGTTAGTTTATCAATTAAATTACCTATGGTTTCCATTATAATCCTATTATTTCAAATTTGGGGCAAGGAACAATAAACTTTCCGCCCTTGGAAAGAAATTCTCTTTCTCTTTCGCAAAACTCATTGATGAAATGCCAGGGCAAAACCAAAAGATAATCTGGTTTGGCTTTTCTCATTTCATCTTCCGAGTAAATTGGTATATTAGTCCCTACTGTTTTGAGCCCAAATTTATGAACACTTCTTTCGGCAATTCCATCTATCAAAGTATAATCAAGTCCAAAATATTGTAGTAGCGTGTTACCTTTGGTAGAAGCGCCATAACCCCATATTTTTTTGCCGTTAGCTTTTTCTTGTTTAATGAATGACACTGTTCGTTCTTTTAACCGATTAATTCTGTCATAGAAGTGCTGCCAGGTTTCTACATCGGATAAGTGTAATGTTTTTTCATGTGATAAAATAGAGGCAACTCTGAAACGCCCAATATCTCTATAAGGTTGTGTGGCAAAAGTTTTTACATTAGCACTATCTTTCATAGCATATACTCTGAATGATCCCCCATTGGTATCGTTGAGTTGACAATCTACGATTTGAAAGCCATTTATTTCCAATAGATTTTTCAAGTTAAAAAGAGAATAATAAAAAATATGTTCATGACAGATATTATCAAAAGCAAGTTGCTCTAACATTAAGGGGGTATAGCTTAATTGCAAAACCCACAAACCATTGTCGTCCAACACCTCATACACATCTTTAATAAAAGGCTCTGGTTCTTCCAAATCATAAAACATAGCAATAGAAGTAATCACTTTTGCTTTCAAATGTCCAAATTTAGTAGATTTAAAAGCGTTGGCAGTGAAATAATCTTGCACAATAATATCTGCGTGTTTCTCAGATTCTTTTTTAAAAGAATCATCCACAGGATCGATACCTATTTTAATTAGTTCTTTGGGTAAAAAAGTAAAGAGGGTTCCATCATTACAGGCAATGTCTAGCCAAATATCATTTTCTTTGAGTTGCTTGACGGCTAAAATTGAATCAACAATGTTTTTTAACTCCTGTTTCATTGAGTTATTGATGCCAGATCGATACCAATATTTACCATACATAGTATCCAGTGGCGCACTTTTTTCTAGGCGAACATTACCGCCATTTGTCATCATCAATTTTAATTCAGTTTTATCTCCCCTGGGAGACTCGTCATTCCTGACAAAATCAGATACATATAAGCTGCCTAAACTAAAAAGATTTTTTATCATAGATAACTCTTTATCGCTGTAATAAATTCGTTCCAATCTTTACTAACCATAGCATCTGAATATTTTTGATCGTAGATATCATTAGCACATTTGATATTATCTCTTCTATAACCAACTACATTAGATGTTGCAATGGCCATACAAACATTACCACCAAGGCCCAATGTAATAACCAATTTTGCCTCACTCATAATAAGACAATCTTGTTGTATTTGAGATAAGGTTGGACTAGTAATACCAAGCGCAGGTATAGTTAAATCTAACACTCGATCGGCTGAAACATTTTTGATTATTTCTGGATAAATACCATATATCTGATTTATCCCATGATATAAATAATCTTGGCACATTTCTACTTGTCGTTCGCCTAATATTACTATTTTATATTTATTGGAAAGTTCTTTAATTGTTTGCCATAGTTGAGGTTCTATTTGATTGAAAAATGATCTTTCAACATATCTAATTTTAGTAGTTAATACTATATACTCTTCTGGTAAATTTAGAGATGTCCCCTTGCATAGTAAATGTTTGTATTGTGATACCTGAGGTTTTTGTGGAACGATATTAAAATCTGATATTAATCCCTCTGCATCACGAAACGGGTGTTCACCCTGATTGTATACATAAGGAGGTTCAGTGAAAAATAACTGCCCTACTTCATGTAAAAAATTCCAGTATTGTGGTGAATTATTTTTTTCTCTCTGAACGATGGGCGCGTGATGAGTGAAGTAGATTTGATCATACTGGTCTTTGACTTGATCGGCATAACATTTTGCCATAATGTTATCTCCAATCCCTTGTGCAATATTTGCTTTATAAATTCTCATCTTACTCCTGGCAAATTACAAATATTGTTTTAAAATTGCAATGAATCGCGGCCATTCCTTAGTGATTATGGCGCCATTGTAATCTCTGTTAAATATAACTTCAAATATATCATGTTTATCAGCCCTAAAACCTATGGTGTTGGCTACGGCAGTTGCCATACAAAAATTTCCACCAACTCCCAAAGTGATAACGAATTTAGCATTTTTCATAATCAAACAGTCTTGTTGAATTTGTTCTATATCAGAATTAACAATTCCAAGAGCTGGAATAGTGAGATCTATTAATTTTTCTGATGGAACATGACACATGATATCGTCATATATGCCATATATATGTTCGGCGGTATGATGTAGATATTCTGCATTCATTTCCACAACTCTTTCACCTAATAGTATAATTTTATACTTATTAGATAGTTGATTGATCATATTCCAAAATTCAGTAGATTTTTCATTGAATATTGTTCTTGGTACATACCTGACTTTTGTAGTTAAGACTATATATTCATCAGCTATATTAAGAGGAGCCCCCTTGCACAGTAGGTGTGATAATTCGGGTTTTTGAAGCTGGATACCATAATCAGTCGATAATCGCATTACCCCTCTAAATTCCCCTCCTTGTTCTGTCAAAACATATGGTGATTCAGAAAAAAATAGCTGCCCAAAGTCATCTAATAGTTTATTATAAGATGTGCTTTTGTTTCGAAACACATTTACCAGTTCCCTATGATAGGCAATTTTAATTTCACTACATTTATTTTTAATAGGATCCAGCATAGCCTTAACATAAATAAGGTCTCCTAGGCCCACAGGTATAGTTGTTGAAATTATCATTTTAGTAAGTCTTGTGTTGGTCTTGAATAAAAGTTCCGTTGTTAAGGTCTTCGCCTTTTATGGTAGCTACTACTACCTCTGCAATTTTTTTATCAACTTCTAGAATCATAGCCTGCCTTTGAACGTTGAGGTCAGTTGATTTCTTAAAAGCAGTATAAAGTTTATGAAGCCCTTCTTCAGTGCCGTAAGATTTTTTGAATTGTTCAAAGGTCATCTTGCGAATAACGTATAACTCTTCTTGTGCCAGAAACATCTTCTGGTTTACTGTTGCTAGTTTATCTATGAGTGAACCAATTGTGTCAGCCATTTTTCTTCTCCAATTTCTTAGCGGGTACACCCACGTATACTCCGCCCTCTAGTATGTCTTTTGATACGCAGGCTGCCGCCCCAATCGTCACATCATCACAAATGGTAATGCCCTCTACCGTAGAGGCATTAGTGCCCAAATAAACCCTTTGGCCAACTGTTACTTTACCGCTAACATGCACGCCAGGGGCCGTGGTAAAAAAATCACCAGTTGTCGTGTCATGGCCAATAGTGGTAGATAAATTTAGTTGCGAGAAAGAACCTAGTTGAATATCGCAAGTCAAGATACAGTTGGCACACACAACTGAGCCGTGACCAACTTCAATATTAGGGCCCATAAGATTGGCTGTAGGCGAAACTAGTGTTGTGAAAGCCGTCATACCGTGGCGATCAATAATCTGCTTAACAATCTTTTCTCGAATTTTTGGATTGCCTACGGCCACCACCGCTAAGTGCTTTTCTTTATTGAAATAACTTTCATTTTTGACTGGTGCTCCATGATAATCTTCGCCCGAATGAATGTCAATGAAGGCATCAACTTCACAGCCACATTGATGAGCAAGCCAGAACACCTCGTGGGCAAAGCCACCCGCCCCATAGATACAAATTTTTTTCATCTTACTTCCTTGCAAGATATATATCCAATAAGAACGGTGAAATATGAATACAGACTTCAAATTCGACAGGGAAATTGCACCTGGTCGCAAGCAAAAATTTTTCAGTCAAGATGACGATTATTACGTTTATAGAAAACACATGTTTGAGTTTGCGGAAAATATATGCTGTTTTCTGAAAAACAATAACACGCTCAAAGTGTTGGAGGTTGGCCCTTCCTCAAAATTATATGTTGAGGAAGAGTTTCCTCAATTTTCCACCTCTATCATAGAAGAAACATGCGCAAGAAATAACATATATTATCGAACTTTAGATATTGATCAATCATCGAAGGCGGATTATATTGGCAGTATAGAAGATTTATCTTTTATGACTGAAACATTTGATATAGTTATTTTAATAGGTATTATAGAGCACGTACCAAAAGTTTTTCTTGTTCCACAAGAATTATATAAAATAACCAATGACAACTCATTATTATTTGTTAATACGCCTTATATGTTTAAAATTCATGGACCTATTCCAGATTGTTGGAGGTTTTCTGAGTATGGTTATAAGGCGCTGTTTGGTGATCTATTTTCTATTCAAAACATCGACGCTTTTCCACCTAATGAGTTGGGGAAAAATTCTATTCCATTATCTTTAAATGTAATTTTAAAGAAAAATAATGGTATCCTATTACCTTGAATAAATTGGCGTTGGGATTCCGTTATCTATATCTCTAATACTGGGCAAAATTCGAACATTACCATCAATACTATCGCAATCAAACGCCACAATCATTAATCGTAATCCGTGAGAGTGCACGATACCATCGGCTCTGTGTAAATCTCTAGCAGTATATTCAGCCATTTGATTCTTCTGAGCTTTAATTACTTTATGTGGTTCTCCTAATTTTTTAGAAAGTGCACTATCCCACAATTCCCATTTCTCTTTAGAATCTTTCAATTCTAAATTATTAGGAAGGTCCATGGGTGTTTCAATAAACTCCGTAGAACAACCGGCGCCCCACGAAATAACCATTAAATGAAAATCATCGTGATCATTAGCATAAACTTTTTTATCTAATAACCTTACATTATAATCTGTATGCCAGTGTTTACCATCAATGTTAATGTTTTCTTTTCTAAAATCTTGGGGTCGGATTTGAAGAATATTTTTCCTCCCATCAAATGGAAATTGATCTAAAAGTTTAATAAGAAACTCGGGAGCATCAGAGCCTTTTATTTGTTCATAGCTCATCGCAAAATAATGTGGGCAATTATAAATGTCTTCTTGAGAAGGAGGATCAATAAATTTAGTAAATTTGTGAGTAATATTATATAGCATCATAAATTTCTTTCTATTATTTTTAATACTTCATTTGGATTAGATTCATTATGAAATAAAATAGGCGAATTATAAGTGATCTTATTTTTTAATAAATCTCCCAACCAGTATTTACCGGGTTGAAAAGAAAAATTAGAAAAACTTAGAAATGTAATTTTTCTCTCAAATAAATTTTGCTGTGTCATTGTAAAAGCAAAGACGCCAGACGATCGCCCAATAACCATATCGCAGTATGTACTTAGAAAAGATATTTCATTAAGATCAGTTTTTGTCGATCTGTTAGTGATATTAGAGGATTGAAAAATATTGCTTGGCATATCTATGTTTTCTCGACTTGTTAGTATGAAAGACACATTTGGGTGTTTAGTAGCAATTTGAGTAATAATTGGGGCCATCGAAAAATTGGTTGCTTGATCAGAAAGAGCTGGCCCATTTTCAATTAATATTTTTTTACCAGAATGTTGATCTAACCATTTTTGGACTGGCTCAATATTATATTTACTATAATCAATGATGGGGAAAAATATAGTTGGATCGGCAGAAATATCTGATAAAGAAAAATTCCACAAAGATTGACACGACTCACTCAGGGCATCATATAATGTATCCATGGTGAGACCACCGTACCTATTCATATATTTGTGATGTTGTTGCCCATACCAAGTATTTATGTAAACAGTTTCGCCTACGACATGTAGGTTGGCGTGCTCATTATTAATAATAGATAAGGCATTTGGATCGAAACCTAAATTAGGAATATCGGAAAGTAATGTTGGATCATTTTTATGTCCATATGCAAATTGTACAGTTGGATCTGTTTGATGCACTTTGCTTATAATTTGACGTACAAGTCCACGAGACAAATGAACGTCTCCATTATGAAAATAATTGAAAAAAACAACTCTCTTAGGCGTCATGTTAAACTCCCTATCTGAACTTGGTGATATTTCCCGTGAACTGTATCGTTGTGCGAATAGTTCCTAACATTAGAATTATGGACGTGATACGTTTTGATGGATCGGGCAGGATTAGAAGGTTTATATCCTGCGTCTAAAAGTTCATAAGCTATCCTATTGTCGCAGCCCTTTTTACCCAAAGTAAAATCTCCTTTGACATGTTTGATAAATCCTCTTATAATCCAGGTGTCTTGACTATCACATCGCTCAAACAATTTAATATTATGTTCGTTGATATAGTCCCAGCGGCTAAGGACAAAGGAAGCATTGTGTTTGAGATGGCTAGCCAATCTAATGGTATCGTCAAAAAAGATATCTGAATTACAAATAATATTGATGTCATCCGGCCCAGTTAGTTCATTGATGCGGTTGAAAAAGAAATCATAGGTAAGTTTTTCCGCACTTTCAATAATAACCATATTAAGGTGGTTATTTTCCAAATTCTTTTGAAGACAGAAATCTATTTCTTTTTTTCTGGCGGGGTTCTTGTCTTCGTAATAGTTGTAAAGAAGTCTGATCATTTTACACCAAATGCGCCAAGTTAGTTATGTTGAGGAGCTCAATAATTCGGGAGGTAAAAGTGTGTTCTTTGAGCACTCTTTTATGTCCATTGATGCCCACTTGTTTCGCTATGTCGGGGTTAGCCTTGCAATAATTGACGATGTCCAGAATGTCCTGATTGGAACGAGCGTAAAAAATTTCACTGCCCTCCACAAAATAACTCTCACAGCCAGGGAAATACCAAGAGATAGTGGGACGCCCAGAGGCTAAACAATAAAGTAATCTATCCGAAAAGTAATGAGAAACATTATTGAAATTGCTAATGCTAATGGGACAGAGGGTTTTATTATAAACTTCATTCATTTGTTTGAATGGCACGGGTTGGATGCCCCCTCCATATCCAGTTCCAAAAGTTTTGAACTTAGGAAGTGTTCTAGACAAAAATTTGGTCGCTTCTAATCTAATATTTCCATCGGGAAAAGTGAATCCATAGTGATTACCAATAAAAACAGCATCGTATTGAAATTCCGATAAGTTCATTGGGAAATTACTCTTGGGATCATATCCAATTTGCCAATAAGTAATATTTTTGCAACCGGCTCCTCGATACATATCTAGTTGCCCGGTGCTGGAAATCAAGGAAAAATCTACCGCATTGGCTACTTTGGTATAATCGCCAATGGCGCTGGTTCGACAATCACCCGACCAATTAGTTATCACGGCACTGGGACAGGCGGCACGAGCCATGTGCAAAGTATGTGCCTCCACTACTCCCGTGAATTGTAGTTGCATATGAATGAGGTGGGGCTGAAAACGCCTTACCTTAGTCAAAAAATCGTTTTCGATAGTTGCCTTATTTTTGGTTTGTTCCCAGATTTTCCAAAAATGACAAACTTCTAATTCCGCTCCCACATTTCGGAAACCGTCTTCTGTCCCCGGTTGGTCTCCCAATGGTAAATAAAGCACTTTCAACATTATAGCCCCATAATCTTCTTGAAGTTATCTATAACGGAATTATTATAATTTTCAGTGCTGGCCGTTCTAGGAGGTTTGCTATCGATAAACTTTTGGATGGCTTGATGGATATCAGCCTTCCTTGGATAAATAGAAACTTCTTTATCTTGTTGGATCAAAGTATTGTTGGGAACTAACTTGATATGGTTATTAGTAATGAGTGGCACGCCAATGGCCGTAGCTAATTTGTTGATACCGGAGGCATAATAATTATTTTCTGAAATATCAAGGATGGCTTGCGCCCCGATAATCAATTTCATAATTTGTACATACGACTCGGTATCTGAGATGAAGGTGACGAAGCTTGGCGCCTTGGTGCTGGCTCCTACAACTACTAAATTGCCAAACTGAGGATCCCAAGCCTCGAACAATAACGGAGTTAGCTGGGTAGATTTCTCAAAATACAAATAATATTTGCCTTCTGCTGGCGGAACACTAAGTAAGGGCCATGGCTTAGCTACTCGGGTGATAGCCGCGTGGGGAATATGTTTCCAGATTTCTTGTGCGTTGATAAGAGACGGTGTAATGATACTAGTACACCTCTTCAAGACATTGACATGCTCGGTGGATAAGCCAGGGCCAAACCATTCGTCTATCCATACTTTCTTATAGGGCTGCAAGTTGTCTAAAGAGCACATAACAACATCTACTATTTTATCGCTCTTGGCAAAACCGGGCATAGAGATGACATTTTTAGCCAGTCTCAAATTAGGAAAAAGTGGGCAAATCTTTTTATACCACATTCTAGAACTAAAAGTATTAGGCGAAATGACGCCACCAAGTTGAGAGATAGCGGGTGGAACAAAATTATCTACTTCTATCAGAGAGAATTCTTTGCTGTCGCGTCTGATCTTATCATTGAGGGTGGGTATTTTTTGATAAGTGCGAATAGGACTTGGTTCGGGAGCTGTGTAAGGACCAGAATGAGAACCAGGTTTAGTTGGTTCTGGGACTGGCGGAGCTATAGAAACAAAATTAGCTTTGGCTCGGGCCTCTGCCTCCATACGAGAACTCATAGGAGGTTTAGGGCTAGCCGTGACAGCTATTCCACTATTCTGAATAGGAGTAATGGGGCCGGAAGGAGCAGAAGGGATAATAATGGGTGGGGTAGCCAATTCAGAAGCGGGGTTAGCAAATTGTAGAGGGCTACTCTCTTTGACGGCAAACCAAATTCTACGCTTGGATAAATTGGTGCTGTTATCGTTTTTGGGATACCAATCATAGACATAATCGCCAGCATTGAATTTACTATTATCCAAACGCTTGATATTCATCCCGCATTCACGCAAGACTCTTTCAACAGCAGCGGGGCTAGGGCGGCAACCCTTACCATTGTAAGAGAGATCGTAGTCTCGATCCTCATCAATTAGAACGACTTTTTGAGGATCATCCGAATCGCAAACCGCTGTTTCTAAAATCAAATGAGTGGTAGCATTGCATACCGTTTTCAAATGAGTTTCAAAATCGGATAAATGACATAACAAACCTAAATCTAGGATAACGTCAAACTTCTGTCCGTGAAAAGGCCACATAGCATCTAAGTTGGTTTGCACCGTTTTGATGCCATTATATTTTTTATTGACCACTTTGAGATGTTCTTGACGAGCATCCACGCAAGTAACATTGGCACCTAAGCGATATAATACTCCACCCAAATCACCGTGGCCGCAACCTAAATCAAGAAGCCTTTTAAAATAGAAAAACTTGTATCCGTAAAACTCAATTATACCTTTAATGCGTTTGGAGTTCCACTGGAAGTAGTGTCCATCAAACATTTAACCCGCCATGTCTTATTCTTTTGACACCATCTAATAAATTTTGTTTAGCAGATAGCGGGCGCAAATTATTAAATGCCCAACAGTCTTGGAATGACTGATCTTCCATTGAAGTATAATCAAAAGTAGAATGTGGAACAATATGATCTAATTGCCAAGTCCAGGTTGATTGATCATCATCTTTCCAAGTTTTAGCATCATATAATCCGTAATTTTCCCAGGTCATCCAAGGCTCAAATTGCTGTTCGATATATTTTTTTAATTCTTGAATAGTATAGGGTAATGCTTGAAGTATAGATTTATTGTATTTTGAGCTGTTTTTCACTCGTAAATGATAGCCAATGTTAGTTGATATATTTTGTCGTAATTTTATTGCCGGATTTTTTCTTAAATTTTTAGCTGTAATTTTCGCTTTCTTACTCTTTTTGTATTTTCTATTATTTGCCCTAATATCATCTGGATGCTGTTGCCAATATGTGCGAAAATATTCCGCCCTTTGCTTTTGTCCTACTTCACCCAATTTTTGTAAATACTGTTTTCTCTTATCAGATTTACATTTTTTACACTGGTTTTCTTTGGGGTAGAAACAATCATCATTTTTTTCTACCCCACAGTTTGAGCATTTTTTCATAACTTCCCTACCCCTAATGTAAGAATATTACTTTCCAATGTATGGAATATAAATAGGTTTTTTGCCAGAACTATAAGCATAACAATCCTGCTGAAACTTAGCAACATTTTTTTTACGACACTCATCCTTGAAGGTTCGATACTCCCCCGTATCTAATTCTGATACTCCAAGATGTTTTCCGGGCTGTGTTATGTAACCAAGGTTATAGCCAGCTAACCTTGCCCTAAATCCCCAGTTGGCGTCTTCCTCTCCATAGCGCTCATACTCAGTAGTAAAATATCCAATTTTATCGTGCAATTCTCGATCAAACATCATACAGGCGGTCCCTAAATTACCCTTGCTTTTATATTGAAACGTTTGACCATTTCTGGTAAGTGGGTGTAAATAATGAGGTGGTTCCTCAAAGCAAACACCAATGGAATATTTGGGGTTAGCTTGCATAATTGCTATACATTGGAAGTCCCAATGATGTGGAAACTCTACATCATTATCTACGGTGCAAAGATAAGGATCTTTGTATTTATTGGCAATTAGTAGTCCTTGGTTTCTGCCAATGGCAATACCTTGGTTTTCTTCAAAAAAATGTGTATGCACCCCTTGACAAAATCGTGGGTCAGGGCTAAGTTGTTTGAGCCAATCTACCGTTCCGTCTTTGGAACCATTATCAACAACAATTAGTCGAAACGATAGGCCCACGGTATCTTGCAGACTTTGCATCATTTTTTTTGTAAGGTCGAGGCGATTGTAGGTAACCATCATTATAGAAATTGCGGGTGTCATGGCAAGTTATATAACCTGGCGTATATTTTGGTATAATGTAAAGATTGGATAAAAACATGCCGTATTCAGATGCCGTTTTAGATCACACAGAGAACCCCCGTAATGTAGGATCATTAGATAAGAACGATCCAAATGTAGGTATTGGTTTAGAAGGTGCTCCGGCCTGCGGAGATGTCTCTAAACTCTCTATTAGAGTAAATCCAGAAACTGGTATCATAGAGGAGGCGGTATTTAAGGGATTTGGTTGCGGAAGTCTTATTGCATCTATGTCACTTACTACTGAATTAATTAAAGGGAAACTACTTGAAGAAGCGGAAAATATTAAAAATGTAGAGATTTATGAGGCACTAGAACTCCCGCCAATTAAGGCACATTGTAGTTTGCTTGCTGAGGAAACGATTAAATCAGCTATTGCCGATTATAGAAGAAAAAAGGCATTACAACAAGAGTTAGCTAAAAATGCAATGCCTGTTGTGTAAAGATGAAATGAGGACTTTCAACAATAGTAGTTGGCATCTTTGTGAAAAATGCCCTGGTTATTTGTGGTTTGTAATTCCTATCACCGGCCCTTCTCATTGGTTCCACTATGGCAAAAAATATTCACAAGAAGAGTTTGAGAGATATCTCAAACTAAAAGCGTTTTGGTAAGGAGTGATTTATGAATATTGAAGACGGAGAAAAAGCCGAGCAAGAAGAACAAGATCGCCTGAAATCAGGAATAGAAGAAAATTATCGACAAGATCAAGAGGCGCTCGATTTCCTTGAAGAAGATATGGTAATTTTTCAAGTATTGGATGGTGAGACGGGCGAGATAACCGAAATGACCGAAATGACTATGGATGCCCAGTCCTATAAATATTTTTGTGAAATGGAAAATGAATATGAAAGACAACAAGAAGCCCGACGAGCTTATCGTCGAAAACACGAATGGGATGGTTGGAGATCAAGGGTCGATGACTAAGGAAAATAAAATTATGAAATTGAAGATTTGGTTGGGCAGCCCGGAAGGTAAAGCTGCCTTGCAAAAGCTTGCCATAGAAGCTGCTAAGCTCCGTCAGCAAATTGAACCACAATCTGTGGTTCCCGTAGAAATGCTGCGCAAGCCATGTGATATCTAATACAATATATAGAAGTTATATTCATCATTATGGGAAATAAATTAGCTGACAGGATCAATTCCTATCAGAACAATACTGATTACAAACTGCTGGCGCGAGTGCCGATTATCATCTGCATCAATGGGCGAGCTTTTGCCAAAGTAACGCAGCTCCTGGACAAGCCATACTGCCACAAATTTGCCGAGTGCCTGCTTTCTACGATGCTGCGTTTGTGCGCGGACATTGAAGGCGCTATGTTTGCTTATCAACACAATGATGAGATTGTCATTGTCACCCGCAATGATCAAAGCAATGATACTGCCCCTTGGTATGATAACAAATTGCAAAAGATTTGTTCCATTACCTCGGCCATTGCCTCTATGCACTTCAATGAGTGTGCTACTGCTATGGGGCTCAATTTAGCAGGAGCTCCTGTTTTTACTTCACAAGTTTTTGTAGTCCCTTCCTTAGGGGAGGCCACCAATACTTTTATCTATAAGCAACAACAAAACTTTCATACTTCTATTCAATCAGCTTGTCTCTATAACTTACTCAATAAGTATGATAAGAATAATATCAAAGAGATGCTGACTGGATTGAATGTAGATGAGAAAATTGATTTATTGGATCAAGAATGTAATATCAAATATGCAGACTACCCTTCTTCTTTTAGGCGCGGCACAGCTTGTTATAAAGTCCCCAAAGTAGTAGATGGCGTGATGAAGAACAAATGGCATCTCAATACAGATTTACCTATCTTTACCAAGGATACAAGTTTTTTGAGCAATATTTTAAAAAATGGTGGGGTAGATATTTTTCGACAAGATGGTTTGAGTGATGAAAAAATATTGTTCTAGATGTAAATCTGAAAAGAAGAATTAGAATATTCTCCATCGCAATTTAAAATAAAAGGTGGCTGGTGTAAGGCTTGTAATAAAGAATATCGCAAACAGTATGGAATTAAGCATAATTATGATAAAATTTATTATGAAAATAATAAAGGTAAAAATAACAATTATTCTAAGGTAAATCTTATTTGTGATTATTGTAAATCTCTTTTTCAGAAATCAACAAAAGATTATAATTGGCTTGTAAAGAAAGGTCAAACAAAATTCTTTTGTAATCTTTCTTGCGCCAGTATTCAGAATAATAAAGATTATCCAAGAGATAATAGTAAAAATTTAGTGCCAGATAATAGAAAAGATGAATACTCTTCTTTTAAATTATTTGTGCAACAAGTAAAACGAAGAGATTTAGAGAAAAATAGAAAAGAGATTCCGAATATTACACCCGTTTATCTAAAAAAAATATGGGAGACTCAATTAGGAATATGCCCAATCACTGGATGGCAATTAATACTCCCTAAAAATGCCCACGTATGTTTCGACTCAACTGATCCTCGTAATGCTAGTTTAGATCGAATTGATAATGCAATAGGATATATGCAGGGCAATGTGAGATTTGTTAGTTTGATGGCTAATTATGCAAGAAATAATTTTACAGATGAACAAGTATTTGAGTTTTGTAGGGCAGTTGCCGCTAACCATACGCCCGAAAAATAAAAATTAGTGCCCCTTGACACCTACTAATAAAGGGTTATATTGTATGTGATAGGGTTCATTTTCAGCCCTGTCTCCGTGCCCGTATAGCATAAGAGCAATGCCTCTGCCTTGTAAACAGAAGATTGTTGGTGCAAGTCCAACTGCGGGCTCCATTCACTAGGTGAAATAGACTAGCTAAACGTCAAGATTGGCGTGACAAAGCGGGAGAGACCGCTACCACGCTTTTTTAGTATAATGGTTATTATATTGTCCTGGTACGACAATGACTCGGGTTCGATTCCCGAAAAAAGCTCCAATGCATTTATATGAATTTTCTTATAATTTTACAGATAAAGTTGGTAATCCTTGTACCTTGAACATGAGAGCTTATGCATCTTCTTGGGAAGAGGCGCGAATTAACATTTATAACAGTGTAGATAAATTGATTTGGGATAATCCAAGGGCAGGATTAGAGGCAATTAGTATAATCAAAAACTGTAAGGGTTATCCTACAAATTGCCTAAAATAATAGGCTAATGTCGTATAGTGGTATTACGCTGCATTCGTAACGCAGTCACCTGAGTTCGATTCTCATCATTAGCTCCATATCCGATTACTTCCCATGTAGTTGGATGTTTTAGTTTATGGGCGGCTCCCGGTTTCGACAAGGTGTAAGAAAGATTAAAACGCAGGTTAGGGATGATTGTATCCCTATAAAAAAAACAATCAAACGTAACTGCAAACGATAACGCAGCCCCAATGGCTCTAGCAGCCTAATTGGTGTCTCTCCAATAAGATTGTTTTGGTAGTTGGTAGAGGCATAAACCCACAAAAGCTCGTTTCTAATTTGGCTACGGAATTAGCGACTAAATAAACAGTAGATAGCTAGTAAAGCGATATTTACAAATGTTGTTGGTTACATTAATCAACCAAACCTGTAACGACTTTTGATTTTTCGCATTTTGGACAGGGGTTCGACTCCCCTGCCGTCCACCAATTATGATATTTCATATTTATATGATTTTCAATACTGTTAATGGGAAACTTTACATTGGTAAAACTAATGATCTACACAATAGGTGGATCACGCACAAAAGAGTTGCCAAGGGTGGAAAAGAAAAATATCCCACAGTATTTCACGCTATACATTCGGCTATAGTAAAATATGGCGCTGATAAATTCGATTTTTGTTTAATCCAATCATTTTCCAATGAAGATGAAGCTTATTTGGCGGAAACTTATTGGATTACCTATTATAATAGTAAAAATGTAAAATTTGGATATAATGAAACTGTTGGTGGGCTTGGTAGTGGTTCAGGAATTAATAGTGCAAATTATGGCTTAAAACGAAAGCCAGAGACAATAATCAAATTAAGGGAAAGTCATTTGGGTGAAAGAAACCAAAATTTTGGTCAAAAGTTTTCCGATAAAATTCGTAAAAATATGAGCGCCGCCCAAAAGGGGAAACAATTAGGTGAGAAACATGCCAATTCAGTTTTAACTTGGGCTGATGTAGAGAAGATTAGATCTATGTATGAAAATGATGAAGCAAACCAAGCAGAGTTAGCAATACTGTTCAATACACATAGATCAAATATAAGTCATATCGTAAATTATAAAACTTGGACTCAGAAATGAGTAGAGAATATAATCAACCAATAAAAGGATATATACACTGTCATGAGCCATTTATAGAACCAACTAATTCTTGATATGCAAGCCTGCCCTCAAACGGACACCCAATCCGTGTATCAGCACGGTCTCTCCGTCAAGGAGCACATTTTCGATTTGATTTCTTTCTTGAAGACGAACCACATTGGCCAGGGTTGGAGATTGCCCACCTGGATGTCGGAGTATCGAGAACAATTATTAGCCGCATTACTCCCCGAAGATATTATCGAGGAATATACTATTTTTCACGATTGCGGAAAACCTTATTGTCTGACCATTGATGAAATGGGCCGCAGACATTTTCCTAATCATTCCGAGATGTCTCATCAGACTTGGCAAACAGTCAGCACCAATCAAACGGTAGCCAACCTCATTCGTTGGGATATGAAAATTCATACTATCAAAGCTGACGAGATTGAAGAGTTCATTCAACATCCCGAGGCCGTCACTTTATTGTTGGCGGGATTGGCCGAGGTGCATAGCAATTCAAAACTTTTCGGAGGTTTGGAATCCACTTCTTTCAAGATCAAGTGGAAGCAAATCGACAAACGAGGCAGAGCGATCTGCCAAAAATTATTTGGAGATAAAAAATGAGTTTATAGATCAAAGAAGGCGATAAACTTTATGTTATTACTCGCCAAGACTTGGAAGAGGGTTATCAGGCCGTCCAATCACTACACGCAGGTATCCAATTTGTGTTCGAGCATCCAGAGTATGCCGAGCATTGGTATAAGCAATCTAATTATTTAGGCCTCTTGTCAGTGGCTGATGAGCAGGAACTAACTAAATTAATTGAACAAGCGGCTGCCAATGATATTCATTTCTCTATTTTTAGGGAGCCGGATATAGAGGATCAGATTACTGCCATTGCTTTGTCCCCGGGCCCCAAGTCCAAAAAGTTGTGTAGCAAATTGCAATTGGCACTCAGAAATATTAAATAATAATGCCTCCATAGCTCAAAGGAAGAGCATCCTTCTCTAAAAAGGACCGTGCGATGTCAGAATTCGCTGGAGGCGCCAAATGAAAATTTCCGATTGTCCCAGATATTGTCCGAAATGTAATGGCCTTATGTTTGTGATTACATATCGATATGATGAAGATAAAATTACTACATTTGCCTCACAGTTGGGTTGCGATAATTGTAATGTTATTTTGGATATACCTTCTCAAACCTGGGCCATTGATGATGTTTATTATACTAATGAGCAAGCGGAGAGATATAAACGCAATAAGGCTTTCTGGTAATTTATGAATAAGCACGAACTCCTACACGTCATTGCGGATAATGTTCGCAAGAAGCACCCCTGGAAAATCTCGCAGGAGAAGTATGTAGCATTCTTCGGAGAGCTGCCCCGAGAATATCTCAACGAAAGACTGACCTATGACAATCTGTTGGAAAAATCGAAGCAGTTCAAGCTGCTGCATTTAGTTCTTTCCGAAGTCAAAGTAGAAATCAGATTGAACTTGGATCAATGCATTGCTTGGGAAATGGCCCGCTGGGAAGATGCGGCAGCTCATAATATCCTGTCCAACGATATCAAAAAGTTGTTGAAAGAAAAAGAATAATGAAAAAGAACTTGCGATACTTGTCATTCAGGCATATCGGGCCGGATATTTGGGGGCTTGTTGGTCTGATGGGGCAAATGTGTCTAATGAAGAATATTATAAATCAGAAGAAGATTTACAAGCAGCAATAGAGCAATTCTTGGAGAAGTACGATGACAACACACTTATCGCTGATGAAGAATGATAAACATATCGATCCTTCTCTCGATTTAGAAAAAGAGATTGCTAAGCTCAAAAAAGAACGCAATGCCGTTATCTTAGCCCATTATTACCAAGAATCCGAAATCCAAGATGTGGCCGATTTCATTGGGGATAGCTTGCAACTTTCTCAACAAGCTGCCAAGACCAATGCCGATGTCATATGTTTTGCCGGTGTCCATTTTATGGCCGAGACAGCTAAAATCCTCAGCCCACAAAAAACAGTAGTGCTACCTGATTTGGAAGCTGGTTGTTCTTTGGCGGATGGTTGTCCTGCCGATAAATTTGCCGCTTGGAAAAGTCTGCATCCCAATTCGGTGGTCATTAGCTACATCAATTGCTCAGCGGAAGTCAAGGCCCTCTCCGATTACATTTGCACCTCTTCCAATGCCGAGAAGATTGTCAATGCCATTCCGGGTGACAAGAACATTCTCTTTGCCCCGGATAAGAACTTAGGAAATTACTTGGTCAAGAAAACGGGTCGACCCATGACCCTGTGGCAAGGAAGCTGTATTGTTCATGAGACTTTCAGCGAACGCAAACTGATTGGCTTGAAGACAAGATATCCCAACGCTAAGATTTTGGCCCACCCCGAATGTGAAGAACCTATTCTCAAAATGGCGGATCATATCTCTTCCACTACGGGCATTCTCAAATTTGCTGTGGAAAGCCCATTCAACGAATTTATTGTGGCTACCGAGTCGGGTATTTTGCACCAGATGCAGAAAGCAGCTCCGCATAAAACTTTCATACCGGCCCCTCCCGAAGCCAGCTGCGCTTGTAATGAGTGTCCGTTTATGAGGAAGAATACCTTGGAAAAGGTATATCTTTCTTTGAGGGATCTGTCGCCCCAGATCATTATGTCGAAAGATTTGATGAACAGGGCTCGTGTTTCTATTGATCGAATGATGCAACTTTCATAATGGAGAATTAATATGTGGTTATTTGAGTTATTTTTATTGTCATTAGTGTGTGGTACTGTTGTTGGTTTTGGTATCCGAGCCTGGGATGAAATGATGGAAAAACGAAAGAAGGAATTGATGGAGTCCGTTACTCCTCTTGTTCCTGAGTCTGCCGATAAAACAGAATAAGAAGAGTGGGTTGTTAGCTCAGTGGTAGAGCGGGGATCTCTAAAATCCTACGTCATGGGTTCGACCCCCATACAACCCACCAATAAAACGATATATAGGCAAGATGACTCGATCCGAAATTCAAGCAAGAATGAAAGAACTCCGAGAGGAGTTAGAAAATAGGCACAAGACCGGCCTATCCAAAATGGCAGATGCCAATGGCAAGACCATTTCTACCGTTGTCTTGCAAAATGAACTGTATTCTCTTTCCTATAAGCTAAGCAAATTTGAATAACAATATTCTTCTTTCATTAGATTTAGTGCCAGCCACTGCATTCGGCTCCAATGTCAGGGCTATTTTGACTCGTGCCCAATGGGCTTCTCTCTCAAAACAAGTTCGCTCACAAGCCTATGATATTTGTCAAATTTGCCAAGGCGAGGCGCACGATTGTCATGAGCGCTGGTCTTATGATGAAGGCAAGTCAATTCAAAAATTAGTTGGGCTAATAGCTCTATGCAAAAGTTGTCATCAGGTATGTCATTTTGGTTTGGCACGGGTGCAGGGCAAAGAGAAACGGGCGCAACAACATTTGATGAAAGTCAATGGTTGGACTAATAAACAAGCCGAGCAACATATTCAACAATCTTTTAAGATTTGGGCGAAACGTTCTAAAAAACAATGGACGCTTGACATTTCTATTTTGAGTGATTATGGTATTGATGTTAAATAAAATTGAACGAGTGGAACATTGAGAACTAAGCTATCTACCGAAGACTTTGTGCGCAAAGCGACTTCAAAACATATTATAGCATATGATTATTCGAAGAGTGAATACAAGGGCTCCTTAGAAAAAATAGAGATTATTTGTCCAGAGCACGGATCTTTTTGGCAATTAGCGACCAATCATTTGCAAGGGCAAGGATGCCGTTTGTGTCGCAATGAACATTTTTCAAAACTTAATTCCTCAATAAAAGAGGAGTTTGTAGATAAGGCTAATGAAATTCATAATTTTAAATACGACTATTCTGCCGTAATCTACACAAGAACTAATGAAAAAGTTAAAATTATATGTCCAATACATGGTGTATTTTTACAAATGCCCAATAAACATTTGCGTGGAAGTGGATGTCATAAATGTGGGTTTGTAGCCATTTCAGAATCCAAAAAATCATATACGGGTGAGTTTATATTTAGAGCAAACTTAATTCATAATAATTATTATGATTATTCAAAAGTTGAATATAAATTATCTAATGATAAAGTAAAAATTATATGCCCAAAACACGGGTCATTTTGGCAAATGGCTCGCGCCCATCTCCAAGGAAGTGGATGTTCTATTTGCCGCCCGCTCTTTTCTGAAAAAGAAGAAGAATGGTTAAATAGTTTGGGTATTGTAAATGATGATAAGCACAGGCAAGTAAAGATAGTATTGGGCTCATCATACATAATAGTGGATGCATTTGATCCAGACACTAACACTGTTTATGAGTTTTACGGCGATTATTGGCACGGTAATCCACAGATTTTCAAATCATCAGATACTAATCCTTCCAATAAAAGATTATACGGCGATCTTTACAAAGAAACAATAGATCGTGAAGAGATGATTAGAAAACACGGATACCAGATAATTTCTATCTGGGAACAAGAATGGAATAATAGGAGATTGAAAATTGGCTCAACAAAATAATCAGCAACAATATAGGCAACGTGTTAATGGAAACATTAGAGTTCCACAAGTTAGGGTAATTTTGTCTAATGGCGATAATGGTGGTATAATGAATACCATAGACGCTATTAAATTAGCTAAGGATGAAAATTTGGATTTAGTAGAAATAAATCCTCGCGCATTGCCACCAGTTGTAAGAATTATAAATTATGGCAAGATGAAATATGAAGAGAAGAAAAAAGCACAAGAACAAAAGAAAAATCAGCAAGTGCAAGAGCTAAAAGAAATTACATTTAGACCGAATACTGATATTGGAGACCTTGAACATAAATTAGTTAAAGCTAAGGAATTTTTAGAAGAAGGTAATAGGACGAAACTTACCGTGCGCTTTCGTGGCAGAGAAGTGGTTCATCTTAATGTGGGTCGTGAAAAGATTGAGTGGATTTTACAGCGTTTAGATGGGATGATTGCTCCCAATCCACAAATTAATATGGAAGGCAAATTTATGAGCGTGGTCGTTTCTCCTACTAAAAAACAGGCATAATAGGCAGATGTCTCTGTGGTCTAATGGAAGGGCACCTTGTTCCTAACGAGTTTTATGCAGGTTCGAGTCCTGCCAGAGATACCAGTGATATATAAGTTGGCATGAAAAACAAAAATATTTCAAGTGAAGGCCAACGTAATTTAGATAGTCTAATCGCTTCGGTAAAAACCAGGCTCAATAGTTCAGGTAAGGCTAAGTCGAGCGATCAGCTCGGCAATGTTATTTATGTGGATTGCGATATTTATAGCAAAGAAACTTTGGAGTCTTTTATAGATTTAGCGGTTTCCGAATTCAACGCTATTCCAAAATTCACAAATTTTACTTTGGAGAATAGTCGTTTTGTCGATTGTTTTGCCGAGGTGTTGGTAGAAGGCGCTGTTCTGTACGCACTATCCTCCCAGGCACTATTGGAGCGTGGTCGAGAATTTATGATCAAAGACGAAGGAGTTCATTTCAATCCACCTGCCGTCTCCGAAATGCTAAACACACAATACCAAATTCTCTTAGGACATCATTTGGAAAAGCTGAAATACATTAAGCTAGAAATTTCCAATTTTAATAAATAAGGTATTATGAAGAACGGCATCATTTTGGCAGGTGGCAACGGTACCAGATTATATCCACTGACTCATGTGGTCAATAAACATCTCTTGGGAGTGGATGGAAAGTTCATTCTCGATTACCCTATCCAGACGCTCAAACAAATGGGTGTAGAAAATTTAACGGTTGTTCTCGGGGGCAGCCACTTCTCACAAGTAGTGGATCACTTGAAGGACGGACACGCCTTTGGAATGAACGTCAATTATGTGTATCAAGGAGAGGCCAAAGGGATTGCGCAGGCTATCAATCTATGCAAAAGATTTGTAGATTGGCCCAATGACCAATTTGCAGTTGTGTTGGGAGACAATATATTTGAAAGACCGGTTTCTTTCTTTTATGATAAAGAAAAAGAATATGGAGACGATTATAAGTGGAATACGTGTGCTTCCGTTGTTTTGCATCGACATCCTGAGCTCAAAAGATTTGGGGTAGCTACTCTCAATCAAGCGCGACAAATTATCAAGATTGAAGAAAAGCCACAAGTGTTAGATATTAATAATGATAACTATGCTATTACTGGTTGCTATATGTTCGATAGTCAATTTTTCAGATTTTTCCAAGACCTCAAGCCCAGTGCTCGAGGTGAATATGAAATTACCGATATTCTGCAAGCTTATCATAGAGAAGGTAAACTAACCTTTTCTTTTACCGAAGGTTTATGGTCAGACGCAGGCACACACGAGTCCATTGCCTATCTCAATGACTATTATTTCCGCAACAAACTGTAAGCGCGTGATATAGTTATTACGAATTGTTTATTTATGATTTGAGGTTCCATGAGAGTTTTAACGTTAGGTGGCGGTTTTGTCGCTGAACATTTACCCTATGAAATTAGAAATTCACAACTATATGTCAACCCCGAACATATGGACTACATATTGTCCAGCAGAAAACCAAACGTAGTTGTCAATTGTGTTGGTAAAACAGGTCGTCCTAATATCGATTGGTGCGAAACAAATAAATCTGCCACTTACGAATCCAACGTTATCATTCCAATGATTATCGCTGACTGGTGTGCCAAGAATGGTGCTCACCTCATCCATTTAGGATCGGGGTGCATATTTTCAGGAACTTCTCCCAACACCCACCGACAACAAACCGAACAGGGCAAACGACACACTAAAAAGAGTGAAGAGGCGGAGGGTGACTGGATTACAGTTGATGATGGTTGGCAAGAAACAGATGTAGCTAACCCACAGTCTTATTATTCCAAAAGTAAGTATGCTTGCGACCTAATGTTGGGAGAAATGCCCCACGTCACCACTTTGCGTTTGAGGATGCCTCTGTCTGAAAAAGACCACCCTCGCAACCTTATCAATAAACTTAGGGGATACACTCAGGTCATCGATATCCCTAATTCCATGACGTTCATGGATGATTTAGTCCGCTGCATTGCTTGGGCGGCCACTAACAGGCCTGGCGGAACTTTTCATGTTGCTAATCCACAGCCCCTCACGGCCGCTCGCATCATGAATGAATTCCAGAAATATGTTCCAGAACATCAGTTCGAGCTTATCAGCGAACAACAACTGGATCAACTAACAGTAGCTAAGCGTTCCAACTGTCTTCTTTCTACGAAGAAGTTGTCGGCAGCCGGTTTTGAAATGACTGACTCCGAAAAGGCCCTGGCCAAATGTATGGCTAACTACGTCAAAAATATGCGGAGAAATAATGTCGAATAATAATCTTACTCTTGATCTCAAAGCTCGTAGAGACAAGGATGGTGCAGTTTTCTATGTTGGAAAACTAAAAGGCCCATTTTCCATTGATTGTGAAAAGGGCGCTGTGTTTTTGGTCTTTGTCTCGGATGTGGGAGGGGAGCAGTTGCAGATTGCCCCAATGGACAATAAAAATCAGGATGATTGAACAATGACCATGCACTTTGAGGAATTGTGGGAGAAATGCGAAAATTTCCAGAAAGATGCTAGCACGGGTGCGGATGTGCAACACATTCTCGATGAATTGCTAATGAAGATTAGCTTGTATAGGGCAGTTGATTCTAAAACGACAGACATACCAGAAGAAGAGCGTCAGAGAGTTAAATCCCGTACTTTGGGAGAAATCCTACTAACCCTTACTTGTTTGTCATTAAAAGATAATATCAATACCTATGAGGCACTTAGTATTGCGCTACAATATCGCAGTGTTCAACACTACAATATCAAACACTCAACTTAAACTATTTTGACGTTGTAGTTTGGTAGTGGCAACACGCCTCTTTCTTGAAGGGCAGTTACTGCGGCCTTGACAGCATCATAAGTAGCTTGGGTAGCTTTGCCTGGCTTGAATTGCACCAAAACATCGGAACCACGAACGTCCACATTGGCCACTGCTGGTTTAACACCGGCAGGCAACGCATTGATAACAGCTTGACCATTATTGAAGACGGGTCGATTAGGCTCGAAAGATGTTGGAGCAGTAGGAGCTGCTGGGGTTACCAAGGGCTGTTGATTGGGAACGGCAAGTTCTCCGGTTTGCACTTGTGCCAACTTCTCGATAATCTTTTGTTGATTACGGGCGATTTTATATAGTGTAGCGATGACCTTCTTGGAATCCATGTGTTTTCTCCTGGTATGAGGTAATGTCTGATTATTAGTCAAATTGTGCTAATTTTCCTAGTATCTTCTTGTGATTTATTTAATCATCTTTTAGTGTTTGTTGTAATAAATATACCGCCTCTTCTCTTTTTGAGGCAATTGCCATAATGGCGTCATCTAATCCCAATGTCAATTTATCATTATCCTCGAAGGCGTGATAAGCTTCCTTGGAGAATTGTAGAAATTCTTTCTCCACCGTCAAGGACATCTGAACTGGGGAGCCTTCCAGATTCTTATACTTTACAAGAACCTTGTGCAATAGGTCAGCCTGCATATCATAGTCGAGGCACGCGTCCCCAAAGAGCCCGATAAACTTTTCGGCTGCTAAATCTAAATCTTCCAATGCCGAATTGTAAAGTCTCTCAAATAGCAAATGATCACCATAAAAAGCTTCACCCTTGGTTGTCCAATGTTGGTGTTGATGGATTAAAGCAATAGCTTTGAGAGACGCCACATATAATGCAGCTATTTTTATACACTTATCCATTGATGAGCTCCACACTAACCAGTTTGAGTAAATTGCACAAACATATGTTTTTATTGATAAGTTACAGAGAAATACTCTTTTTCAAGCTAATTTCATCTACTTCTTGGGCGTAAACCGAATTGTTGGCTGCATATAAATTGCCCAACTGCATAGAGTGTTTGTAATACTGCGGGGGCTGATTAGTCAGTGGATTATTAGAAATGACGTATCCCAAACTCCCATTGTAGCTGCGTTGCCAAGGCTTATCTTTCAAACGAGAGATAAAGCTAACTTCTAAGTTATCTAATAAATCTGTACGAATAGTAGCAGTGTCCGGAATGCCCCCATCTGTGATAATAACATTACGAGTAGAAAACTCTGCAATAACTAAATTGTAAAGGCTTCTAATCCATTTTTCTAATGATAAATCAATTTGTAAGTTATTTAGCAATAAGTAATCGGAACGTCCAGCCACATAAATGACTTTACCCGTTGAAATCAACTGTTTCATTTTGTCAATACGCCGATTTATTTCATATAAATTATCAGGTGGCTGACATAATCCACTATTGAATATCACCCAATCGTATTGCGGAATGAGAACTTCTGCACGAGCTAATTTTTCTATTTTATCGTAGCACGGCCCAACGACTAACAATTTTTTAACTTTTGGTAGGATCAATCCTGGCATATTGATCTTTATATCGGAATGTTCTGAAAACGAACTGGATCTCGACAAAAGTTTGGGGGATCTAATAGGGGGTGTATAGTATATGTGTCTAGATTATATTTTAGTAAATTTCTGCACTACCGTATAGATAGTTTTTCTATCTACTTTATAGATACGAGCTAAATCTTTTACTAGTACCTTACCATCTTTATAAAGAGATACAATTGTCTCTTTTTGATCATTATTTAGTTTTGATTTGTAATGTTGAGCGCTTCTTACCCTTATTGGCTTTACTTATTTTCTTTTTAGCTTGTTCAGTATGTTTCATACCCAATGATGGTTTTTGGCCTTGTCGCGCCAAGGATATTTTTTCTCTTGTTTCTTTGGAAAGTTTTCTTCCGGTAGTTGGTGATTTACTACCACCATTAGTAATATTATATACATTTTCTTTACCAAATTCATTACGCATTTTTTCGATGAAATAAATTTCACAATGATCTGCATCCTCTTGGGAATTGACTATATCTATTGTCCAAAAGTCAAAAGTATTTCTACCATACTTTTTTATAGCTCGGTCGATTGGCATCGATTTGTTACCGTAAATATGGGCCCTGTCTCGCTCGAACAAATCGATAGTTTGCCCAATGTAAATTTTTCCATTGATTTTGTTTTGGTAGGCATAAATATAAATCATACCAAAGTATATACCTGCCGATAATGTTTCGTTATATGTTAATATTATGAAGAAGCTCAATACGATCGTTCCATTCACCTTCAAGGATCAAACCCATCAACAAATGGTAGATGAACTAAATGATGATTATCCAATTAGCCTGAAACATAATGAAGATTTAGTAAATCGAGTTCATGCTCGATATCCCTTACTAGATAAGTCTGAGGTTGGTATTATTATCAAGGCAGTATTTGCTAGCTTTCGCGATCTACTGGTGCTGGGAAAAATCCTCAATTTCAATAATCTTTTTTTCGATACCAAATTACATTTTTTTGAGCATCGTCGAGACGGTCATATATTACCTTCTCTGAAAGTTCGTATCTCTACCCCGCCCAAACTAAGGAAACATGAAAAATAACATACTCGACGATTTCGCCTCAGACGGCCCCTTGGAAGAAGTAAAATTGGACTTAGAAAAAGTCAAGGCCAATGTCCCACAATTTAGCAGTGAAAAATTGTGTGAGATGATTGTCTGTGATCGTTATTTTGGAATGGGAGAAAAAATATCTCCCATTTGTATGGAAGAATTAGCCAAGCGTAGAATGGCAGGAGACCCCTTCAATTTCGAGACTTATATTGAACAAGCGCATAAATCACTTCCGGTGTTGAACTTTACTATGCCAGATCTCCGAACTGTCCTAGCCCAAGCTATTGCTATGAAGGCCAAGAAATGAACCAAAAACTAACGGAAGAAATCTCTTATCATATATTGGCCAATTTGGGGGTGCTTCCTGCCCCCTTTGTTAATCAAGAACAGACTAAAGCAGTAATTAGTAAGCAGTTTTTACTACCAGAGAAAATTACTTTGGAAATTGAAGGATCCGATCCCCTTCGTAAAAACGTATATGGTTGCCAGATTCCAGTTGCCAATTCTCAGGACTTCAAGTTACTTTTAGCTGATTGCACACAAGAAAAAAACGTACCAGAATATGGTGTAGTTGTGCAGTTGAAGGGAGCCCCTGCTTTTGGTATTTATTTTATCTTCAATCAAATAATTGAGGAAGAGATAGATCCAGAAGCTATGATTGCGGTTAATACCGACAAAAAACATTGGATACCCTGCACTACTTATTTACAGGGCACTTTTTTAGCTGGCATGGAACAACTCCGAGATTTAGGTTTTGGATGGGTTAAATGTGTAGCTTATCAAGAGTTGTATGCGCAGCTATTAACATTCATTAAATTTCATAACAACTATTTTGAGGTCAATAATGAAGGGCAAGAAGAGTGATCCTAGTTTTATCTCATTTTTTATTAGCGAGTGTGTGCAAGCTGGTTTAGAAACGCCTGACGAAATCGTTGCTAGGGCTAAAAAGAAAATCGCAGAGATTGATGAGGAAATCAAAGCAGTTGAAGTAGCAAAGAAAACACGTTCTAAATTGTTGGATGTTATTTCTTCTTTTCAGAAACCAGTAAAAGATAAGACGGAAGAAGCCAAATTGCTTCCATTTTTTGATCTGAAATATCCTGATCTTTGTAAGAGCATTTGTGAGAGGGTTAAAACTATGACGGAAATAGATCGCGATCAAGAAACTTTTGATAACAATACTAATTTTATAATCAAACAGCTATTAGAGTGTCAAGTTTTATCTCGTAAAATAGAACGTTCGGCAGATTGTATTTTCCAAGGTCCTCGATTTGATGAGTATATGAAGTTTGTTTTGCACGAGGATAAATGATCCCACTCAATATTAGTAAAAGAGATTTGTGGCACTATGTTAATCGCAAAATTAAAAGATTAATACATCATTATCATGTTTTTAGCGTCATCAGTATTTTGTTTGAGGAAATGCTCAAAGACTTACGAGATGGCAAAGAAATAAAAATTACTAATCTTGGAACCATAATTCTAAAAGATACTCCACCTCGTAGATATCACGATGTTAGATTTCAGCAAATGATGGAATCACCTGGGTATCGAATTATGAGAATTTTTTTAGCCAAGCCAATTCATAAAAAATTAGTGGCATCTTTAGATCTTGACAGTACGTTGAAAGATAATTACCATGAATAAAAGAGGCCCCCGCCCCGTTGTGTTTGTCTGTGTAGCGATTAAGCCCAATCAAACTAATGAAATTGTCTCCGAGGTAATACAAGCCGTTTCACAAGATGAGGCAGCTTCTCTTTTTTTCGAGCAAGCTGGTGTTAAGGCTAAAATAATTCACGGTCCGTTTCGTCTCAAAAGAGCGCAGGTGATGGAAAACACACGCACTCTAAAATTTGCCAATGAACAAAGGTCGGCCCTGTATAATGGCTGGGAAGTTAATGCATTTTTTCTTAAAGAGCCGGAAAATCACGCATTTATAGTTTTTATAAAAAGAGTAGATGGTAAAAAGCAACAAGCCCCTTTGGGTACCATCGTTGTGCCAATTTCTGATTTGAGGTTTTGATTATGAATAAAACGTTTTTATTTAAGGTAAAAGAGCTATTGCTTGCTGAAAAACAAGAAATATTGAGGCAAGTAAATCAAGATATTGACGTGGATACAGAAGGAGATGAGACAGATATTATTCAGGCCAATATATTGATTGAATTAACCAATCAACTTAATACTCGAAATTCCGCCAAGTTAGCGCAAATAGAGGCGGCCCTGAAACGTATTGATGACAAAACATATGGCTTATGCCAAGATTGTGAGGAACCTATCCCTGAAAAAAGACTTTTGCATAATCCGCATTTCCAAACGTGTGTGGCCTGTGCAGAAGAACGTGAAGCCGAAGCTAAACAACGAAAGAAATAATTATGAATACATTAGTTTTAGAGCAAACTGAACACGGTGAAGTTCCCGTTGATGTCTATCAAAAATTATCTAGCGACCGCATTTTGTTTCTTGCTAATCATCTAGATGATGATTTAGCATCAGATATTGTGGCGACATTACTACTAAAAGATCATGAGGATCCAGAAAAAAAGATTACCTTATTCATTAATTGTTCTGGCGGAGATATTAGAAACGCTTTTATGATTTATGATGTTATGTCGATGGTTCGAGCCCCTATTGAAACTGTATGTATTGGTGCGGCCTTCGATGAGGCACTAATAATATTAGCAGGCGGCAAACCTAAAATGAGATTAGCTACTCCTCATGCTATCATTGCGGCAACACAGCTAGTGCATAATTTTCATATGCATACTGATTTGCCGGGTGCTCATGCCCTGTTCGAACAAGAAAAATTGGACAATCAACGCCTAATGGAAATTTTGGCTAAGACCACTAAGAAAACTGTGGGTCAGGTCAAAAAAGATTTTGATCGTCGAGTTTTCTTTAATGCTAAAAATGCGATGAAGTATGGGTTTATCGATCAGATCGTCACTTTCAATAAGTAAGGCAAGCCATGAATGATCAAGTAGTAAAGGTTGCTCGACACCATAAAGAGCGAGAGAATACCAAAGACCAACACGATCATAAAGATCATTTTCGTATGCAAATGCCGATGGGCTATGCAGAAAGTTATGTCAAACTAACTAAAAGTCGTGCCATTTTCATTTACGAGAATGTTTCTGATAGGTTAGGGGCTGAATTATCTTCTATGTTATTGTATTATGATAACCAAGATCACGAAGCTGAGATCGATATTTACATTCATACTAATGGCGGGGCTGCTACCGGTATGGCTAATATCTATGATGTTATGCAAATGGTTCGCGCCCCCATCAAAACCATTCTCCTCGGTAAAGCTTATTCTGCGGGCGCCTGGATTTTGGCGGCTGGCTCGAAGGGAAAACGTTATGCCCTTCGTAGTTCTAAGGTAATGATCCATGGCACCCAGTTTGTTTTTCCAATACCTGGGTTTGATTTTACTAATAGTAAAAACTATCTAGAATTTGTTGATGAGGAAAATGATACCATGTTGAAAGTAATGGCTAAACATACTGGACAAACTTTCGAAAAGGTAAAAGCCGATTGTCAAACCGAGCATTGGATGGATGCCAAGGCAGCCCAAGCTTATGGTATTATTGACCATATTATCTAAATGTCCTGTTGTGGGATCGCTGGTATCTTATCGAAGTAGGATACCAGCGTTTTTATTATAAGTGGCAATAATTCCATATCTTTACTAATGGAAAAGATTGCCCGAAAACCATCCGCCGACCCCGTCCAAGAGAGACTAAGAGCCAATAAAGCTACTTGGAACAAAGACGTGTCTACATTTATCAACGATCTTATTCATATTAAAAAAACAATAAATGGTTGGCCTTCCAAATTTTTCAAGGAACGCTCCCGTATTACGCAGCCTATTCCGGCCGATCCTGGGACTGTCATTGGGGCTTTGGCTGGTGATTTTCAAGAAATTGTTAATCGAGGCAATGGTATTATTCAAGAACAATTGGATTATGCTAAGAACCGTCGTCAAAAGCCACAGAAGCCAGTGGTAGCACCAGGGCAAACTCCGCCACCAGCTAATGATACTGCCGCTCCCGCAGCTCCTGGTAATTCAGACTTATCCCAACAAATGGGAAAGCAGTTAGCCGCTTCCTTAAACGACTCGGAATTAATTAAGGTAGCTTTTCGTCTGGAAAGTAAATACGAGCTGGAAACTTTGGCTTCCAACCCATTTTCTCGTTTTATCACTAGACTATTCAATCCTAAGTTTGGGTTTGGTGAAGGGGCTCGCATTCGTCGTTTGCGAATGGCTATGTTGGACAACTGTGTCAAATCTTATAAGGAATTAAAGAAACTCCATAAAGAAATTGTTAAGTCTTCTAAGAATAGTATTGTTGTCTCTCACAAGATGATGACGCAAATTTGGAATTATTGGAATGCCGTTAATCGTCTTTTCTCTACTTACAAAGCTATTAGACCGAGCGATCTAATTAAAGATCAAGGTGGTCAAATAGAAACCGATCCAGAATTAAAGAAAGAGAAAGCTATCGAGGAGGGACGAGAGGCAGATGAAAATCAGGAAATAAAACCTACTGCTACGCCCAGCAGCCCCTCTCTTGCTAAAATTACAGATTATAGAGCTGCCTCTGCCAGTTTAGGAGTGGTAGCTAGCAATCCAGCTTTTCGTGAGTTGGGTTCCGTTATTGACGGTATCTTGGCCGCCCCCAAAGATAAGATGTTTGATGTCTTCCAAAAATCTAATATAGATGCTGTTTATGATAAAGCCCTACAAGAAACCAATACTCAATTAGGCACCAACGGAAATAATTTTGTGCAAGTGGTAGCGCAGTTAAAGGCTAAGTTGCCAGCTAAGGAAGCCCAGAGACAATTAGGTAAGTTTAGACATCAAGTCCTCCCTGGCGCCACCTCCGGTCAAAGACTGGAAATCTATCAATTTATTACTCAAATCAGGAAAGACTTAAATGAAGTAATGAACCTATTAGAAAGTGGGTTCGATCAAGAAAAACTTGTAGCGGCCCTTGGCCAGGTCAATCGCGAGATGTCTTCACTTCGTATTATGCTAAGATCACTCTATCATTCCGAAAAGCCGGAAGAAGCCTCCACTTTCTTGTTTTAAGGTTATTATGGAAAACGGGTATATCTTTATTCATAATAATATCTTTCCAAGTTTGCTAGCTATTTCTGCCGAAGAGCAAGGCCGAGGGCTCATGCATCAAGCTTGGCCGCCACCAGTTATGTCTTTTATCTATAGCTCTCCTCGTATTAACAAATTTTGGATGCACAATACTCCCAGCCCACTAGATATTGTTTTTTGTCATGCTGGTAAAGTTTCAGAGATTTGCTACGGGGAACCTCACTCCACTCGTATGATTGGTGATAATTTATTTAGTGATTTAGTTATTGAATTGCCACATGGTATGGTTCGTGCCAATGATATTAAAATTGGTCATTCCGCTGGTTTGATAAAACCAACTTCCGAAGAATTATATAAAATAATTGCGGAAAAATACTACGTTTTTGTAAAATAAGATCCCCTTGCCCTTCTAATTTATATGGTTATGTTGTAGGGTATAAAATGGAAACTATAAGTCAGTTCAATCAAATATTAAACTCATTTCATATTCAAGCTACTTGTTCGGCAGCTAATCAGATCGATAACTATACTTACTACGATCTTAAACTTCACCCTAATACTAAGGTGAAAGATATCCAAAGATATAGTGATGAAATCTCGTTAGCCCTTAGAAAGCCATGCAAACCTAGTATTAAAATCATGCGCGAATTGGGTTTGGTCAGATTAGAGTTTATTACCCCTACTGGTAAGACACTTAAACTATTTGATTATTTTAATAATGATGATATACCAAATGGCGGGCTGATAGCTTTATTGGGACAAAGTGTGGATGGTAAAAAAGTGTGGATAGATTTACTGCAAAATCCACATATGCTTATTGCTGGTACTACTGGTTCTGGTAAAAGTGTTTTACTGCACAACATTGTTGCTAATGTGCTTAATTACGATGACGCTGAACTATTTCTTATTGATCCAAAGCGGATCGAATTTGCCCCATATGACAAGCTGAAAAATACTCAGGTGTATTTCACATATGATGATACGTTAGAACTTCTATCTAATATGATTGAAATTATGGAAGATAGGTATAATAAACTTAGAGTTGGTTGGCAAACCCAAGATCTCAAACCAATTCTTATTATTATCGATGAGTTTGCCGATCTTATTATGCAAGACAAAGAAAATATCTTTTTTAATAAGTTATGTCGTTTGGCACAAAAATGCCGAGCCGCACAAATGTCCATTGTTTTATCTACTCAGAGACCCTCTGTTAATATTGTTAATGGCGCTATCAAAGCCAACTTTCCCGCCAGGATTGCTTGTAAAGTAGCTAGCCATGTGGATTCCAAAGTAATATTGGATGCCTCCGGGGCAGAAGATTTATTAGGCAAGGGAGATGCTTTGTTGAGAGATAATTTTCGACACCTAGAACGATTTCAAGTGGCATATACTACCGCAACAGAAGTGTGCAGTTATTTTGGAGAATAATGCAATCTGTCCGCCCACTCAATTTAATAGACGTAGATTTTTTAGTAGAAGAGTTTATTAAAAAACACGAACAAGGAATTACTACTTTACATCGCATCTTTTTCAAGAATGATAGTCAGCTCTCTTTGCGCGCCTTGAAAGAAGAGTTGATTGAAGAGCTGCGTACTGGTTGCGTTTCTTTCATTAATAAAAATTCTTCTATGGAGGAGATGGATAGCTATCTTTTTTATATAGCCAATGCATTTTGTAAAAAACTATCTAAGCCATTTGTAGTTAAACAAAAAATAGAATACATTTGTCCTGGGTGTCTTTTTTTAGGTAAAGAGTATTCTGCCCTCGTTTCTGATAAGGTGTTTAAGTGCGATGAGTGTAAATTTGAGTTGCAACAAACTATCGACCCAAAGAAGATTTTCTTTTTTAATACTTTTGCCACTCACAATAAGCAGGGGTATCACTGCGCAGATTGTCAAAGATTTATTCCGCATCCACTAGATAATTTTTCCAAAGTTTCATGTCCTTATTTTGATTGTTTTTTCGTAGGTGATATTAATGGCTTACGCAAAATGCATCATCCTACTTCTAAATCTAATCCAGAAAAGTTAATTTTAGATGTTCCTCAGGATGGTGGATTTATCTTAAAGGACAATATACCATCCCAAGAAATTGACATTTACACGCAACTTGAAGTGGCAAAAGATTTGCAAGACAAACTGAAATTTCTTCAAGAGATTATTGAGACGCAAAGCAATAATGTACCGTATAGTAGCTCAGATGCTACGGTCAAGCACAAGCAACATGTTTACAAAGCGTTTTCCAATCTTCTGAAATCTTCTCCGGTGGAAATGACTGCCTATTTGCTAAACACTAATGATAACCATATGGGGTTTCAACACAGAGTTTTTCAAGAATATATTAAGTTGTTAGAGGCCTCTCTCCCATTTTTTGTTATCAAAAATAAGAAGCGTTATAAAATAGATAACTTACTAGATGATACTTTATGTTTGTTTGATGGTATATCTGAGTATGATAGCGTTATTACCGATAGATTTAGTATTAAAAATGAAACCAAAGAATTTTATATTGGTGGAAGAAAAGCGTCCTACACAAAACCATTTTACATTGGTAAACTATTGAATATCATTCATCGTAAATCCAAAATATCATTAATGTCTTCGGTTATAAATTATAGTTTTTGTAAAATCCATATGCGAGATATAGAACCGGGGACACCCGTTACTGTTACTCATTTGAGGGTGCCGCCCCATTACCAAATGGGGGGTATGGCCTACGTCAATCGAATTCGTAAAAAAATAGTGGAACGTGCTAAGATAGCAATGCAATGAAAATACAAATTAAGGACAAAGAGATAACTGCTTTGTTAAGAAGGTTTAATCCCATGTATAAAGCGGAAGTGATACAGGTGAACATTTCTTCTACTTTTATGCCGCGAGGTGCTCGCTGCATACAGTGTGGAGAGCCACCTATTTATTATTACTATATTAGAAATCCCTATTTGTGGAAAGACCCGCGATCCCGACTTACTGTCTCAAAATGGATGAGGGGCTGGGTTCAACGATTGACGGATGATTGGTATTTAGATAGTGAGCCTAAGTTTTTCCAAACTATTGAAGACTTTTCTTTTATTTTAGGCGATAAACAATATCGTCCCACAGTACACAGAGTTCGTGATTTAGATCCCAAAACAGAAAAAAATGTAACGGAAATGGTGGGATGTCCGTGCGGAGCTACTATGTGGAGTTTTAATCAAAAATCAACTAAAAAACGACCTGAAATTACGAACCGTAAGGGTCGATATAAGTACCCTGAACGATTTGAGTACTAAGAGCTGGTAGTCGCTTTTTAACTTCTTCTTCTAGGATGATGAAGTCGTCCGCCAATTCCTCAAAAAGTTGCCACTGACAATTAATTAATTTATAGCAAGAGTAATAAGAAAGTCGAGCTATTGTATCATAATAATCTTTACTTGCAAACCGAAGATGTTGGGGCGCGATCGTATTGGCGAAAAAAATCCAGTCCCCCAAATTTTGGTAAGTCAAAAAATCTTGTTTATTGCGGGCTTGCGCAAACAGCAAAGTGACACTATCTTTGGATAGATCGAATTGGGCGGTCTTGTATTTTCCGTAAATGCTGGTGATATATATACGAGTAGTGGGTTGGCACTCAATGTCAGCTAATAGTTCCTCAAAAAAGCTATTAATATTCGTTTGGATATGTATCATGAATAATAATACAAAAATATGTAGTAAATGCGGGGTTGAGAAGGATAAAGGCTGCTTTTCAAAGGGCAAAAGATTTAAAGACGGGCTACAATCAATGTGTAAAGATTGTGCCAAAGATTACCGAGAGAATAACAAATCTGTCATTGCAAATGGTAAGAAGATTTATTATGAAAATAACAAAGATGATATTTTGGAGTATCAAAAAGAATATTACAAGACAAATAGAGAAAGTATTGTTAGTATTCAAAAAGAATACAGAGAAAATAATAAAGATGAAATAGCTGCCCGAAATTCTCTTTTTTATAAAGAAAACAAGTCGGATATTAATATCCAGCACAAAAAGTTTTACGAAAACAATAAAGACAAAGTAGTCGCAGTTCAAAAAGAGTATTATAAAAACAACAAAGAAAAGTAGATAATTACCGTAGGGAATATTACAAAAATCGCAGTCAAAGCGATTTATTATTCAAAATTAGAAGAAGGGTATCAAGTCAAGTTTGGTATTTCCTATTTAAAAGTGGTTTAAGTAAGAATAATAAATCAGTTTCTCAATACCTTCCATACACTATTCAAGAATTGAAAGATCATCTCGAAAAGCAATTCGAACCATGGATGAACTGGAATAACTATGGTTCTTATAAGATCAAAACTTGGAACGACAATGTTCCATCTACTTGGACATGGCAGATAGACCATATCATTCCACACAGTAGTTTTAATTACACTTCAATGGTAGATCGGTCATTTCGAGATTGCTGGGAATTAAGTAATTTGCGCCCTTATTCATCGAAGCAAAATTTATTAGACAGTAATAGAGAAAAATTAGATTTTGATAAGGATGCGTGCGAAAATGAGAATTTAGTTAATGAAACAACATTCTGCCCATGTTCTGGTAAATGTTGCAATAATCCTGATGTAGTTTGTCCAAAACACAAATGCGTAGAAGATGTTTGTGAAGATTGTTTTGTTTCTGAATGTAAGAATTGTGGTGGATGGTACTGTTGTGATTTATAAAGGTTTAGCAATATGAAAACTCTCGTGATTGTAGAATCGCCAGCCAAGGCAGAAAAAATTCAAGCTTATCTGGGTAAGGATTTTAGCGTATTAGCCAGCAAGGGCCATATTACAGATTTGGCTAAAGGTGGACGATTTGGTTTAGGGGTTGATGTCGAAAAAGACTTTCGACCACACTATGTTCTAATGGAAGATAAGATAGATACCCTAGATGCTTTATTGGCTGCTGCTAAAAAAGTTGATCAAATTTTTGTAGCAAGCGACCCTGATCGTGAAGGAGAAGCTATTGCTTGGCACCTTGCTCAACGTTTGGCCGATACGGGTAAGCCTATTAAGCGCATGGTCTTTAACGAGATTAAAAAGGCTAAATTGCAACAAGCCGTGAAAGACGTGAGGGACATTGATATGAACCTCTTTCATTCTCAGGAAGCTCGTCGTATATTGGATCGTCTGGTCGGATTTATGGCATCCCCATTTTTGATGAACTTTTTTGGTCCCAAGTTGTCGGCCGGCCGTGTTCAATCGGTAGTTACTCGTATGGTTATTGATCGTGAACGAGAAATCGAAGCATTTATTCCAGAAGAGTTTTGGACTATTCAGGTTGTCTTGTCAAAAGATGGTAAGATGGGGTTCAACACTAAATATGTTGGTCGTCCCACTGACGAGAAAACTGCTATGGCCGCTCAGGCTGCCCTGAGCGGAAAATCATATATTATCTCTGAAGTTTCCTCTGATGCAGAAGCTAAGTACCCTCAACCGCCATTGGTAACTTCTACACTTCAACGCATCATGTCCAAAGAACATGGTATGTCGGCAGACCGTACTATGAAAGCTGCTCAAAGTTTGTATGAGGCAGGCTATTGTACTTATATTAGAACAGATTCTGTCAGAGTAGGTGAAGAGGCAGTGCAAGAAGTTCGTGCTTGGCTGACTGCTAATAGGTACGCTATTCCAACGAAACCGCCAGTCTACAAGAACAAAGATGCGGCCCAGGATGCTCATGAATGCATCCGCCCCTCCGATCTAACACTGCTGCCCAAAGATAATTTTGCAATTATTGATCCAGATGAAAAAATGGTATATGAAACCATTTGGAAACATTTTGTGGCTAGCCAGATGTCGCCAGCCATTTATGATACACTTAGGGTGACTGCACATGTTCAGAACGACAAAAAAACCAAAGTCCAGACTTCGGGTAAAGCTATCAAGACAAAAGGATTTTTGGAAATCTTGGGTATTGAAGATAACTCTAAGATCGAAATACCGCTTTTACAGATGGGTGATGTTTGTCAACTCTTTGGACAAATTCCTGTCCAGATGGAAAAGAAACAAACCCAACCCCCTCCAAGATACTCCGAAGATAAGTTAATCAAAGAACTAGTTAATAAAAATATTGGTCGTCCCGCTACTTATGCCGAGCTTCTTAGCAAAATTACGACTCGTAACTATGTGGAGAAGAAGGGTAGCGTTTTCCATGCTACTGATTTAGGTAAAAAAATTACCGATGAATTAGTTCAATTCTTCACTTTTATGGATTATAATTACACCGCCAAGATGGAAAATCAACTGGATGAAATTGAATGTGGTAAAATAAATCATATCGATATGCTAAAAAAGTTTTTCCCAGAATTCAAGAAGGAATTGGACAAGGCATATTTAGGTCGTGGTGCCGAGATGTGCACCAAGTGTGGAAGCCCAATGTCAGTTCGCACGACTAAAACAGGTGATAAGTTTTTAGGATGTTCTGGATTTCCAAAGTGCAGAAATACTGTTAATCTCGGGGCTCTGCCCTTACGGGTCGCGAATGCGTAAATTTCTATATTATGTGTTCGAGTCTATTTGTATGGCACTATTAGTTATTTCAATTATCCCGTTTTTGCTAGTAGTAAGACTTATGGAATTTCTAAGTGGAGTCGATAATCGACGTACCTAATTTTATTGAAAGAACGAGTTATCAAAGCATGACCACACAAAAAGAACAATATTTAGCCCCCGAAGACATGGAAACCCAAGAAAATTTATCCTTGGCTAGATTGACTGGTTTAGAGCACGATCCACATTCACTAACTGAAAATCGTCCACCCGCTAATTTTATTGATTTAATGGATTGGACATTGAGACAATATAAAAATGCGTTAAATGATCATCATGATCTTAATAAATTCGTTCATAATAGAATTATTATAGATGGACAATTCTTACAGTTCTGCGAAGAGCGTAAGATTGCCATTAAATGCCTATATAAAGATTCGCTTATCTCTTGGAAGACCGAGCACGATTTTGAGAAGTTTTTTGCTCAGGGTGTGTTTTTGATTAAGGCGAGAGGAGTGGAATTTCTACATGCCGCTTTATTTCATAAGGGAAATCAGAACGAAGATGAAATTAGTTTTTTCATTATATGTTCTAGCAAGAACTATGAAGGATATGTTAAACTTCGTAATGATTTTGATAAATGGGTAGTGGAAAGAGATCGTAGTAATCTGCATATTCGTGTAGTGGAAGGAGAAGATTTGCCCTACACCAAGGATCATACTTGGGCCGATTTATTTCTACCAGAAGAAATCAAGACAGAACTTAAAAACTTAGTTGAGAATTTCTTAGCCTCCCAGGATTTCTATTTGGAAAACAAAATTCCTTGGAAGCGTGGTATTCTTTTGTATGGAAAACCGGGCAATGGCAAAACTTCCATTATTAGAACAATTATGTCGGCTTACAATTTTAAGCCAGTCACCATTGTGGCAGGTGCTAATGACGAAGCAGTGCGTGAGGCTTTTGCTTATGCAGAAGAACAAAGCCCTTCTTTACTTTATTTTGAGGATTTGGATTCTCTACTCGAAAAGAGTGTGGACCCCTCTTCTTTCCTTAATTTAATGGATGGTATTTCGGCAAAGAATGGTTTGCTGGTTATAGCTACTGCTAATGAAGTTAAAAAATTAAAGTCTAATATTACTGATAGACCGTCTAGATTTGATAGAAAATTTGAGATTCCTCTACCAAACGCAGAAATGGCTCATATATATCTTAAAAGATGGTTTGGCAATCTTATTTCTCTTAAAAAAGGAAAGGAACTTGCCAAATATGCTGCTAAGTACGAGTTTTCTTATGCTTACTTAAAGGAATTGTATATCTCTTCTATGTTTGAAGCCTTAGCTAATGATAGGAAGGCTCCAACAGAAAAGGATATACAAAACGCACTTAACCGACTAGTCAAGGATAAAAATCTATTGAATACCGGCGCAATGAACATGGACAAATATTTTAAAGGTTAAAACGGGTTTTCGATTATGAAAGACCAAAATAAAAGAAATAAAAGAAATAGAAGAAACTTCAAAAAGGCACCGAGGGGAGGTGAAACGCAGCCAGTCGCAGTCAACGACCATAGAGTAGGCCCAGGAGAGGCTATTCAAGCTCAACCGCTTGAAGTCAAAGTCTACGGCAACAATTTCGATAAAGCTCTCAGAGCTTTCCGAGCCCTCGTGCAAAAGGAAAGAGTTCTTTCCGCATATAAAGAAAAGCAATCGTACGAGAAGCCCTCCGACAAACGTAGGAGAAAGATTAACGAATCCAAGCGCAAGCAAATGGAAATGTGTAGTAAAGGTGAGTGCCGACATTCGGAACACGCCAAGAATCGTAGAGAGCGAACTACTAAGCGCAATCGTTATTCAGAATAATTTGGAACTAACATGACTGATGGAAAAACAAAAATATATACTAACCCTAATAGGAATAGACCTGTGGACTATAAGCCGTATGTGCCGCAGCATCAGGTTCATGGTATAGAACCGCAAGAATATAAAGGGGCTATACTGCCTGGTAATGTAAAAATTGCCGGGCCCAGTCCCGATAATCCACGTCTTAAACGTGCACCTCTTCGTCAGCCCTATGCTGAGACTACCATTTCTCCAATCGGTAGGGGTAGAGGCCCAGTTCCTAATGTAGGTAATAATATGGAGCATACATGGTCTAGTGTGGATGGTGAAATTGTGGATGATTTAACAGGTGAATTAAACTCAACACCAATCGATCCTAACAAAGAAATGATTGATAATAATGATTTTGTAAGTGACCAAGCATTTGGTTTCCAAAATGGAATTAATGCTGATGATATTCAACCTCAATTCAATCAGGGTCAAGTGGTGATTGAGGGGTTGCCGGAACAGTTTGCCGCCCCTCCTCACCAATCAGTTGGTGATGATGATTTGTTATCAGTAGTATCTGATTTAGAAGATAATTTATTCTTACTCATTGTTACTGGTATACCGGTTTGTTCTGGTCCCAAGGAAGAGATTGAAGACCAAGCTAGGGCCTTAGTTTTTGGAGAACATGAGATGTGCGATGGAAATCCTATCCCAATTGATGATATAATTATTATCAAGAGAATAAAGGTGAAAGTTGGCCTTTTCTTAGAATAAAAGGGTACAATGGGACAGGAACCAAGAAAAGCAACAGATGTATTATTAGATTTAGAAGCTAAAGTTGATACTTTGATAGGACTCTTTCGCGCATCAGACTTAAATAATAAGATACTGTCTAATAAATTAAATGAAGTAATTACGCGTCTTGACAAGCAGCAAGGGCCACCCCCCAAGATTATTGTAGAGACGGTGCAGACCCCTCCGCTGCCAATGATTCCTAAGGGAGTAGTTAATCTTCCCGGAAATGATCCAGAGAGAAATATTCCATTTGTGGTGGAATCTAGTTTGCCACAAGAAAATTCTCCACATGGGTTTCGACGTAATTCCAGACCAGAAACTTATGTAAAGGATAAGCAGCAGCCTCCACAGCAAGAGATAAAACTACCTATGCAGCTTCCAACTATGCCGTCTGCTCCTCCGGGGCAACAGGCAGTTCCGCCGCCACCAGGGCGTACTGCTGGTTCTGAAATTATAGTGCCGCCACAAGCTTCCTCTAAAAAGGGAGCTGGTGCAGTAATGGCGCCCCCAGCCAAGACAACAAAATCTCAGCCAACAACAGATACAGCTCCCAATCAAGTTGCTATTATGCAGCGCTGTGTAGATAAAAATGGGAAAGCTATTTTCTTAGCCAATGTAGAAATTATCGATATCAATACTATGCAGATAGTATTCAAGACAAGAACAATTGGAAACGGTAAGTGGATGGCCTCATTAAATACCGGATCTTATCGAGTAACCATTCGCAAATTAGAATCCGTGACCAAAGAGAAAATGGAAGCGGTGCAAGATATTCAGATAGATGGCTCTTCTAGCAGAATGGAATTGCCGATGTTAATTATTAAGTGAAACAATGCATCCGGAAATTAAAAAATATTGGGAGAAATTTTATGAAGGAGAAGAGGTAATCATTAATGAAAATGGACTTCTTTATGAGATGAGAAATAATATTGGTGATTATTTTGTTATTGCTTTAAAGTTTTCGGCGTTCAAAACATTAGGCGGAAATCCTAATGAAATTTTACGAGCTGATCATCAAGAATTACAAGATGATGATTGGATTTATCCATTTGGCAAGCATTTTAATGATGAAGCTGCCGCATTGAAAATGTTAAAATTGAAGATATTTTTATAATTCAAGTAATTATTTCAGACCCGCCTATCAATAGTTATATATGTTGATATGGTAAAAAGAAATCTTGACAGTTATAATCTGAAAATTGACGCTCCCGCTTTATGTTTGGAATGGAATTATACAAAAAATGCTTTGTCGCCAGAAGCTTATTATAAGAGCAGTTCTGCCAAAGTGTGGTGGATTTGTTTTAAAAATCACGAATGGGAAGCCTCTATACACGCTCGCGTTTTTATGAAAAATGGGTGCCCATATTGCGCCAATAAATTGGCGTGCATAGATAATTGCTTACTAACTTTATTTCCTGGTGTCGCAAAAGAATGGAACTATGATAGAAATGAATTAATACCAGAAAAAGTATTACCTAATACAAAGAAAAAAGTATGGTGGAAATGTATAAATAATCACGAATGGAGGGCTTGGATTGGTGATAGGGTAAATGGTACCAAATGCACTGAATGTGAGTATGGGTATATTTTGAGAGAGCGTGAAAACATTTATAGCGAAGATGGTAAGCAAAAATTGTGTAAAATTTGTGATGAATGGCTAGATTTGAAACAATTCAGATTACGCGGTAATAATCAAAAAGGATATTGGGAAAATAATGTTTGCCAAAAATGCGAAAGTAAAACAGTAAAAGATTATCGATTAACTGATAAGGGTATTGCTGCGGAAATCACAAGACGAACAAAATATATAAGTAAAAAAGAATCTATACCGTTTGATTTAGATAAAGAGTGGATTCTTGATAGACTTAATAAAATTGAGTGGAAGTGCGAATTGACTGGAATACCAATGCAAAAACGACGAGATAATCTAAAACATTGTGGAACGGGTTTTCAATGGAACTCCATATCGATAGATAAAATTATACCAAGCAATGGTTATGTAAAGTCTAATGTTAGATTTATATTAAACCAAATAAATGTGTTTAAACAAGATGGCGATGATGATAGGATGTTTTTATTAGCAAAAGCATTGTTGAGGAACAAGAAATGAGTAAAAAATTTACCTGTATTGTTTGTGACCCACCCTGGAATTTCAAAGATTCTTTAAAAATGTCCGATGTCAAACGTGGGGCTCAGGCCAACTACGATACCATGACAATGCAGGAAATTCGTGAGCTGCCCGTAAAGGACTATTGCCATTCTGACGGGGCTGTCTTATGTTTATGGGTGCCCAGCTCCTTGCTGCAAGATGGCTTGGATACTATGAAAGCTTGGGGCTTTCAACACAAGCAAACTTATGTCTGGGTCAAGACTAAGAAAATACCACTTGCCGATTTCATTCGCCTTGCTAAACCTAAAAAGGTAACTGACGTAAATTATAAGAGCTACATTACAATATTTCTTAATACGATAAGAAATGTCAACATGTCTTCTATTTTAGCTTTTGGTATGGGGCGTCTTTTCCGACAAACCCACGAAATTTGTTTAATTGGAATAAGCAGCAATAAGATTTATAAGCAATTAAACAATAAATCACAACGTTCTGTTTCCTTTGCTGAAAACCTAAAACACTCTGCTAAACCAGAATGCTTGCAAAACTCTTTGGAAATAATGTTTCCAACAGCCCATAAACTAGAATTGTTTGCTAGGCGTATCCGTCCTGGTTGGACTTGTCTAGGTAACGAGATTGATGGGAAAGACATTCGAGATGCCCTTTCCGATTTGTGAAATTGGTTAGCAAATGAATTCAAAGTTAGAACAATATATTAACATTTTTATTAAAGGCTTATGTGATGTCCAAAAAGACACTTTTATTAAATGCGTCTTATGAGGTATTATCTTTCATACCTGAGAGAAAAGTTTTTAAACTACTCTTCAAAGACAAAGTAGAAGTTATTTCCTCGTGGGATGACTATGTCACCTGGGGCGCTGGAAAAGTGAAACACCCCGCTATTTTAAGATTGAAAAATCACGTACGCAGGAACTATTTCAATTCCAATTTTAGTCGCAAGGCTCTTGTCAAGAGAGATAGGAACACTTGTCAGTACTGTGGTAGAAAGCTAACTGCCTCTCAGATTACCATCGACCACGTTCTACCTAGGGCACAAGGCGGCATTACTTCTTTTGTCAATTGTGTAGTTTCTTGTCAAGACTGTAATAATAAGAAAGCGGCTTTCACACCAGAACAAGCCGGTATGAAATTGTTGAGAAAGCCTACTCATCCCTCTTTTTCTGCTCATTATTATGTGGCGGATCCGCAGGAACACTGGTTTGAGGGGTGGGACGACTTTTTAAGTTATTAAAAGATTAGGATGGTAGTAAAACATTTGTTTTGTGTAATAATGTGGTATAAATAACAACCTCAGGATATAGGATGTTGTTATGACGGACAAATCAACAAATTGTGTGATATGTGCTCAGGAGTTCAATTCGGATGATCTGCAAAGCATAGCCTCGTCTAAAATCAATGTCACTCGTTTCAAGATTTGTCAGTCCTGCCTTGATGCCTGCGATCCGGCCGAAGACTATCATCAAGCACGCGAAATTATTAGCAATTATTTGTGGTTTGCCGAAACCAAAAATCTTCTCAAAGAAGCTTCTGATATATTAGAAGATGTCAACTCTGCCAAGAATATAAAATAATATGATGTGCAGCGGTTGTAGTAAATTAGCTTTTGTATATACTAAAAAAACTTGTCATCGCTGTCAGGGAGCCGTGGTAGTTAATATTGCGGTTATCTGTGAATTATGTTCCGCTAAGGACCATATTTGCACTGTTTGTTTGAAAAGAATACAGAATTCCCCTCCCCGTACTAAGGGCTGTGGTTGCGGCAAAAAATAATTGTTTGATATAGGTAAGAGATGATTATTACTAACAATGAAGCGGCCCTTCGAGTAATTTGTGAGCCCGTTCTCTTAGAAGAAGCGGGAGCACTTATTGAAGCTTTGGAAAAAGAATTAGAGTACGGTAATAGGATTGGTCGTGCCGGAATTGGTTTGGCAGCGCCACAAATAGGTCTTGCCAAGAATATTGCCATTGTTAGATTACCTAAGATTAGTTTAAATTTAATTAATGCTAAGCTCCTATCAGGATTCGACCCAGCCCTTTTTGAAGAGGAAGGTTGTTTATCTTTTCCTGGTCGTTTAGAAAATACTATTCGATTTCAAGAAATACATGTTTCTAATAATTTAGTAGAGCCTCATAGTTTTGTGGCGACCGGATTGGTGGCTGTGGTTTGTCAACACGAGTTAGATCACCTCAACTCTACTTTATTCATGGATCGAAAAGTGCCCACCCCTGTTACGGTCGTCAAAGCCGCTAAGGTTGGTCCCAATGAACCGTGTTCTTGTGGTTCTGGGAAGAAATATAAAAAGTGCTCATGTCATTGATATATTAAAAGGATTGTAATTATGATCGATAAAAAAATAGACAAGCAAGAAATAACTAGCGATATTCTAATGGCTGACGCTATGTTGCGAATAACTGCTTTAGAGAAATTACTCCTTGAAAAGGGTCTTTTTACTCAAGAAGAATTGACCGTAGCTACTGAAGAGATTGCTAAAAGAGTGGCTCAAGTAGTTTTAGAAAAAGCACAATCATCTAAAAATATCAAAGATTTTATTTCTAAATTGGAAAATACTGCTAAAGATAAGAAGGACCTCAAGAATTGAAATGATTTTCATTACACGAGAAGAAGACCTACAAATAGATTTGCCTTTACAATCTATGTATTTTTATACTTCTTGGATGCCTTATCATAAAAAATATCTTGTTATGATTGATAAGATCAAAGAAAAGTATCAAGTCCCCTTCTATGCAATAGATGTTGATCAGTTCAGTAATCAGTGTAAAAGATTTTTTATCGATTCCGTTCCAACTCTCTTGGTTTTGCGAGAGGGTCGAGAAGTTAAAAGAATTTGCGGTTGTGTTTTAACTGGCGTTTTGAAAGACGTATTTGCTGATATATGTATTTCTTGAAACCATTATCGGAGATAATCATGCCCAAGCAAGCTAAACAAGTCGTCAGAGTTACTGTCAAGAAATCACCCACAGCCAAAAAAGTAATTTTAAAGTCGGCTAAGAAAGTCGATCCTAAGAAAGTGTTGGCAGCCAGTAAGCCCAAGCCGCCAGTTGCTACTCCTCCAGTAGCCCCCGCACCTCGTCCAACTCCCCCAGCAAAAACTCAGGCTGAACTAATTTGGGCTGAAATTGAAAATCTTCCAATCCAAATGTTTGGTTTGCCAGATCAAACCGTTCGTATGCACGTTACCCCCGTCACGGTAGAGCCAAGTAAGCTTTATTGTACTATCCGTTCCTCTGCCACTTTGCCATCTTTGGAGTCGGCATTAGGAAGCAAGTTTATTGTAGAGTTAGCTGACAGATTTGTGATCGTAGCCCGCGCTCCACAACCTTTGGTTCCAAACAAGAAGTAAGGTCTAAATGCCATTTGAGGAAAAAGACCCCAAGGATTATGCGCCCAAAGTTGGTCTCAAGAAGATTGGGCAGAAATCTATGTTTGAAGGGAAGCCTAAAGCTCCCAGCCCACAAGAGTTTCAGCAGAAAGTACAAGCTGTAGAAGAGAAAAAATCTTCCTACAAGTCTCGTGCTGCCGATCTTTTTATTCGGTTCAATAAGGCCATTATGGATAAGACACTCCCTCAGAATCGTAATATTTTTCTGGCAGAATCAGAAAAAGAGATGCTGCAAAATATGATTCAACTGGCTATTGAAATCAACAATGATCCTAATGAGCAAGAGGGTATGGGGTCTTTGACTGTCATCACTTGTTTATTCAAGACCTCTCTGGCTCAGAGAGATCGTATCAATGAATTGGAATATGCTACGGGCGTCCTCCAAAAGAAATTAGATTCCCAGTCTCTCACTGATTATATAAACAAAGAAATTACCAAAGCGCTTGACAAGAAAAAAATCGATGTTTAATATTATTCGGACAAACAGCCATTATAGCGCATCACAGTATGCACTCTATGTATAAGGTAACCAATACAATAAATGGAAAAAGAGTTTGGGAAGTCAAATGACGCCCAAAGAGCTACTTCTTTCACTAATTTCTGAGGAAAAAGAACTTTTTGGGGAGTATTCACAATTATGTGCCCGTTATCAAATACAGCCAGATCCGATGGCCATAGCCAAACACCAAGCGAAGCTGGAGATATTGCAGCTGCTTTTACAGGAAAAGATCATTATCAGAACTTAATCGATCTGGCTAGTACGGTTCCTCTGCTTAAAATATTTAAGCATTACGCCATTCATTGTAATGATATGCATTACAAAATTACATGCCCTTTCAAATCGCACAAGGGTGGTCGTGAGAGTACAGCCTCATTCAAGTATTATAGTGAGACTAACAGTTTTTGTTGTTTCGGTTGTCGCATAGGTGGTCCCTTTGCTCACGCCCCACATTTTGTGGCAGCTATGGATGGTATTAGTCTTGTTAAAGCGGCCGTCAAAGTATTAGATCTATTCAAGGATAACGTAGGTGATGTGGATGACGATAACTACCTGTCTCCTGTGGATGCCGATGGACGCCTCAAAATTATGATGGATTTTTCCAATACTGTCCGAGATTTTTATCAAACTTACTCTACCGAAGAAGCGCGGGTATATGTGGAGCGAGCGTGTGAGGCTTACGATCAAATTAATTTGAGACACAAGAGCCTTGATAACGAAGCGTTATTTCGCACGGTCGAACAACTGAAAGATTATATCAATCACTATAAGCCATGACAATAGAAGACGGTTATTATTCAGTTTCGGAGCCAACATATGTGGGCGCTTTTCCAATTCGTACGGACTTGGAAGTGCTTTATGGTGATAATTTGTCGCCCGCCAAAGGTTGGACTATTGGTAAGATAGTTGCTATCAATGGCAATCAATATATCAGAGAACTCAATAAATATCTACGAAAAGTAGGTAAAAACTCGGAGGATGATTTATCGCCCGAGGAAATAGAACTTTTATACTCTAAGTGTGAAATATAAAAAATGTTCAACATTGGGAATATTTTTATATATTCTAAAAGATATTGATTAGATAGAGACGGATTATACTAAACAATTTTCAACTTGAAGGGAAATATTTATTTCATGGAAACAATTCAGAAAATTTACCTTGTTCTTGGCTATACGGATACTGGTTCCGGGCCTGATACGCTTAAATTTCCAGATGATTTTGACGTTTTTGGATGTTATTCTGATCCAACTCGCGCATTACAGCAATGCGACATGATGAATTCAGAGTCCGATCCACCGATGGATGATCCCGAAGATGGTATGTACGCCGGGGTCTACAATGTCATGTCTTACACCATTAAAGAACTTGATGTTGTACAATCTGTACCTGTCAAAAAGTAAAAATATTCACGCCAATACGATCTAAATATTAGACATTTTTATAACAAGATTTTATATAAGATAGGGTTACATGACAATCGCCATATTTTTAGGCGATCCGCACCTTGGAAAAGGAACCAATATCGGCAAAGCTGGTATAGGTGCCACTCTCAATAGTCGTATCGCTGATCAGCTTACATTGTTGGACTGGACGCTTGATCGCGCCATAGAGTATCATGCCGATCATATTATTATTACTGGGGACGTGTTTGAAGACCCCAAACCGCATCCAGCGCTTATTGCTATGTTTATGTCGTGGCTCAAAAAATGTCAAGTGTATGACATCAATGTTCATATCATTATTGGCAATCACGATATTTTGCGTAGCGGCTTTATTTATACTTCCCCGCTGGATATTATTAGCGAAGCAGATCTAGAAAAAATTCATATCTACAAAGAGATTGATACTGTTACGATAGGTACATCTGCTTTTACCTTTGTGCCATACCGAGATAGAAAATCTTTTAGTGTCGCCTCTAATATAGAAGCTATTTCTATGGTACGCGACAGTCTCGTCTATGAACTAGCTAGTATCCCTTCTACTTATCAAAAAGTATTGATTGGTCATCTAGCTATTGAGGGCTCTATTCCTGTAGGCGATGAAATTGATGATATTGCTAATGAGCTGTTTTGTCCATTGAATATGTTTCAGGGATACGATTATGTGTGGATGGGGCACGTACATAAGCCACAAGTGATGCAGAAATTTCCGCATATTGCCCACATCGGTAGTATGGATATTTCCAATTTTGGGGAAACCGATCAAAAAAAGTTCATCATCATTTTTGATTGTTCTTCTAGCAAACACTCTTGGACTACCGAATTACTACCTACACGACCACTTAAAAAATTAAGTATTGTTATCCCTAAAGATACTGACGATACTACTGATTACGTACTTAAAGAATTAAAGAAAGTTGGAGATTGGGATCGCTCCATTGTTCGTGTGGATGTTTCCTTAGCAACACCCGAGCTCAAATCTATTAATAAATCCAGTATTGAACAGTATTTGTCTGCGCAAGGTGCTTTCAGCGTATCAGGTATTTCAGAGTCTAAAAAAATTACACTCATTAAAAAGGATGATAATAACACCATCGATACTAAGATGGATGTCCCCACCTCCATCAAAACTTACGCTGAAAAATATATTGACATCAAACTACAGCCAGCATTTATAGAGTTGGCGTTGGACATCCATAATCAATATAAGTTGGAGGCCAAAGAATGAAACCCCTCAGACTTTATCTCAAAGATTTTATGTGTTATGATTGGGCGTATATCGATTTTACGCAGTTCAGCTCGGCTTTGTTAGTGGGAAAAACTGAGGGCAATGATGCTGAGGCTAATGGTGTTGGTAAGACGACTATCTTTAAGTCTATCGAATATGTCTTATTCAATCAATCCAATTTCAACCTAGAAAAAATTATTCGAGATGATGCCTTGCTTTGTAGTGTAGTTTTTGATTTTGCTATGGGAGATCGGGAATACAGACTCGCGCGTACGCGCACGCGTAAGGGTTCTACTGACCTTTCTCTCTATGAAGGAACTGGTGAGATTGGCCCTATAGAAAATGTGTTGCACAACGATAATCACGAAGCTCTTTTTGATGATAGATTTTGGAAAGATATCTCGGGCCGCCGTGCCGCTGATACAGAAAAAGACTTAGCTAAATTGCTCAAGATTAATTATAAGTCTTTTAGAACTTTCGTTCATTTTGTACAGAACGATTTTAATAGTCTTGCTACAGCTACCCCAGAAAAACGTAAAGCTATTCTAAAAGATGCGCTTAACTTAGTAATCTATTCTAAATTAGAAAAGATAGTTAAAGAAAAATCTACCTTACTATCACGTGAGTTGGATCGCATACGCACTTTAGTAGAATCTCTGGGGACTCCAGATGAAGAGATTAATAAACTCAGTGTTCAGCTATCCAAAATAGAGGACGAACTTTCTATTCGACAAGAAACACTTCAAGAATTAGAGGGGCTTTCTAAGTCGCTAACCGAAAAAATTAATGAATTAATGGCCCAACATTCTTCGTTGGAGGGTAAATTTTCTGCTTTGGTTAGCCGAGAGCAAGCTTTAATTCAAGGTAAAACTAGATCGGAAATCTCCGTCAAAGAATACACTACCAAACGAAGTAATATTATACAAGAAGCCCGTGAATTAGTAGCGGAGGTCAAATCTTTAGAGGCCACCCAAACCCAGCTAGTTGGTTTAGATTATTCACGAATTGATATTCTTAGCGAACAAATTGAGCAAAAGAAGGTATTGGCAACCCGGCATAATGTCAATATCCAAACGTCTTTAACTCAGTACGACGAGTTGAAAATTCCTATGCCGACCGATAGTGTCTGTAAGCATTGCCGTCAGCCCATGACTGACCAACATCGTCAGGAATGTTTAGCTAAAGACCAGGCTAAGATGGTTGCTTTACAAATTAGCATTAAAGACTCTAAAAACATCATTAGTAAGTTAAATTCAGAAATTCACGCTAATCAGCAAATTATTAGCAATCTCACGATGTCCAAACAACATTTGGAAAGTATTAACACCAAAATAGTTACTAAGAAAAAAGAAGTAACTGATAAGCGCGCCTCTTATGAAGAGTATGCTACATTGCTTACAAAGTTCAATACGGAACTGAAAGACAAAGAATTAGAGCTAGTGCAAATTAGGGAAGAATTACAACAATCTTCTATTGAAGAAGCTAAGCTTTTACAACAAAGTATTAAGTTTGAAAAAGAGAGTTTATCTGTTATTGCTACCAAAATTGCTGGCATCAACAAAGAATTAACTCATTTTACCAACCATAAGGCCGTGATGCTGCATGGCATTGATCAGAAAAAACTAGACAGGCAAAAAAAACAAGACCTATCCAAATTGATTAAAGAGTTGGAAGATAAGTTGATTATGTATCCGCTGGTAGCTCAGGCCTTCTCTAGTACTGGCATCCCCAATCTAATCATTCATAATATTTTGGATGCCCTGCAATTAGAGGTTAATAAGTTATTAGATCAATTCAAGCCAGGGCTACAACTCTTCTTTTTTATCGAAAAGACTAAGGGTGATGGTACGGAAGCTGACACTTTGGATATCACTTATCAAGTTAATGGTAAAGAGCGCTATTATGAGCAGCTTTCTGGCGCTATGCAGCTTATGGTGTTGTTCAGTTTGAAGTTAGGAATGTCATTTCTTTTGCAAAACCTATTGGGAATTGATGTCAAATTCTTGCTGTTAGATGAGTTAGATCAATCCCTTAGCAAAGGTAGGGTGGATGCTTTTGCTGATATTATTAAGTTTCTACAAAAAGATTTTACTATCTTAGTAATCACTCATAACGATCGCTTGAAAGATAAATTCTCCCACGCTATTTTGGTGGAACAAGATATAAACATGGTATCACGCGCTAGGGTGGTGTCATCATGGTGAGGAGGTAAGATGTATAAAATAAGTATTACTGGCAAAATGAATACTGGTAAAGATACCCTAAGTAAAATTTTAGTTAAAGAAATTCGCACTCAATATCCATATCCACACCAGTGGGCCTCATATTTAGCTTTTGCTGACCCTATCAAGGAAATGGCGCGCATTATGTATCCGCAAGTTCCTAAAAAGTTCTTCCTTGGTTCTTCCAAGTATCGTAGCGAAATTATTCCAGGTGCCTTTAAAGATGGGCAGCCACTTACCGTTCGACAAATTCTTAAAGACATAGGAACGCAAGGCAGAGAATATCAAGATAATGTATGGCTCAATATTTTTGATATGAGATTTGTAAAAATATCTGGCAGTGGAATTGTAATAGTAAGTGACGCTAGGTTTCGCAATGAATTAGATCACCTTACGAAAAAAGGTTTTTATACTATTAGATTGTATCGTCAGACCAATCAGCCAACTGACACTCACATTAGCGAGACAGATCAAGATGGCATTCCAGATAGTGATTTCGATTATGTCATTCACAACGATAGGGGGTTGAAAGACTTAAAACAAGAAGTGGCTTTTAAGATAGTGCCTTATCTAAAACCATGAGTATATTTTAGCATATCCTCAAATGAGTGTCGATGGTTTGAAGAAAGAATTCGTTCCCAAATATCAGGCAGTAGGAGAGCCTAAATTCTACCGCTTCCTACTCCTTTATGCTCTCAACAAACTAATCTACATTGAAAAAGGCTCCTTCAAGGGAATATCTCCCGAGACGGAGTTTTTAGATTATTACGACCAGTTCATAATCTTGTATAGAAGAGAAGGAGAGGGAGTTTACTTGAATTTGGCCCGCGTATTCCGCCGAGCCGCCCACAAGATTTATCGAGTTATGCTTAAAAAGAAGATGACCGAAAAAAATTCAAGGTTCCTCAATTTGGTATAATATGGCAGTTATTTGCGTTACCGTTACACAATCAAAGTATCAAGTAGTTTCGGGCATTCCTAAAACGGTGTCTATCTGTACTAATATTCCTGCCACTATTTTTTATACTTTGGATGGTACCACTCCTACACTTTTCTCCACCATGTATACGGGGCCAATTTTTCTCCCGTTCGATCAGTTATTAATCACTTTGAGTATCTTGGCTACTAACGGTGTAGATTCTTCCCCCATTGTCATAGAACAGTATCAAACAGATATCGTCAATAGTAATGCTCGTTTGCCACACGCTGCCACCACAGCTTGCCCCGAGGGTATCTCCCCCGATGACTATCCCTTTGGCGATCCACCATATCAACCAGATCAGAAATTTCTCAATCCAGCCGATTCGGGTGTGACCGTTTATAATCCTAAACGACCAGCTAAACCCACTGCTTTTGATTGGGCCGGTAATCCGACCGCTTATACCAACCGACCCTACAATTCTTCTAACTATCAAATCACGTATACTGATAGAGACGCAGAAGGCGCTCAGGTCGTAGGTATTATTGGCAACGGTGAAATTGGCGGCCCACTTGGCAATATCCCTGGCAAAGTCACGCCAGTTCTTCCCGTTCCTAATCAGGGAGAGAAATATTATCCATCCGATATTATGCCCAATACCGCACAAACTGGTAATGCTGGCCCCGAACAAACCAATCAATTTACCACTATGTTTGATCCTCGAGCCATGGTTATTTTTCAAGATTTCAGTTTAGAGGATCCTACGGATCCGCCACAAATCAATCGTCAGTATTTTTCCATGGAAGACCCAGAAAGGGCCAGAGACGGAACTTTCTATTTCAATACGGGACAAGATGGCTCCGCACCTGTTAGTGGTTCTTTTGTAAGGGCGCATTACAACCCTCGTGATAATACTATTACTCATTATTATAGAGATAGTTGGTCGAATAAATGGCTAATTAGCAAATCTCCTTACCAACCTAATCCTAACTATGATGGTAGTTTAGCTCAATCAGTAATGGGCGGAGCTAAATCAGGAGCAGGGATTGTGCTTGAGTGGTTTAATTTTACAAGGCGCGTCCTCTTTTAAATTAAATTATGTAGTCAATTATATTATTTTATTATAAATTCAGGTGTAATTATGAAAATGGAATCAAAATTTAATCCAATATATGGTCGCATATATACTAATTCTTCGTTAATTAAACAATGTGAGGAATTTTGTAAAGCAAAATGTTTATATTGATACTTTTCGCGGGAAAATTGGCGAATGTATTGCATACGAAGACCTTAATACTTTTCTTGGATTAAATATTATCAGCCCGTCTTTTGAAATAATGGCAACTAATGAAGATAATGGCATTGATTTGGTTGATCAAATTGCTCATAAAAATTATGATGTTAAAACAACAAAAATAGAAAATACTAGTGGCACATATAATAAATTATATGTCATAACTTATGATACATATACGCAAAAGAGTATTAAAAATATAGATTATCATATTTTAGTTCGTTTAGATTATATTACGTATCAGTACGATATTGGAATTTTGGATAATTTTTATTTTAAAAATATCGTCAATTTCATAACGCCAATCAATCACCACTTTATTTTCATGCTGATAATTGGGTAGTTGATTGTTCAAGATTTGACTATATTTTATGATGTTTTTGCATCAAAAAATAATTTTATCAAAATATCAGTTCTGTTATATTACATCACGGAATCTTAATGGTTTATAGAGGACATTTTATGTTAAAAATTTTAGATCTTTGTTGTGGGATTGGCGGGTTTCCTTTGGCTTTCCGAGGACAGGGGGAAGTGGTTCTCGCATCAGATTGGGACGCCCAATGTAAAATAACCTACGAACATAATTTCAAAGGGCACAAATTTGTTGCAGATTTATATGATATAAAAATCGATAAGATACCAGTGTATGATATTTTGTGCGCTGGTTTTCCGTGTCAGCCATTTAGCATTGCTGGATCTCAACAAGGTTTTGATCACGAAACACAGGGTAATATCTTTTTTAGAATATGTGAAATTATCAAAGGCACAAAGCCTCAGGTTGTTTTTTTAGAAAATGTGAAGAATCTTCTCTCTCACGAAGATGGTAATACATTCAAAGTGATCGAAAAATCTCTAAAAAAATTAGGATATCATATCCAGTATCAAGTACTCAATGCCACAAAATATGGCAATCTACCACAAAATAGGGAGCGTATTTATATTGTTGGGTTTTTAGATGATGAGGCGTGTGAGAAATTTAAATTTCCAAATGAAATACCATTAACTAAAAAGTTGTTCGGAGACATAATAGATATTACGATGAAGGGAGACGCTAAATTATATCAAAATAATTTAAATAGTCCATCCATCAAAAAAATGAAAGACAGTATTACTGAAAAAAATGTAGTATATCAATATCGTCGTTATACAGTTAGAAAAAATATGTCGGGAGAATGTCCTACATTAACAGCTAATATGGGAAGTGGCGGACATAATGTCCCACTTATATTAGATAATTTTGGAATTCGTAAATTATCAGTTTTTGAATGTTTTAAACTTCAAGGATTTCCAGTTCCCAATGATTATAAGATTCCACCAGAAGTGAGTAATAGTAATTTATATCACCAAATTGGGAATTCTATTCCAGTATCAGTTGTGCAGAGAATCGCAAGCAATATTATCAAAGCATTAGATGGCCATATATTATAAATGAAAATATTAAAATGACTGAACCATTAAGATTAAGTGTATCTAAAACAAAATGTTTTAATCAATGTAAGAAGCAATTTGAGTTTAACTATATTTTAAAAATGCCAAAAAAGGAAATGTCATATCATATCCTTGGAAAATTTTGCCATAGAGTATTAGAGGTTTTTCATCAATATTATATTGAGGGATGTCTTCTGCCATATAATCATTCTATGAGCGATGCTTTTAAGGTGGCGTGGGCAGAATATAAAGAGAAGATGAATCCTGAGATGAAGCAAGAGGCATGGAACATTATTGATCGTTATTTACATAGTGTAAGTGCAGAAAAAACAATATATGGTATTCCCGCCAATGTTATTGCTGTAGAAAAAAAATTCGAATTCCCGCTCGTAGAAAATATTATTCTTAATGGCGCTATTGACATTATTCGTTTGGGTGTCGATGATGTGCTGGAAGTGGCAGATTTCAAAACGACTAAAAATCCAAAATATTTAAAAGATGATTGGTTTCAACTGGCTACTTATGGCTTTATACTTGTTTCGGAACGGCCAGAAATAAAAAAGATTAGGGCGTCATATATAATGTTGCGCCACAACTCAGAACGCCTAACCAAAGAGTTTTCTGTTGATGAGTTATTGGATGTTAAGCAGAAATATATAAATTACGCTAATCAGATTAGAACAGAACAAGAGTATAAGGCTAACCCGACTATTTTGTGTGGATGGTGCGACTTTTTGGAGCATTGTCCAGAGGGTAAGGAAAAAGTTAACTCTAATCAATCACAATCGCATAAAGTTTATGGTGAGGTATCGTGGTAATAAAGACTTGTAGTAAATGTAAGATTGAGAAAACTTTTCCACGATGAATTTAGAAAAAAGATGATAATGTTCCGACTACTTGGAAGTGGCAGTTAGATCATATTATACCGTAAAATAAATTGTTATATTCTTCGATGACTGACGAAAATTTTCAGAAATGTTGGGCATTAAAAAATTTACGCCCCTATTCTGCTAAACAAAACGTAATTGATGGAACTGGTAGATTAAGATAAAAGGAATTCAACAATGAAAATAGATATTACAGAGATGGAGCCCTGCAAACTATTGGTGCATTATGAAGCCAATTTTATAGAAATTGGTAATAAAAAAGAAGAGGTACTTAATGCTTTTAAGAAGGCACCTGTAAAAGGTTTCCGTCCAGGACACGCTACTATGGATTCAATTAAAATTGAATATAAGAAACAAATTGATGAATCTCTCAAAAGAGCTCTTGCAGAGGAAGCATACCATAATACGCTTTTTGAAAAAAAAATTCGTCCACACGGAGCGCCAAAATTTAATAATCTATTGCTTGATGGCGGAAAGTTTTCAACCGAATTTGAGGTTCACACCAAACCAGAATTTGTGTTGTTGGATTGGAAAAATTTAGAAATTCCTAAGCCACACGAAAAACACACTACCACGGAAGTGGCAGAGAAGATGATGCAGGAGCTACGAGAGCGCTTGGGAGATGCAGTGCCATATAGCGATACTGATTTCGTTCAGACGGGCGATAATGTTATCGTTGATTACGAGGCTACTGTGGATGGTCAGAAAGTGGATTCCCTCTGTGCTAAAGGGGAAATGATCTCGGTGGGGAAAAATCCCCTTGCGGAGTTTGACAACAACCTATTGGGTATGCTGATGGGTACTACTCGTGAGTTTGATTATGTAGCCCCAGAAGGTGGATTACCATCTTTGTCTGGCAAGACTATTCACTTTACAGTGATATTGGCCACTGGCTCCAAAACAATTCCTTGTGCCCTAGATGATGAGATGGCAAAAAAGATGGGCAAGAATGATTTCCATGAACTGCAAGAGTTTGTGGGTCAAGCCGCTTTTGCTCGCGTTTCTAGTTTTAATAGAACTCAAATTCAAGAGGCGGTGTCCCGCAGATTAGTAGCAGACACTCAAGTATCAGTTCCTACCTGGATGTCATTATCAGAGGCGCAATATTTGGCGCAACAAGCTCAGTTAGATTGGGCTACTATGTCGGATACGGATAAAGAAAAATTCGTGGGAATGGCAGAGAAAAACGTCACTCTGTCTTTAGTCTTAGATCAGATTAGAGAAACTACTCCAGAAACACAATTGACCGATCAAGAAGTATTTGATATTGTGAAAAAGAATTTAGCTAATACTCAGGTAACGGCCAGTGTGGATGAGGTAATCCAACAAATGAACCGTACCGGATATTTGCAAATATTGTTCTCGCGTATTAGAGATGAACATACTATGGATTATATTATGAAGAATGTTAAATTAATTGATTAATAAGAGGTAAGAAAAATGAGTGCTAAAACAGATAAAGACGCGGCTAATCTAACAGGGTTACCAAAAAAGTGGGACAATATTGTTAAGAAGATGCCCGAGTTCAAGGAAACAGCAGATGCTGCCAGTGTCGAGGAACTTAAGAAAATTATTGTGGATTGTGAAGGTAATCTATATACGATTGATAAAGAAGAGGAAGCTGACTTTAAGTTAGCTGGAGCTAAAGAAGTGGTGAAAGGACTTGTGGAAAATTATCGAGAGCCTCGCAAATTTCAGCAAGCCAAAATTCAATATGCTCTTCTTTTGTTAGAAGGTAAGGGTGTCGATCTAGATAACAAGGAATAAGATGAAAGTAGAGAGGTTCGTGGTGCAAACTTGCTGTGGTCGGCAAAATATCGTTTTCAAGATTGATAGGCCACTCAGTTTAGCTTTGCTCGAAGTTCTGAAAAGTAACGGCTTCACAGAAAATGCTAATTTTACTAAGGCAGGAATGCTATATGCCGATAATACGGACTTAATAGTATCAGGCCCAATCGGGATGGATAAACTGAATGTAAAATGTAAGCAGAAAGACTGTGGGCAAAAACTCAATGATTTTGAGGAGTTACTAATCAGAACGGGGTAATAATGGCAAAAGGTACTGGCTCTATCGGAGAAATCAGAAAGAAAGTTACCAAGACCCTCGAATTAATATCTACTTCTTACCACGAAGCAGGACATACGATCTATGCGTTATTGCACGTAATGAAAGTATATTCTGTGTCAGTTTTTGAAAATAAAAAATTAAAAAGAATTCACGGCAGTACTTATTATAATTATCCTATTGAATTTGGTTCTATCCAAAATTTAGAGCTATTAGAGCTTTTAGCTCGGGCCGATATAGGATTGAGTTATGCCGGTTTGATAGCGGAGAAGATCCTCTTCAAGGGCATTTCTGGCTCCTCTCAAATCCCACAATTTATTAGTGCTGGCTCTACCGATGATAATGAGAGTGCCCGAGAAATGATAAAAAAATATAATTTAGCACTTCCAGGCAAGAAAAGAATGTCTTTTAAGATAAAGCTGATGCGAGAGGTTCAAAATGAACTTTACCAGCATTGGGATGATGTTACTTTGGTGTCACACGCTCTTTTTCAATACCGTAAATTATCTTACCAAGATTTGCAATATTTACTTACCCGAAAAAGTAAAAACAAAAAATTTTGGAAAGAACAATTCAAGAATATAAATTATTTCCATAATAATGAAGCTCTTGACGAATTAGACTTGAAGTCTATCTTGTCAAGATAAACTGGACACCGTAACCAGCCTAATCATTACGGCATTCTAAACCGTATTCCCTAACAAAGCATACGCAGCCTATCCTTAGACTGAGAAAACTCCGATAAGAGTCGATATGCAACTTTGTTATAATACTTAACCCTCAGGAAGTCTTATGACCGATTTTGTCAGCTTGCACAATCAAACCGATTTTTCTATTCTCGATTCTCTCATTTCCACAAAGGCGCTTTTCAAGCGTGCCAAAGAATTAGGGCAGTCAGCTGTGGCTATTACGGATCATGGATCACTAGCGGCAGCCTGGGACGCTGTTAAAGCCTCAAAGGACACTGGGGTTAAGCTCATTATAGGATGTGAATGCTACTTCCAAAATGATGCCGCCAGTGTTGATGAAAAGTTTCGCCATGTTATTTTTCTAGCTAAGAATGCGGTAGGTTATCGCAATCTGCTTACCCTCAACAAAAAGGGCTTCGATCAAAGTTCTTTTGTCGGTAAGCGTGTTTATTCTGTTATTGACTGGAAATTGCTGGAACAATATTCTGATGGTTTGATTTGCCTAACTGCCTGTGGCAATGGCATTGTCAGTCAGCTTTTAATGAAGCACAAAACTTCTGAGGCAGAAGAAACCCTGCTGCGTCTCCAAAAAATATTCGGAGATGATTTAGGCATTGAAGTACAGCCCAATAATATGAAGCGTGGTTCTAATATCTTTAACGATGAGATTGACCAGTTTTTTCTCAATCGCCAGCTTATTAGTTTAGGTAAAAAATTAAATATACGAGTGGTGGCAGCTTGCAATGCCCATTATCTTACCAAAGAGGAAGCAGAAACACATGATGTGTTTTTGGCGATTGGTTCTCATCAGCCCATTTATTCTAACTTTCGTTTGCGCTATCCAGTACCAGAATTCTATCTAAAAAGTGGGGATGAAGTTAAATCTTTCTTTGTCAGGAATTATGGTGAAGAGGTAGCCCAATTCCTATGTGATAATAGCATTTATTTTGCTGATCGATGCGAAAAGCCAGACTGGATTGATCCCAAATATTCCAATCCAAGCGGCAAAGAACTTCCAGTTTTTCTGGTTAAAGATGAACCGGATTATGTGGAATTTATTGAGTGGAGAGCTACTCAGCCAATTGCAGAATCAGCATTGGAAGAAGATAAGGCCTTCTTGCGATTTCATTGTCAGAAATTTTTTAGCACCCGTATCAAAGATCTGAACGCATCTAATATGGAACAATATCAAAATCGTATGTCGGAGGAACTAGACGTTTTAGAGTACCATGGCTTCTCGAGCTACATGCTCATCGTGGCCGATTTTATAGAGTGGGCTAGAAAGCATGAAATTGCGGTAGGTGAGGGACGTGGTTCAGTTGGAGGCTCCCTCATTGGATTTTTATTGGGAATTCATCAAGCTGACCCTATCAAGTATGGTTTGATTTTTGCTCGCTTCCACAATAAAGAGAAATCTAGTTTTCCAGATATTGATACGGATTTTGCTCCGTCAGGTCGCGAGAAAGTGCAAAACTATCTCAGAAAAAAATATGGCGATGAAAACGTGGCACACGTTTCCAATGTTAATACTATTACTCCCAAAGTTTATGTCAGAGATATTGCCAGGTCTTGTGAGTTGGGCGGCTCCAAAGATGAAGCGGTTAAGATCGGTAATGATGTAGCTGATTGTATTCCAGCAGATATTCACTCTATTGATGAAGCTTTGGCCAAAGTTCCATTATTTGCCGAGTATGCTAAGAAATATACGCAGTTTGAGAAATACAAAAGTATTTGTGGAAAGTTTCGTGCTTGGTCTACTCACGCAGGAGGTATCATTATTTCTGCTCGTCCTCTAACTGGATTGGTTCCGTTGAGAAAGGATAAGGACGGGGCGCTAGCGATTGAGTATGACAAAGATAAAGCCGAAGAAAATGGCTTGGTCAAAATGGATACTCTTGGTTTATCCACCTTAGATATCATCGGACAAACACTGCAACTTATCAAAGAGGCAGGTAAAGAGCCGCCTCCCGATCCAATCAATTACGATGAGTATGATCAGGCAACTTACGATGTTATTTCTAATGGCGATACTTTTTGTGTCTTCCAGTTGGGAACCTCAGGTGGTACTATTGATTTGGGGCGACGTATTAAACCCAAATCAATTAACGATATTAGCTACATTAACTCATTGGCTCGCCCCTCTGCTCGTGATATGAGAAATGATTTTATTCAAACCAAAGATGGTAAAAAGGCATTCTCCCTATTACACCCTAATTTGGGAAGGGCTTTCAATAACACCTTCGGATTTGGTTTGTATGAAGAATCCTTGATGTATTTAGCGCAAGATATCGCTGGATGGTCTTTGCACTCTGCCGATCGTTTGCGCAAGCTAACAAAAGAAAAAGGCAAAAACCCTAAGAAGGCACAAGAATGGAGAGCAGAATTTATTCGAGATGCAGTTAAGAATAATAACATTAATGAGGGAATTGCTAAAAGAATTTGGGATGAAGTAGTAGATAAGTTCCAAGGCTACGGTTTCAATATGTCTCACTCTATTTTGTATTCTATGACTAGCTACAAAACGGCATACTTGAAAGCTCATTATCCAGTCGAATTTCTAATGGCTAATTTGATGGCGGAAGTGAAGTCTAATACGCCAGATGCCAATATTAATATTGAGAAAATCAAAAAGGAACTGCGCAAGCATCGAGTTAAAATTGTGCCACCAGATATCAACAAGTCACAATTAGTTTATACTATTGAGGATGGTAATCGATTGGTGACCGGTTTGGACGCTATCAAGTTTGTTGGGGAAGATGCTATCAAGGATATTATTTCCAAACGCCCCTTCAAGGACTTCTTCGATTTTATGACCCGAGTTAGCTCTAAATCAGTACGAGCTAATAGCATTCAGGCTTTGGCAGCGTGTGGTGCTTTGGATTCTTTCGGAATGTCACGCAAACAGATATTTTTATATTGCTCGGATTATCGTAAGAAATTACAAGTTTGGTTAAAAAAACACAATCCAAATGTCGATCAATTTACCTATCCATATCCGTCTGAGCCAGATTGGACAGAGCCAGAAAAATTTGCCTTAGAGCAATATTATATAGGCGAATCTTTTATTTGCAAGCCAGCGGTGGCTCACGGTGCTTTTTTCAAGGATACACATATCACCATCCACGATGTTAAAAAATCAAAAGATAAAACTAACATTAGTTCTACTAAGGGTATTATCAGAGACTTCTTTGAGTTCAGGGTTAAGAAAGAGGGTAAGTATTATGGGCAGCCGATGGTCAAAGCCGTTTTGGAAGATAAGAACGCAGACCAGTGCACCCTCACAATTTTTCCGGATCGTTGGAAGATGGTGAAAGAAAGAATTCAAGAACTCAATAAAAAAGTAGAATTTGGTGTGGGTATAGCTTTACACTTCTCCGGTAGTACCAATATTTATGAAGATGATATGGGTATTATTTTAGATCAACTATTCAATATTTCTTGGCCACCTGGGGTGCCTAGCGATCTAAAAGCTAAGAAAATCAATCTCAAAGAAGCCAAGGCGAAGTTGGCCGAAGTCAATCCTAAGGATATTTTATGGAAAAATACCAAGAATTCTCAAGAGATAGTGGATCAAATCGAAGATACTTTGTATGATGAAGGTCTGATTGATTTGGAAGATGATCTTGAAAATTCTGACGATGATTGATATATATGATGTTGGTTGATAACAAAATCGACCCTCTATCAAGAAAATGATACGGATGATATTTTTGCATACAAAATCTATGCATAGTAAGGAATGTAGTTATGCCAAAGATAAAGCTAAAGGAATGGGCAGACAGAAATAACTTGTCGTACATTACTGCCAATAGACATTTTCACGCCGGACTTATCCCCAACGCGACACAGCTTAACTCTGGCACCATCCTTGTTGAGGATGATATTCTGGAGCAGACTATGGCGAATACTACTGGCACTAATGATGCAATGTCTACCTTCTTGAAGAAAACAGTTGAGTTCAGTAAGAATAACGCTACTGTAGAAGATTTTGCAGCCTATGTTATTTCTAATTTTCAACTCAAGCTTAATGGGCAAACTGATGTTCCTAGATATTCTAAGAACAAGCCAAAATCGGAAGAAGTGCAAAAACATTTCAAGCAATTCCTTCCAGACAAAGAAAAAGAAGAGCAGTTAAAAGCAATCAAAAATGTTCTAAAAGAGCAGAAATTACCAACGGATGCCACTCCTTTTATTAATGCCTTTAACGAAGAGCTGGCCCCATTTTCTCGAACGGTTGATGCAGATGGAACGTTTTTGGGATATGAAGACATGGCGTCCGCATTCTCTTCTGTATCTCCCACAATTTCGGCCATACATACATATGGCCCACAAATTACTACTGAAAGTTTGGTTACACGAAGTGTTGATTTTGACACAACTCCACAACAGATCAACTATACCGGCTCTAATACTAACCAAACTTTCAGTAGTTCTTATTCCCCTAATATCACCAATACTAGTGGAGAGATCTCTAATAGTTTAGGTTCTACCGAAATTTATTTTAATAGTTCTCCCTTGGTAGTGACTAATTCTCCTTTTCTACCAACACAAAAAGAATTATTGTCCTCCACTCAGGTTATAGAGACAGTAGAAGCTGAAAGCGCACCACGCAAGCGTGGTAGAAAACCAACTATCAAAAAATAATAGGGTGGAATGATGCCATATAAAACCGTTACACAACAGTCAGATCGTGGAAATCTGAAAGACATTCAGGATAAAAGAAATTATTCTTTGGAAGAAAATCCTGACATGCCACCCACATCCAGTGAATTGAGAATTAAATCTCTATATGAACACGCCTTAGTGACGAGAGACCAAGCCATGATCGAATCCCTAGGACTGATTGTTATTGGAGGCGACCCTAAGAACCCAGTCAACATTATGAGGCACCGAGAGTATGTTGAAGAATTGAAGATTAGATTAGGGTCGCAAATCAAGGAAACCCAAGAGGAAATTGAAAATTTCTTTACAAACGATTTTTGGGAAACATCAGAAATGAGAGTAGCCGCTTATAAGCGAGATAAAGCACGTAATGCCATTTTTTCAGAAGATGGTGACATAATCAAGACCGCTAGCACTGGCAATACTAGACATCGCAGTTTTTGGAGAGTTAAATGAAGTGTGTTAGTTGTGAAACTGAAATCAACCCAAAGTGGTCTCATGCCATTGATATGAATGTGTGTCCCTTTTGTGGCCAGTGTATTATGGAAGAGCACCTCAAAAATTGCTTAGTTGGATTGGCTGCGGCTATGAAGGATATGCAAAAGTATCCTGAGCAACTAGATGATTGGTTGCTATCAAATCATAATTATATTAAGACGGACTCTCCCAACCTTAAACAATATTTGCCAAAAGAAATCTTCAAGGAAATGAAGAGAGAAGTCGAAGTACAAGAAAATGGCGAGCCAAAAATTTCTACTATCAAAATCAAGTTACCAGGCGGCGGAACGCAGGATGTTCAAGTAGAAAAAACACAATCTGAGGCGAAAACCAACAGCTTTTTCGAGAGGGCCGAGGTTTTGAAAGGCTCCGGCAAAACCTCCGGGAAAGCAGCAAAGGACCCTGATGAACCAGAGGGGCCTAAAAGTGTCGTTGAAAAAACTCAAAATCTTAGGGCAATTGCGCAACAAATTAGAAGAGAAGTCTCGAACGGAGCAGCCTCCGAAAATAGTTTGGCTGCTATGATGGAAAGTGCAGATCCCGAAGCGGTAGCAGAATTTCAAGCCGTTATCAGCAGCGGTGATATAATCAATTCGGGACTCTCGGAAGCATCCACTGGTGACGATGATGAAATTCATCCAGCCGCTTTGGCGATGGCCAGACTGGCACAGCCCAACAGCGCTGGCGCCAATCATAAGGATATGCAGTCCTTACAAGAGATGCAAAGCAAAGTGCAGAATGCTCAAAAGAGATTGACTTCGGGCAAAGGCAGTTTTTCCAGAGGTAGCTGAAAGTAAGATATGACAATCAAAATTGTTGATAATAAAAAAATCGATATGACCGAAGATGAATGGTCGGTATATCAGAAAATTGTCCAATCTAACACTTCCATTAGTAATAAGGGTGAAGACTTATTTATGGATTTATTTGAGACCAATGATAGGGGAATTATCATTTTTCTCAAACCCCCTTCTAAGCGACATACTACCCTAGAAGTGTTTTTATTTTTAATGTCTCTTTTTCAGCATCAACACCTTCGACTTATGCATAACGAAGTGTCTGATATAGTGGGACAGCTGAAAGAAAAAATGCGCGAACTTGACGAAAAGTTAGCGAAGAAATAATAACATTTTTGTCGAGAAAAAGTTAGATCTATTCAATATATTAGCAGAGGGACGGAACGATGATCGATCATTCGGATATTGAGAAAGTTGTAGATGAATGTTTTGCGGAAATCTCTTCCGCTAGTAGGGAGAGATATGACACAGATAAAGCTGATCGTGGTGCCGCCCTATTTTTGGTAGCCGAAATGAAATTATCTTCTATGATTGAGGAGGTGGAGCTTCGTGCCCGCCAGGCCAAAAATGATATTTCTAGAATAGAAGGGGAGAAATATTTCGAATTCAAAACGACGAGTGGTGATAAAAAAATCACAGAAAATATGCTACTAAATTATATAGCAAAAGACCCCGATATAGTGAGCGCAAAGTTGGAGTGCGCCAAGCAAGAGGCAGCGCTCAAAAAATGGAATTATCTTTTGGCATCCCTAAAAGATGGGCACATTTATCTGCGCAATTTAAGTAAGAATAAAACCTGGAACGAATAATACGAGGAATAATGACCGAAAAACAATTGGCAAAAACCGACAGTAAAAATATGATAGCAGGTATCGATATTAATAAGCTCGTTAAAAAAGCCCAAGATAGCTACGCTAAAAAAGATCAGGGACTGGCCAAAAAGCTTTCTACTGGTAAAACTATTATTAGGCCTAACGAAGACAAAGATTATGTGGTATGGACTAAGGGCGATCATTGGAAAAGCCTGACCAATCTCAAAGGACTTCCTTTTGGAAGAATTGTTCAGATATCGGGTAAGCCAGACAGTGGCAAGTCCACTCACGCTATGGCCTTTATGAAATTTGCCCAAGATCAAAATGTTTTAGTGATCCTTTGGGACGCTGAAAGGAAGTTTAGCGCTAGAAGATTTGATGAGAAGATAGGTGGTGTTTCCGATAATCTTTTAGTAGTCGATACTAATAAGATTATTGATGGCGCCAAAGCCGTAGCACAATTCGTGCACGCTGCCAAAGAAATGAACCCAGATGTTAAGATATTGATCGTGTGGGATAGCGTAGGAGCCTCTCTCAATTCAACGGAAGATAAAGATGATGGAACGGAAGATTTTTCTCAACAGCCTGGTGTTTCGGCCAAAGAAAATTCTTATGCTATCAAGAAGTTTAATAAATTAGCTAATAACTACATTAATAATGAAACTGGGGAAGCTTCTATTACTACCCTAATTATCAATCAAACATATGCCTCTATCGGAATGGGCGCCCCCACTCAAATAGAAAAAGGTGGAAACGAAATATACTATCTTTCTTCTGTAATTATTCAGCTTTCTAGGAAAAAAGATTTGACCAGAGTGAAGGGCGGAGATAAGTACAAATATGGTATCATTTCTCGTGCCAAGGTTAAAAAGAACCATTTGTTTGAGGGAGATGAGTGTATCAGCGAATTAGACTTGGTTGTTTCGGCAGATGGTATACACCTAGCCAATGATGTCAAAAATTTTGATGATATCAAGGGCTGGGATGACGATGAAGAAGATGGAGACGAATAATGCCAGTCGATTTAGGATCAAACAGTTTGTTGGGTATGCAGGCTCCCTCTCTTAGAAAGCCAGCTTATCTAATTACGTTGGAGGGCGGTACCACTGGTAAGGCCCGCAATTTCCAGAGATTTATTTCTCTAGATAAACCACGAGCCGAAAACGGTATAGTGGAAGTTAAGGGATTTTTTACTGATAAAGAGGAAGACGAGATAGTTAAGACTTTTACAGATATCTTGGCAAACTCTCCCAAAGAATTTCAGCTAGAAATGATCTTTCCACTGCAAAGAGTTCATAGCATTAGGAGCTTAGTATTTAATGCGGTGAAAAACGTAACCCCTGTACAACCAGGAAAAGCATAATTATAATTAAGGAAGTGAGTAAGACATCATGGCAAGTAAGTTAAAAAGAAATATGGAAACAAATTGGGCGACAACAAATGACATCAATGAAATAATTTTTCGTGGTGTTACTTCGATAGTGGAAGGACAATCTGGAAGCGTTTGGACTGGGACGATGACTAATTTGACAACTGCTCTCAACAGAGTTTTGAGCAGGAAGCAAAGGACGCTTCTGCCCGGCTCCCCAGGTGCTCTCAGAGTGGTAATCAATAGAGTAGTTAATAGACTACGCAACAGGGGTATCGGTGTCAGATTTGGCCGTACTACCGACCACACTCGTACTCGTTACGTAAAGTTTACACGCTAATGTGTTAAAGAATTACGATCAGAGTTTTGTTAAATAGATAATGTACAAGCAATGTACGATAGATAGTAAAAAAAAAAAAAAAAACAATAGGAGATCAATATGACTACATTTGGTGAAGTAGCATGGACAGATGACGTATTTGGCGGACAAGAAGGTAAAAAGACCAACAGCAAGGATCTTTTCCTAAGATTAGATGAAGGCTCTAACGAAGTAAGAATCGTTACTGCCCCTTTCCAATACTTGGTTCACAAGTACAAGAAAGAAGGCGATACTGGTTTCGGACAAAAGGTGCAATGCTCTGCCATTCATGGCAGCTGCCCTCTCTGTGCCGAAGGTGATAAGGCTAAGCCACGTTGGTTACTCGGCGTTATTAGCCGCAAGACCAATGCCTACAAGATTCTTGATATCTCTTTTGCGGTGTTCTCACACATCAGAAAGTTAGCCAAGAACGTTCAACGTTGGGGCGATCCAACCAAGTATGATATCGACATTACTGTCGATAAGAATGGTGGAGCCACTGGTTATTATTCCGTTCAACCGATCCCAAAGGAACCGCTTTCTGCCGGCGATCAGGCGATCAAGGACGGTGATGTTGATTTAGATGACCTCAAGCGTAGAGTAACCCCACCTACTCCTGATAAGGTTCAAGCTAGAATTGACAAGATCAACGGCGTAGCTGTTGATGGAGTTGCTGGAACCGGTGTCCCAGTTGCTGCCGCCAACACTAAGAAGATTGCTACCAAAGTTGCCCCAGCTAAGGTAAGCACCCCGGTTGTTAGCATGTCGGATGATGAAGAGTTGGATAAGGCGTTCCCTTCTTATGAAGAGACCGTTGTTGCTGACTCCGCTCAACAGTCCTAAAAAATCTAGTTCAGTTGTAGTACAAGAGACCCATAGTTCCCCGCTATGGGTCTTTTTATTTATCTGTTATATTACTAAGTATGACAAAAATTATACTTGGCTTTGACGTGTCCAGCTCGACCATAGGATACTGTATATTAAGTTGGGATCAGACTACCAACGATATTAAATTCATAGATGCTGCTTATTTGAAACCTCTAAAAAATGGTTCTATTATTGAAAGAATAGTTGATACCAGAAATAAAATACAAAAAGTAATTACGGCAGCTAAACCAGATTATATTGCTATTGAAGATATAATTCAATTTATGAAGGGTGCCAGTACTGCTAAGACTATTATTATGCTTACTACATTCAATAGGATGATTGGTTTGGTCGCTTATGATTATTTGGGAAAAACGCCAGAGTTGTTTAGTGTAATGACTATTCGCCATGGATTAAAATTCGGAAAAATCTTTCCAAAAAAAGAACAAATGCCAGCCCTTGTGGAAAAACATTTAGAAATTACGTTTCCCTACGAGTACAATAAAAAGGGGAAGCTGAAAGTGGAAAATTATGATAAAGCAGATGGTATAGCCGTGGCACTTTATCAAGCACTACTATTGGCTGGTAAAATTAAACGTAAGGGCAAGAAAAAATGAAACTCAAGGAAGCTTATGCAATTTTAGAAATTCCGGAGAGCTCCACCCCAGAAGAAGCTAAGAAACAATATAAGAAATTGACCAAGGAATTTCATCCTGACATAAACAAGAGTCCTGATGCGGAAGCTAAGTTCAAAAAGATCAACGAAGCTTACGAGTGCGTCAAAAGTGGAAAAGGAAATGAACGTGATCGAGAGCCGCCTCCTGGTTGGTCACCATTTAGCCGACAGCAACACGTAGTTAAATTAGAAAATGTAGACACACACCTTACCATTGATTTCAAAGAATCCGTGCTAGGTTGCAAAAAAGAAATAAAATATTCTCGCAAATCCAAGTGTTCCGAATGTGATGGGGCGGGGGAAGTGCATATTCATAATGGTTGCACTAAATGCGGTGGGAGGGGGCAAGTCACTATTATGCAGCGTGGTATGATGATAGTTAGCACCTGTCCACAATGTCATGGCCAAGATAACACTGAGGATTGTAAATCTTGTAAAGCTGCTGGAAGTATTCTTACGGATGTGTCTGTGCACGTATCCGTGCCTGCGGGAGTTCTCAATGGTAATACTTTGCGCTTACAAGGAATGGGGAATTACGCTGGCACCGTAATGGGAATTATGGATCAGTATACGGATGCTTTTTGTCACGTCACTGTGACGCCAGAAGAAGGCCTCAGAATTGAAGGAAGAAGCGTTATTTCCATTTTAACACTGCCATTACTAGAGGCTATTCGTGGCTGTCAGCAAAGTGTAAAAACTATCTATGGCCTTCGAAACATCCAAGTTCCTCCTCAGTCGAGGAACCGTGATGAGGTGATTATTCCTCATTGTGGAGTGAGTGGGATAGGCGAACACAAGGTGGTGCTGGACGTTCAATACCCTAAGAACACTGATAAGCTAATTGGTGTTTTAGTAGATGAGGTAGTATAAATGGCAGTTTCTCTAATTTGTAATAATACTTATACTGATGATAAGAAGAAGGTAAAGAAGTGCGGGCAAGTGGAGCCTTTTATGGATCCTAAAACCGAGAAGATTTATTGCCCCCTGTGCAATAATGAGATTCTCAATGTCACTCATTTTATGAAAGTGACTATGAAAACCCTCAAACAATTTAGGCAAAAACCTACCGTAGCTTTCGGGGTCAAATGTCAAAATTGTGGAAAAGAAGCTCAACCCAAGGTGGTCAACGAGGATATAGTGTGTCCACAGTGTGGTAAGGCGCACGGCCATTTAAGCGAACCATTTAAGATTATGTTGAGGGATAAGCTTAAAACTGCCAACAAAGATATATAAAATATGTTAGAAAAAATAGCAGAATCTTGTCAGTTCTTGTTAAAAAACTATCCGAACGCACAGGCTAGCCAATCCTATTTAGATTCCCGTTTAGATGTAGATAGTCAAGAGAAATGGGGATTTGGTTATTTTCCCGATATTGAAAACATTTCGGCACTTACCGATTTGGTAGGCGAGTCTTGCCTAATAAAGCAAAAATTATTGACTACTAGCATTATTGAGGATTCTTTGGCCCCAAGGCGCATTCTCAAAGATTTTTTTGAGAACCACCCTTTGGTGATGCCGCAACGTAATGCTTATGGCAAGATAGTGGCGTTGATAGGCCGCTCCCTTTTAGATGAAAAGACGCGCCAAGAAAACAAGATAGAAAAATATAAAAATACCTCTTTCAAGAAGGGTAATCATTTATTTGGTTTATATGAAAATAAACAACATATATTGGAGCAGGGATGCGTTTACGTGGTAGAGGGGCAGATCGATGTTATTAAATCGGTGGAGAAGGGTTTTAAAAATATTGTAGCCTTAGGCAATAATTGTATGTCTATCTATCAATTTACTGTCATTAGCAGATACTCTAATAACATATTTTTGTTGTTAGATAACGATATCGCTGGCCAAAAGGGGAGGAAACAGATCATTAGCAAGTTTGGCCAATTGGCCAATATTCGTAATTTTTACATACCAGAAGATTATAAAGATGTGGATGAATACATTACTAAGGGCAGAATTAGTGAGTATGCGGAGATGTCTTTTCTAATCAAGGATTGAAAATCTTTATAAATTTTTCAATCATCCCAGATAGGTGTTTTAATTTGGCAGAAACTGGGTTGGAAAAACCCATTTTATCAAGAGCATCACTGTTATGTCGAAGAAATAATCGTACTGACAAGTATCAAAGCATATAACTGTGTTATATAGTGTATGGAGGAAGCAATGCACTATTTGTATAAAATCACCAACACAGAAAATCAAAAAGTTTATATTGGACAAACTAACAACCCTGACTTGCGATGGTCGCAACATAAGTCGAACGCTAAATATGATAGAGGAAATCAAGTTATCACGCGAGCCATGACTAAATATGGAGCTAATGTTTTTCAATTTGAGGTTATAGCTACTTGTCGCACTCAAGAAGATGTTGATCTTGCCGAGGAGGAGGCAATACAACAATACGATAGCCGTAATAGGGAGAAGGGATATAATGTAGATAGGGGTGGTAATACATCACCACGAACATCAGAAGTTGTTGCAAAAATATCTGAAGCTTTACAAAAACATTATAAGACACACGATGGTTGGCTCAAGGGTGGCACCCTAACTGATGAGTGGAAAGAAAATATTTCTAAAGCGTCAATGGGGAAAGCGGGAACTAATACTGGTAAAACTCTTGATGACGAATGGAGGATAAAACTTTCTAAATCGCAAGCTGGAAAGGAAAGAAAATCTAATAGGCGATTTTCTGATGAAATAGAAGCTCATATATGTAGATTATATGTTGAGGAAAATAAATCTACTTATGCTCTTGGTAAGCAATTTGATTGTTTAAGAACTACTATTGCTGATATCTTGCGAAGATACGAAATAGAAACTAGAAAATCAAATTATACTGGTCATTCTAATGGTCGTAATATTTTTTCGTTAGAACAAGAAGAAAAAATATGTGAGTTATATTTGACTAATACTGTTAGTAGGGCTGAACTGGCAAGAAAGTTTAGTTGTGGTAAAACGACAATAAGAGATATCTTATTGAGACACAGTATTAAATTATAATGGAGTCGTTATGATAAATAAAAGATCTAATCGCAGCGATAAATACCAATGGGTACTTCTCGAGACAGTTTGCTCTAATGAGATGATGGAAGCTTTTTGTAATGAAGATAGTATCTCGGCCAGATTAAATCCGTTCGAATACAACGAAGATCTGATTGAGCTAGAAGACCAACTCAAAAAAGAATTTTGGAGAGTAGTGGATACTCTTCTCACCTCCCGTCAGAGAGAAGTCATTCGACTTTATGCGGACGGCTATACCCAAATGGAAATAGCTAAGATGCTGAATGTCAATCAGTCGAGCATTACAAAAAGCCTAAATGGGAATGTGGACTATAAAAACGGCAAAGTTGTTTATGGTGGGGCGAAAAAAAAGATTAGAAAGATACTTGAACATGACGATGCAATCAAAGAAATTCTCGTAAAAATGGAAGAAATTAGAAGTAATAAATGGTAAGGAACTTGTCAATGAGTACAGATAAAGAATACTACGACAAAATTCGTAAATCACATGAAATGTTGAAGGTATTAGAAATACCAACAGATAGTAGTGGCGTAGTCTCTTGGAAGCCGGCTAAAATTTCTTCTATTGACCTGTATGACATTTTGATGGATGAAGAAAAGCTACGAGTTTTGGTTGCCAAACTCAGAAATAAAGCCTTCTGGTAAGAAAAGGTGGTAATTCGCTAATGACAGACAAGAGATCAGAGTATAAGAAAAAATGGTATGAGGCGAATAAAACTCGTTTACTTAAAAAACAAAATGAATATAATAAAGCGCATAAAGAAAGTATAGTCGCATATCAGAAAGAATATAATGAAGCTCATAAAGAAGAGGCCGCTCTAGCCAGACAAAAATACTATGCAGAAAACAAAGATCAAATTATCAAAAAGAATCAGAAGCGTGATCTTGCTCGTCGAGCTATTGACCCGGCATATAAATTGCGTAGAAATTGTTCCACTATGATATGGCAATCTCTAAAAGGTAATAAAAATAATCAATCGATACTATCATATTTACCTTATACTATGAAAGAGCTAAAAGTTCATCTAGAATCCAAGTTTGATCAAAATATGAGTTGGAGCAACTACGGTACGTACTGGCATATTGATCACATTATCCCACAATCAAATTTTGTTTACACTTCTATGGCAGATGAAAATTTTCAGAAATGTTGGGTTTTAGATAATTTGCAGCCATTAGAGGCTATCGAGAATATACGAAAATCAAATAAATTAAGCTAATATTCTAATATCATACAATAGGTGTAATATGATCCTAGGGAGCTTTATGAAAAATATCTCGATAGATTACTCAGCTTTAGCCAACCAGATTACCAAGAAGGCATATCGTCTATCTGATGTCAAAGATCAGTTAGAAACGGTTGCTTTCGACGTGGTACGCTTTAAAGATGGCGATAAAGGAGCCGAGCTTTGGCAAGTACAAAATGCCGAAGATGGCGATTATATCGTAGCTCTCTATGAAGATGAGGAGCTAGACAAGACGGCTGCCACTTGGGATGTGTTGGTTACCAAGAATGGTAGTGACTTGCAAGTCTCTTACAAAGGAGATCCTCTTGTCAGAATTTCTGCTGCCAAGCTAGGCATTCCACGTTCAGAGTTATATAAAGCCGAAAAATATCTACCTGAAAAATTAGCCTCTAATAAGAAGTTAGTCAGGGCTCTTCTCAGTGAATTGAACGAAGCGGCTAGACAAGAAGTATCTAAACGATACCCAGAATTGGTTTAACGGAATAGGTGTTTACATGAGCTTCGAAAAAATACAACAACTGGTAGGTTCTCTAGCAAAGACGGTAGGGGATAATGAAAGGCTTGCCACACCACTTTTGGCAGCTAAATTGGCCAAGTGTGTTGTAGCCTATCCACAGGATAAAACTCTCGGCAATATGGCCAGAGTCATTTCTGATATGGCTGGCCATAATACCACCTTCATTCGCAGAGCTGATTTCAAAACTCTTTATCACAAACTTCATTCTTCCGGCACCAAATTTGCCGAATTATTTCAGGATGAGTTGGGTGAGACTGTGGCTGAGCCATCGGTGACCACTTACCAGCATGACGTAGCTCTACAAAACAATCCCTACGAAGTAGGCGATCAAGTATTAGCTAATGCTTTGGAAAGTGTTTTCGACAAGCACGCTCCCCTCAAGATGTACTCCCAACCTATGGCTAACAAGGCTTTGAAATCGGTGGGCTCTACTTTGGAGGCCTGGAATCTTCGCCCTATCCAACTTTCCGTTAGTGACGGCAATGATAAGTTCATCGTTATCAAAGCCGACTACGATACTCCTAAGGGCGTAACTAGTTTCTATGTTCCTGTAGAAGTGGTCAAGACCGATGTAGTTGACCCCGAAGTTTTTATGGGCAATACCGGCCCTGAAGATCTCAATCACGCTGCTATCAAGGCCTATCTAACTCAGCAAGCCGGTACCAAAACCAAAGTAGGGGCCACTGATATTCTTACCGCTCTTACCGCTGCTACTAGCAGTAAGCGTGAAGTTAGCGCAGCTGAATTAGCTTTGACTCGACTCAATGCCACTCGTCAAGGGAAGTCTGATTTTGCCGGTCAAGCAGATTGTTGGCTCGGTCTCAAAGTGGAGGCTGCTGCTAAGCCAGACGTTCAACTTCCCAAGTCTGACGAATTCATTTCTTTCGAAAAGGAATTTACCAGCCCTAAGGGACTTGCCTCTTTCAAATTTGGTCCAGAAGTGGTTACTGCTGGTAGAAACCATATCACTCGTGAACTACAATCTTTCGGATTTTCTCTACCACAAGTAGTGGTTACCGGTAATGATGAACACACTATTTTTTACGGCGTTTCCTTAGATACTGGCAAGGTAGCTTTTACCGTTCCAGTCAAGGTATCAGCTGACAAGAAATTATCCAAGCCTTCCGTCCTACTTTGCAATGGTTCACTAGCCACTTTCGATAGGGCCGGCATCAATCAATTAGTTAGTGAAAACAAATATGATGTTAAGGTAGCCGCAGTTGCTTCCACTATGTCTACCCTCAAACCAAGCGAAGTGATTACTAATCTACAAGCCGCCATCTCTGAGGGAAATCACGCCAAGGCAGAAGATGCTCTCAATGTTCTTGCTAATTGTGGGGACCAAAGAGCTTATGATACCGCCTTCCAAATTTATATGGACGGTATGTCTGGCAAGAAAGTTGCTACTACCAAGTGCTCCAACATGATTAAGAGCGCTGTCAGCGAATACCCAGTTTGTACGCATACTGGCTTACCAATCAATAAAGTGTATCAAGACAAAGACGGAAACTGCCGCCCATTGTTCCGTAAGGGTATGGACGATACTTACGAAGGGGCTACCTTTATTAACGCCAAGATTTTTGGGTAATCTATGAGTGGATTAGAGAGACTGGGAAAACTTCTTGAGCTAAAATATGGGCTAGTGGCTAATGCCGCCTCCAATGCCCAAATTCTTAGTCAGGTCAAGAAGGATCTGCTTTTGACATACAAACTATATGTCAATTCCGAAACAGCCAAAGAGCCAGTCCTTCAAATGCTAGCTAATGCGGGCGAGCCATTCTCTAAGAGACTTATTATTATTTTTAGTGATATCGTTACCAATATCGACGATCACAGCAATACTCAATTATATACTCGCGTTAATAATTTGTTAGGCATGGTTCATGACGCTAAGCTAGTAGAGGATGTCAGAAAATTTATTCATAATTCTGTAAGGGCTACTAAGGAGTCTGAGAGGAATTATCGCGAGCATCTTAAATCTAAGTTTGAGATGATTCTCCATCGCATTACCTCTTTATTAGACAAGCAACTAAAACTGCTTCAACAGGTACTGCCGCGTGGTATCGAGACACGACAAGAGGGCGGGCCACTGGAACCTCAAAGAAAAGAGTTGAGCAAAGAGCAGCTCCTCATGTTTATGAGAACTCCGGCAGCCCAACAATATCGTCTAGATGATATGGATGTTATGTATCAGCTTTTGTCTGATCCGGTTATGAAAAGTAAAATCACTACCTTGGTTAATGCCATCTCTCGAGGTCATGTTCCTGTGGATGGTCCTGCTGTTACGGTCGAAGCGAAAGCTATGAGAGACTGGATTGATCAGCGAGAAAAGACTAATCTTCCGGCATTAGAGAATAGCCCAGAAAAACAACCAGCTAATCCAAACCTTTTTGAAGAAGAGGGAGAAGCTTGGGACCACAAAATGGCTCATAAATACAATGACTTGACCCTAGAAAGGTACCATAAATGAGAACTGCTGAATTATTAAATGCTATGGCCGCTTGGCTAGAAAGTCCAAATAACGAAGCCATGTTGCTTGCCGAAGCTGATGAAAAATGCATGCAAGTAGTGGCAGAATCTTGTGTCTTGGCAGCGGCTCTTTTGAAAAAAGCAGCCGATGAAGTAGATGCTATCGAGCCTCCTGCTGAGTCTTTGCTCACCCCTGAATCCATTGAAGAGACGGCTGCTTTGGCTTTCGCTTTTGATTCTTCTGATGATCCGCAACTCAAAAAGATGGCTTCTGTTCTAGACGAATTATTACTTACTATTGCGGCTCCACCCAACGCCTATGCAGAAAGAAAAGATCTGCAAGACCAAAGAGTAGTGGAACTTAAAAAGAAGTATGAGCAGCCCCGTGAGACTTTGCGAGATTACCACAAGATTGGTGATGCAGAGAGAGCTATTGAACAAAGCGGCTTCACTAAGCAATATAAAATTCTAGAAGCTCCACTTAGCACGAGAACATGTCCCGATCATCCAGGCGCCCAAATGGCAAGAGTTGGAGAACATATGTTTCAATGTGAATTAGATAAGAAAACATATAATTATGAAACTGGCTATACGCTAGATAATGGTAATAAAGTTCCTGGTGGATCGGTTGAGCAGCAAACTATGGGTTTGGAAATTCCCTTTCATGCAATTTTTGACACTAGAGAAGGGCGCCTCGGCTACAATAAATAATACCCGGGCATCTTTATCAAGCTACTCTGGTCCGTGAGCAGATTACCAAACAAGCTGGCTATAATATCATATCTATTTGTGGAAAGTGATTGAAAAAGATCGCTAAACAAATGGATAAAGATGAACAAAAACGCACTCAAAAAAATTCTTGATCACCCCGATAAAGATGAGCTTATTGCAAAGTTAGTGCTTGGTTACGCTGCCAAAGACATTCACGATTGGCTGGCTGCCAAGTATACTAATGTTAGCGAGGCCAAATTTGTCATAGGCGAAAAGTCTATCAAATCATTCCAAGATAATTATTTAGATGTTTATCAAATGATTCAGGATGATATTAGAAAAACGAAGCAAGCTGTAGCTACCAGTACGGAAGACCAATTAGAGTTAGCAGTTAAGGGCAATTCCACTTACAAGGGTAAGATGTTAGAATTGGCTGGTAAAGAAATAGATATTCGCGAGATGGTAAGAAATCTATGTGTCGCCATTGAAACGCGTTTAGGGCAAGTTTTCGACGAAATTCAAGAAGACCCTCGCAACATAAATACTAAAATTGATCGTGTATTGATCGAATATGGTGAGTTGTTCGGTGGCCTATTGGAAAAATATTATAAATTTACAGAGAGCCCAGCTGACTTAACGATACAGCACAACGTCACTTTACAAGTAGTGGATCAGCATATTTCGGTATTTCATGATGTAATCCGAGAAGTTTTGTCCCAATTAGACTTGGAAAGCTCTATGTTATTTATGGAGCTTTTCAACGAAAAAATGGCAAAGCTTAAACAGCCTGTTGTAGATCAGTTGCCTAATACTGATATGAAATTGGCCGAAGCTAAACTTCTCAATGAAACTATTAATAAGAAGCTAAATAACGAATAATGACAACTACCAAGCACAAACCCTCTAATATTGATTTACCTTCTAACAAACAGTTGGAGAAGGTGGTATCTCCATATTCGGATCAAAAGATACTCGAATTATCAACCGACGAAAAGATCAAAAAATTGATGGAGTTTTTTGATCATTATGGTATTGATTATAGTAAGTTCAAGCCAGAATTTCGTTCCTTCATTGAGGGCAAGAGGGCCTATCCTAATTATGACCAGTATATTAATATTCCTGGCCAGCACGATATGAAGAAGTGGTTGGTAACAGTTAAGGATATCCACTATAAAAAGAAAGCTGGATTTGAGTTCAAGGATGCCGTTCGCCAGGCCACCCAAGGTTGGAAGAAAATGGAAATCTATGACTTCTTGAATTGGCTTAGGTTCCACGAAGAGGGTTCTCATATGAAATACAAATTTGCACAAGTCTGGTATGAAAATGGACAGCCGGGCTATTTCCTTCATATCAAACCAGATGCACAACCAGCTCCCGAACCCGCCGTGGATGGCAATGCCGTCAATGATGCGCGTGAAGAGGCAGAACGCCATGAAGAGAAGAGAAGTACGATTGAGAAACAACGTCAAAAGATTATTGGACGTTTGGACTCAGCGGAAAAACTTTTGCGTTCTCCTGAGGGGCAGCAATTTGCCGGAGTTGAATTAGAAAACCTAATGGAGGCCATTTATAGTCTCAAGAAAAAAGTTCAGCTCGTCAATAAATTGAGCGTCTCTACCCGCCTTTATGAGGATATGATTGTGCGTGAGGCTAACGTTCTTAGCCGTAAGGGTTTTACCAAAGCTGCTAATATGCTTTATTCAGTAGCGCAAACACCAGGGCAAGCTGGTCAAGACGCTACGGGCACCACTAATACTGGTGCTATGCCCCCTCCTGCACCACCAGCCGATCCCTCTGGCGCTGGTAATCCAGGTGCTCCAGGTGGTGCTCCCGCTACTGTTCCAGGTGTCCCTGATGTCAATACACCAGTAGGCCAAGATCAAAATAAAGATCAGCCGCCCGCAGCAGCTATTATGAGTGGCGGCAATGTGCCCACTGGCACCGCCGAATCTTCTCCTGCTTTGGTGCCACAAGAAGCGCCACAACCTAAGGGCATTTCCGAGTTTATTGAAAACATGAATGAAGGTAATAAGACGGAAGAGTCCAAGGCCGATGATTTAGAAGTCTTCGATCATTTGGAGGTTAGTGATCCAGAAGAAGAGCTGATGGTCTCAGAAGCTCAAGCAATACCTCCTGCGGCTCCTCCTGGCATTCCTCCTGCTGTTTTAGAAGATGTTCCAATTACAGATAATCCACCACCTTCTCGAGGCAATATGGCCAATCTTCCTCCTCCAAAAGCACCTGGTGATGCTCCTTCCGGTGCTCCCGATGATGAACCGTTGGAAGTATCTGAAAAAGATATTCCTCCATCAGGAGCGGAAACTCCGCCACCTGATACTTCTGAATTTGATGCTAAGATGGATGAAATGTTTTCCAGCGTGACTATCGCCGATATCGTGGCGGAATTGGAAGGCCTCGCCAAGATATTTAAGGTGAGAGAAATACCACGAAGAATATCTAGAGTAGATATGATGTTAAATGGTAAAGGTATGTCCTCCTTCTTTCCACAATTATCAGAAGCGCTTAGCAACGCCTTAGCTTCTAATCAATATGTGTCTACTCGTTTGGACGAAATACTTTCTAAACTACGTGCTTCTATGAATACCAAAGATATTGATTTAGAGGGCGGTCCAAAATCCGACTCTCCCGAAATCTCTGGTATTAAAGGTAAGTTAGAGCAAGATAGTGCCAAAGAAAAAGCACGCAAGCAGATGAGAAAAGATCAAGAAAACGTGGAAATGGAAGGTGGTAAGAAAGAAACTCCCCAAGTGGAAATGGGCGAATTGGCTCCACCTCCACCAGCTGGTGCTCCCGTTAAAGGGCCACCAGTTGCCAGACCTTTGGGCTAAACAAAGGATAAATGAAACTTCGAGAATTATTAGGGGTGTTGCAAAAAACAGCTACGGAAATTGGTGCTTCTACCCCAATGATTTGTGGCGGTGTTCCCAGAGATAAGCGTATGGGTAAGTTAGAAAACATTGCTGATTTAGATATTACCACCGGTGATAAATCAGTAGATTATCTCTCGCAAGAGTTTGCCATCAAACTCCGTCAAAACTATAATGTAACTAGAAAAACTATGGAAGATGGGCATAGCACTATCTTTGTGGGTAGCCTTAAAATGGATTTTTCTTCTAATTTTATGGTACACAATATCGATCACATTCTTAATCAAATAGGGATTGCTAATCCTACTAATATGCAACGAGAAATGTATTCAAGAGATCTAACTTGTAATGCACTATTGATGACATTAGATCTCAAAAAAATATTAGATCCAATTGGTCGTGGTTTCAAGGATATTGATAATAAGATAATAAATACTTGTTTGTCTCCCGAAATAACATTGACATCAAATAGAAATAGAGTTATTAGAATTATATATTTGGCTTGTAAGCTTGGATTCAATGTGGATAAGTCGATAGTGGAGTTTGTGAAAAAAAATCCACAAACGGCTAAAATTTCTACCGAAAAAGTTATGAATGAAAAAATTGATAAGGCTTTCGGTTATGATCCCGACCGTGCTAACTATTTGATTACGCAAATGAATTTGTGGGGATATATCCCTATTACCAAGACAGTATATCCATATTACACCA